TGTGAAAGGCTGGATACAATTGAGGGATCGTTTTTATTATCCTGTTATGAAAGAAGTGCATTTAAAATTCCTGACAGCTGGGAAAAGTATCAGATAAAAACAGTTAAATCGGCGGGGTTTAATAGATGTAAAAGTATAGAAACTGTATATAGAAAAGTAAGTAAGAAGGTGATGGAGCAGGGGTTATTGTTTACATAAATCAGTAAAAAAGGGATAATAAGTGGATAATAAAATACCTTTGAGTTATTATGGTGGGAAGTATAAAATATCTAAGAAACTAATTGAATTATTCCCCCCTCATACAACTTATTGTGAGCCTTTTTGTGGCGGAGCTTCTGTTTTCTGGAATAAACCAAAAAGTAAAATTGAGGCGCTTAATGATCATGATGAACGTCTGATAATTTTTTATAGATGTTTACAAGGGGGTTCTGAGGAGTTTTTAAGAAAAATTGAATATACCCCTTATAGTGAAGTCGAATATAGAAAAGCAAATCAAATTTTAAAGAATCATAAACAACACACACAAGTAGATGTTGCGTGGGCTATTTTTGTAAGCATGAATCAAGGTTTTTCAGGTATAGCAGGAGGGGGATGGGGCAGAAGCAAAAAAGATGAACGTAATGCATTAAATTTCTTAAACAAGAAAAAAATGTTGCAACAATTTATTAAAAGATTAGAAAAAGTTTATATTAGTTGTAGTGATGTAATTCAGTGTATAGATTATTGGGACTTTGAGGATACACTTTTTTATCTAGACCCGCCTTATCCCGAGACTGATCAAGGTCATTATTCTGGATATTTAATGCAGGATTTTAATATATTGTGTGAGAAGTTGAATACTATTAAAGGTTCTTTTTTATTATCCTGTTATGAAAAAGCAGCGATGAAAGTTCCTGATAATTGGGAGAAATATCAGATAAAAACAGTTAAATCGGTGGGGCCAAACAGATGTAAAAGTATAGAGACTGTATATAGAAAAGTAAATGAAAAGATGAAAAGACAAATTTTCTTTATATAGAAACAACAATAGATAGGAGGGAAAACATGTTTAAAAAATGGAAAGATATTGAAAATAGTTGTAAAGAGAAAATGATTAAAAAATTTTTTAATACGTATACTTTTGAAGATGAAATTTTTCAAGTGACAGAAAAAATTCATGGTAGTAATCTGTCAATTATCTTTTACCCTGACGGGCATAGAGAATATGCTAGACGTAGCGGAGTATTAAAAGATGAAAACTTTTATAATTATAAAGAAGCCTTTAAAAAAGAAAACAATCCTGACCTTTATATTTTTCTTAATGCGATTCAACAATTTGCAATAAAAAATGGACAGATAATACAACTTATAGGAGAGCTTTTTGGTAAAGGAGTACAAAAGGGAATTTATTATGGAGAGGGAATTTATTGGCGCTGGTTCGGTACATACGCAAACGAAGAATTTCTAGCAGTAGAAGATGAGGAGCTTTTGTTGAGTAAAATCGAGGATTTAGGATTTGATGTGTATCCGGATAAAATTAGAGTGCCGCTTCTCTGTTTATTTTCTAATATAAGTTCAGCTAAAGATTTTATAGATCAAGTAAAACAAATAGACTTGGAGAAAGATAGTTTATTAACTCCTCCAGGATATAACAAAAAGAACATAGCTGAAGGTGTTGTTATACGACCTTATAATCGAAATTATGCGATTAATCATCAATGGTTTCTTTTTAAATATAAGCATCCAAAATTTGAGGAAATTATAATGGGAAAAAATAAAGCAAAGAAGCCTAAAGTTAAGGTTTCAGAGAAAGTACAGAATATAGCTCAAGAAATGTGTAGATATGTAAATGAGAACAGGACAGAGAGCCTCTTTTCAAAAGAAGGAGAAATACAAGATGAAAAACAGATAGGAGAATATATCAAATTATATTTAGAAGATATATATAAAGATTGCCTTTTAGATTTAAAAGATTTAAAAAAAGAAGAAAAAAAGTATATTAATAAACAGATGACAAACTTGATAGTAAAGGAATTGAGAAGATGTTTATAGAAAATCTTACGATTGAGAACTATGGCGCATTAAAAAATGCGATGTTAGAATTTCAAAAAGGATTCAATATTCTTAGTGGTTCTAATGGGGCAGGGAAGTCACATATTATTAGAGCATTAGCATATCTCATTCTTAATCACAATGAAGGTAAAATTGAAGATGATTTAAATTGGCATAGTAATTCTTTTACTATCCAGACTAAGATTAAATATGGTGGGAAAGATTTTATAATTAAGAATCATTATGATGGAAAAAATGTATTGAAAGAGTTAATAATTTCCTCTAATGGAAATAAACAGCAGTACAGCGGAAATAAAGATGTAGTGGACGTACTTTCACAATATTTTGATCCTACTTATTCTAAACCGGCTCTTATAGCTTTTCAGGGTGAAATGGATGTAGTAACAGCAACTCCTGCTAAAAGACGAGAGAGTTTAAAAAATATTTACGATTTGAATTTTCAAAAAGAAATTCAGCAATTAGAAGATGAAAAAACGTCATTAGAATTAAAAGTACAGGAATTGGAAAAGCAGATAGCAATTCTTGAAAGTAAAAGCTATAATTTATATAAAAAAGAAAGACTCCCTTTTAATGAGAATACATATAAAGAAAAAGAAACAGATGTTAAAAAATTACAAAGTAAGAAACAATCTTTAGAAAATGAGATAAACGATTTTGAATCAAAATTACAAAATGTTAATCGATTTAAAAGTTTTTATGAAAGTAAAGAAAGAGAAATTAAAGAATTATTGGACAAGAAAGATATTTTGCAAAGTAAGATAAACGAATTAAAAAATGTTATAACTAATCCCAATTATAATGTAGTAGATAAATTAAAAAAACAAATAGATGATATTAAACTCGAAAGGATTAAAGAGGATTTCGATATAAATGTTCTTAATTCTAAAAAAGAAAAACTTTATGAAGAAAAAAATGAGCTTAAGAATATAAAAAAGAATATAGAATTGGTGGAAATGGGTAAGTGCCCGACTTGTGGAGCGGATTTTTCTAATGTCGATATAAATGATTATAAGAGACGTTATGAAGAAAAAGAAGAAATAGTAAGCGCCATTAATAAAGAAATAGAGGCTATTGAGAAAGATTATAAAACTTGGCAGGAGAAAAAGAAAAAAAACGATAGAAAGAAGGAATTAAAAAATAATTTAATTAATCAACTTAAATATGAAGAAAAGAAAATAGAAGATGTTATTAACAGTAGTAAAGAAAGTTTAGAAGAAAGAAGTAATGAATTAGTTAATGTTAATAAAAAAATAGAAGATTATGCCGAGGAAAAGGAAGTTTTAAAAAAAGATTTACAAAAGGAGCTTGATCAACTACCAGATGAAGCAGATATAGAATCTAAGAATAAGCAAATTGAGGATATAAAAAACAAAATTGATTTAATAAGCCGGGAAATTGAAGAATATAGAACAGTTCTTAATAAGAATAAATGGATAGAGGAAGAAAATAAAAAGATACTGAAACAAAAAGATGAGGATGAAAAATTAAAGCAAAAGATTAATAAAGATCATGATCATTTATTGAAAGAAGTAAACGAATATAAAAAATCTGTAGATATTCTAAAAAAGGATTTTCCTAATTATATAATAAACGAACTTAAAAGCGATATAGAAACAGGAATGAATGAAATACTGGATAAAGCATATAACGGAAGATATCATGTACAAATAAAAGAAAATCGCAGTGGACTTTCTATTGTATATGGAAACGATAAAGAAATAAAACTTGCAAGCGGAGCAGAAAAAAATTTATTTACCATAGGATTTAAGAATGCATTTACGAGGCTGGCAGGATTAAAGGTACTTTTGTTGGATGAATGCGATAACTTCATGGATGAAGATATAGCGAAAAAGACCTTTGATGTTCTTCAGAATCTTATAGAACAAGAAGCACTTAATCAGGTTATTCTTATTACTCATAAGCAGAGTGTTAAAGAATTACTGGAGGGTGATTATAGAGCTAGAGTTTTTGAAGTAAAAAATGGTGGGGCATTTTTACTTGAATGACAAATTTTTAAAATAACGATTCCGATAATACTCTTATGCTATATAGTGAATTTTTTAAAAAAAGTATATTTTTTTATTAAAAATTTGGATAAAGAAATATATATTAGACATATAAACGAATAAATTAAAGGAAGAAATGGTGAATATTAAAAAGCAAAAGTTGATAATGTTGAAAGGGCTCCCCGCATCTGGAAAAACTACTTGGGCAAAGGAACAAATTTTAAAAGCCAATGGATCAATAAAAAGAGTTAATAAAGACGATTTAAGAAAGATGATCGATATATCTCAATGGAGTAAAGAAAAAGAATTACATATCCTAAGGATTAGAGACACGATTATATATTATTACCTCAGTAACGGGTATTCAGTAATTGTAGATGATACAAATTTGAATCCATATCATGAACAACGACTCAGACGAATTGTAAGCGAGTATAATAGTAATGTCAGAGAGCATTCTGTTGAGTTTGAAGTTAATGATTCTTTCTGTGATGTTGATTATCGAGAATGTATTAAAAGAGATTTGATAAGAGGAAAAGAAGCGGTGGGAGAAAAGGTTATCATTAATATGTATAGAAAATATTTACATAAGGCACCCGTTCTTATTCCTTATAAAGTTGAATTACCCGACTGTATTTTAGTGGATGTTGATTGGACTCTTGCTATTCATGAATACCGTGATCCTTTTGATTATTATAAATGCACAGAAGATAAATTAAATACACCAATTGCATCTTTAATAAACGATATTCAAAATCGACATTCACTATCGTATACAATGATTGTAACAGGTAGAGAGAATATAAAGTATGAATCGGGAGTAACAGTTTGGGATTTAACAAGTGAATGGCTTAATAAAAATCATATTCGTTATGATAGAATTTTTATTAGAGAAGAAGGAGATCATAGACCTGATTGGATGGTAAAAAAAGAAATGTTTGAAAAGCATATTAAGGATAAATATAACGTGTTATATGTTATAGACGACAGAAGGCAAACTATAGACATGTGGCGTAAAGAGGGATTGACAGTACTTGATGTAGCTGGTCACGATTTTTAAATGAGGAAAAAAAATGAATCTATATTTACAGAATTTTTTAATTGAGCATCCCAACGATTGGAAGGAAATATTAAAAGAAAAACCTTATGCATTTAAAGTTATAGAGAAAGACGATTTAGTATTATTTAAATATAATCAGATAGACAGTGATTTTAATATTCCTTTAGTACAGGAGGCACGAGGAATTGTATTTGATAAAAGCGATTGGAGTGTTATTAAGCACCCTTTCCATAAATTTTTTAACTATGGAGAATCTAACGCAGCCGTTATCGATTGGGGATCAGCTAGTATACAAGAAAAAATTGATGGCTCTCTTATCGCATGTTATTTTTATAAAAATGAATGGATGATATCGACTAACGGAACTATCGATGCACGAGATGCAAGTTTACAGTTTCCCGTTCAATTAAATAAAAAGAAAAAAATAAACTCATTTTACGATCTTGTAGTTTATACACTAGAACAAATGTTTGGACGTGATTATATTTTTGGAGTTTTCCAGAATATAGATAAAAAGTCAACGCATCTTTTTGAAATAGCAACCCCAATTAATAGGATAGTTGTCCCCTATAAGGATTTTAAAATTTATTACTTATGTTCAAAGGTAAATAGTACAGGTATCGAATATTACAGTAAACCATTACTTGATAGATTCCCAATTCCGAAAGTATATTCATTTAATTCATTGGAAGATTGTGTTAAAGCAGCTAAAGAATTACAATATGATAGTGAGGGCTATGTAATAGTGGATAAAAACTGGAATCGTATTAAAATTAAGAGTCCAGCATATATAGCTGCGCATCATTTAAGAGGTGAAGATGTCGTAACAGATAAAAAATTACTCAATCTTATTCTTGCTAATGAAGGGAATGAATTTCTTACGTATTTCCCCGAGTTTAAAGATGCCTATAATAATTTATATAATAGACTTTTACAGTTAAAAACAAGAATGGGGGCGGATGCAAAAAAGCTTGAAGAGATGCAGAAAGGGAATAAATCAAGAAAAGAAATAGCTTTATGGGCTAATAAAGAGTGCGTTATACCTGCGTTTATATTTCAATTGCTTGATAAGAAAATTGAAAACATTGATAATTTTATATATAATAAATGTAAAGTAGAAAAACTTTTAGAGTATATAAAATAATATCTTATAGAGGGGGGGATATAAGATGAGAATATTTAATGACAGGGTATACGGATTAGAAACTTCTATTGTTGCTAGTGGATATCCGATGCGAGATGTAGTAAAAGAATTTACTCCTGTTCTTTTAGTTAAAGATTCTATAAGGGCTAGAAAACTTGGAAGATCTAAAAGTAATAGTGGGCATGACTGCTATTTAAAAGGTATCGTAGTGCAAGCCGATATAGAGTTTCCTCTGTATTGGCTTAAACAGTTTCAGCGATATCATTTCGTTGATATAGTATCAAGTCAATCAACAATGCATCGGATTCTTAGTATGAACATAAAAGAACATTGCAATAAGTGGGTAGATGAAGAAGTAATAGATATAGTGAACAAATGGATAACATTATACAATGATTTTGATAATAAATTACAAGAAATTAATAATAATGAAAGATTAACATTTAAAGAAGCATCTAATATACGCCCTCAAGATAAAATTTATATAGAGGACAAAAAAAAAGGGGGGGGGGGGTGATTGGTATTCTAAAGAAGATATTTATATGAAAATAATATCAAATTTGCCTAGCGGATTCCAGATGGTTATGCGTATTACTACTAATTATTTACAATTAAAAACTATTTACCGGCAGAGAAAAAATCACAAATTACCAGAATGGCGTATATTCTGTGATTGGATTTTATCATTGCCGGAATTTAAAGAATTAACAGGAGTTCCTTGATGTGGATACATAAATTTGTTTGGTATAAAATAACTTGTATTTTTAAAGAAGTAAAATGGTTTTTTCAAAAGTTGCTTAGGGGGTATGATGATTTGTACTTGCGGAATTTTTATTCTTCTTTTGTAAAAGAAGTATATCCTAAATTTAAAGCCTTTGCAGAAATGGAAAAACGGGGAATAGCAACATGTTATTTTGAAAATCCTAAAGAGACATGTCATGATGACGAGAGTTTTAAAATAGCTTTTAAAAATTATAATAGTGTATTGAAGAAAATACTATTTGCTTTTGAATGGGTATTATATGATAATGAGTTGTGTGATAAAAAATTTAAGAAATATTTTGAAGAGAAGTATGGTAATCCGTATGAAAAGATTGAATCAAATCGACATGAACCGTTAACATATACATTAATAAGTAATGATGGTACACGAAGGAAAGAGTATCTTTTTGATGATAAACCGTTTTATTATAATAGAAAAATGATAAAAGATTTTAATGATAAAGCTGAAGAGGGATTTAAACTTTTTGGAGAATATTTATTTACCTTTTGGGATTAAAAAATTTATAAAGGCGGTATACTGATGAATCAAAAAAACAGTGTAAAATTATTTAAGAGATTTACATTTTTTCATCCTGAAAAGAGGTTGACTGAAAGTCTTATGGCATTTGGATTTGAATGTGGGGATGGGTGGTTTAATATTATTTGGAATTTATGTGAGAAAATAGAAGAGGAACTTAAGAATCATTCAAGATTAGATGATTTTGTAGTGTTGCAAGTAAAAGAAAAATTTGGCATGTTACGATTTTATACAAATTTTGAAATTGGAAAAATGAGGAAATATATTGAAGAAGCTGAAAAAGAATCTGCTAATACATGTGAAATTTGTGGGAAAAAAGGAAAATTGAGAGATGATTTAGGCTGGATAGTTACGCTGTGCGATAAGCATTATAGTGAGAAATTAAACAAATGCTAAGAATTGTGGTATATGTTAATAAAGATAAAATAGACGAAATACGAATTCGTAATACAATGATTAAGAATGATAAAGGCGAAAATAAGTACATTTTAACTATGCCAAAAGGATACGGGAGTATTGAAGTATGGCATGATAGAATTAAGCCTTGGCATATACTTGTAGAAAAAGTGCTTTATGAATTGAATAAGACAAATTATAATAATATTATAAATAGAACGGCAGATAAAATAATTCGATATGTCAGGTATCAAGAAAACAATAAAAAAAATAAAGGGAATTGATATATTTACTAATATTTTGTGAATAAAGAAATTTATGAATATTTGTCTCCATACCTATCAGATGATAGTAGTATACTTTTAAAAGAAGGCTATCTAGATGATAATATTAATGATATTCTTGATTATTTACAAGTATTGCTTACAGATACGTCAATTCCTGATAACGTTAAAGCCTATAAACTTAGGAATCTATGGCAATTATTCTACAGGATAAGACCTCCTACGGTAGAAGAGTTTCTTACTCCAAAGTGGATAGGCGTAATCGCAGACAAGATATATCCACAAGTAAAGGAGGCATTTAAACAGTACATGCAGCCATTAAATGGAAAAAGGGTATTGGCGTTAAGCACCTGTATTGGATGGGGAAAAACGACCCTGTCTACACTTATAGCAACATATATTGTTGTTCATTTGCATTATATGAAAAATCCGAAACGATTTTTTAATCTCAATGAAATAGGGGCTATTGTAATTGCTCTTATGAGCTTCACACAAAGGAAGGTAAACCAGTTATTACTCCAGCCATTTTATACCTTGTTGAAATCTTCTCCAATGTTTGAAAGGGTATGGAGGGAGGACAGACTTGAAATTAAACAGAAAGAAATCGGTGATAAAAAAATAGCCTATACAAGTGCGGGTAGAATGGGCGCTTTCCAATTTAGTAGAGATATTCATATAACAATTGCAAGCAGTAGAGAAGATTTGCTCGGTATGAATATTATCTTAGGAATTGTTTCAGAAATTTCCTTTTGGATTAATCGTGGAATAGCTATTGAGGAGATTTGGGGGGCGTTTTCGGATATGAGAGAAAGAGTTAACTCACGATTTGCTCATCGATATTTAAGTGGAGTTATATTAGACAGCTCCCCATTAGATCTTTCTACATCCCCTATTGATAAGTGGATTTATGAGGGGGACGCTCAAACCGATCCTGAAGTACTCATCATAAATGCTAAGCATTGGGATATGTTTCCTGAAAAATACCCAAAGTGGCAGAAAACAAATCAAACTATTCCGGTTTTTAAAGGAGATGCAGCGAGGCCTCCAAAAGTATTAAATGATGAAGAGTATGAACGATATGCAAAAGAAGAGATAATAGAATTCCCGATTGATATGGTGGAAGCATTGAAAAACTCAACGGGGTTAAAAAGAGTAGTAGCTGATTTTGCAGGATGGCCTGCAGGAAGTCTTCCAAAGTTGATAGATGATAAAAGAGTGGTTGAAAATATTTTTACAAATAAACTTAATAATGTTTATACCTCTATTGTAGCGCCGGACGATAAAGACCCTGAAAAATTAATATGGTACAAAGTAAGGGACTTGTTCTTTATTAAATCAGGACGTTGTTATGAGTTTTATAGGGCCCCTCATGCATTACGTACAATTCATATTGATTTAGCTGAAAGCGGTGATATGGCTTGTATAAGCATGTGCCATTTAGAGATTGATATTGATTCGGGTTCAAATATTGTAGTAGGAGATTTTACGATACCAATATCCCCCGAAAAGTCTAAAATAAATCTTGACGCTGTATGCAATTTTATACTCGATTTAAAAAAAGAAGGGCATATAAGTTTTTATAAAGTTACTGCAGATCAATATCAAAGTAGTGCTCTTTTACAAAGATTAAAACGGAATAATATAGAAGTTGACAAATTATCAGTTGATAGAGATACCACTCCCTACAGAGTGGTTATTAGTTGGATATATAATAATAGAATCAGAATTGGAAGAAATGTTATTCTTAAGAATAATTTACTTTCACTTGTTGAAGTAAAAAATGAAAGGGGGAGAACAAAAATAGATCATACTAATGGTCGAATGGTGTATGAAGATAACGGTGATTGGAACAGATCATTAATGGGAATAAATGCAAAAGATGCAAGTGACAGTTTTGTTGGTAGTGCTTATACTCTTATAGCAGAACTTGAAAATTCTATTCCACAATACACTTGGAGAGATGAACAATCTTTACAAAGTGATCAAAATGATGAAGATGTAGTTGATATGCCTATATTAGAAGAGTTACGTAAGAAGTTTAATTATATTTACTCTGATAATTAAATTTTTTTATAAAAAAATTTATATTTTATATACGGGAGAGTTATGAAAGTAAATAAAGAAGGTAAAGAAATATTAGAAAGAATACATTTAATATCGGGAGTTAAAAAAGATGATGTAATTAGTGTATTGGAATCGTTATCGATTCTTATTGTTTTAAACTATCTTAATAATGATGATACTTATATCCCATTTATTGGAAATTGTCATTTAGAATATAAAGGTGATAAAGTAATAGATGGGAAAGCAGAAGCTGTAGTAAAATGTATCTTTAGTGTAGATGATTTTCTTCTCCGTAACATCGGCCAAATAGAAGATGGTATTTCGGTTGATGCAGAAAAAATTCTTAAAAGGAAGATTTACTCTACATTAGGCGAATATCTAAACAAGGAGTAATAATTAAAAATTTTTAAAGAAAAAGAGATACTTTTGAAAAATGAAACTACCGAAATTTAGACCTTGTGTAAAGTGTGATAACGGATACATATATAGTACAAATTCATTTAATGAACCTGTAGTTACAATTTGCTCATGTTTACAGAAATATCAGTATCAAATAAATCTGTTACAGAAATTAGAAAAAGCCAATATATTTCCTTCTCAATTTCTCTTGAAATATGATATAGATAACGATTATATCGGGCCTGATAAACAAGGTAATATACCAAAATTGAAAAAATTTATAAGGGAATTTAAGGACACTTTTTATGATAAAACTCTGTATATATACGGAAAAGTTGGAACTCAAAAAACAACAGTTGCTAATTGGATAGCAAAAGAGTTGATAGAGAAAGGCGTAAGTGTTTATTTTACTTTTTTAAATGATTTAATAAAAGAATTGCAAGAAAATACTTTTAGTGAACTTGATTTGGAAGATAAATACTATGATTGTGATTGTCTTATTATAGACAGAGCTTTTGGTAGGGATAAAGTTACCATTTATAAAAGTGGATATCAAATTCCGTTCTTAGATAATTTCCTTCGTAGAAGAATAGATCAATTAAATAAAGCAACTATTATTATATCAAATGATGCAATAGAGAATATATCTAAGAATGGATTTAACGAGGATATTCAAAGTTTGATCGAAAGAAAAACGAAACCGATTAAGTCAGTTTTTCTTTTTGAAGATTATTATGGAATTAAAGATGATTTTGGAACATTAAAGTTATGGGAATAATATGAACGAAAAAAGTATTGTTTATCTTGAACAAAATATATTATCGTGTTGTATTGAAAATCCTAGATATATTTTTGATATTGATAGTAAGTTTTTTTTATCCGAAGAAGGGGCTGAGTTATTTAAAACATTTAAGAATCTTTATATTCGGGATTTACCAATTAATAAAAGAAATATTTTAATTGATTTAAGCAAAAAAAATAAATCAATACAAGAAACTATTATTGATAGTTTATTTGATCTTAATGTTGAAAAAGATGAGTCAAATTTTCAAAAATACCTTAAAGATTTAAAAGAGCAACGATTTAAGTTTAATGTTATAAAACAAATAATTCCTAGTATGCTTAAAGAAAGCTCTAAAGCAGAGGTTTCAATTGGCGAAATAACCGAACTTGTTCAAAGTATACAAGAAGAACTTTATGAATTAAATAAGAAAGAAACAAAGTTGTATACTCCTGATCGTATGTTTAGTGATTATGAATTAACTTTGTATTCAAGGCAGGATACTGTATTTGATTATAGTACAGGCGATAGTTATTTAGATAGCATGCTATTAGAAAAATTCCAACCAGGAAGAATAACAACAATATTTGGCCCTAGCGGAGTGGGTAAAAGTGCTTTTGCCTTATTTCTTGTAAATAGACAGATGCATAAGATGATTCCTAGTATGTATTTCACTCTTGAAATGACGTACGAATCTACTATGGATAGATTAGTTGCACAAATATTAAATATTCCTGTAAAAGAACTATACCCACAAATATATAGTAGAGATAACATTGAAGAGGTAAATCATTCAATTATTCAACAGGTAAGAGAGTTAAAAGAAAGATTTAAAGATTCGCAATTTTTTGAGCTTATTGAAGAGGATTCTTTGTACATTCATAATATTGAATCACTGATACGGGATTTTAAAGTTAAAAGTAAAGTTGATTATGTAATCGTAACGATTGATTTGTTAACTATGTTAAAAGAATTTAACGAGGGAAGTAAAAGTAAAGCGGATAAATATGAAGATGCTATGAATTTATTACATGAGATGGCAAGAAGAAATAATGTTCATATAGTGGGGGTAGTGCAGGGAAGAAGACAGAATGAAAGAGTTAATATTACAAGCATAGATCAATTAGAAAGATTTAGACCCCAATCACAAGAAATAAAAAATTCGGGGGCTATTTATGAAAGATCACGAACAATATTGGGCATATTTAGAAAGAAGCACTTTGCTAATTTATATCTTCCAAATGATCCTAATACATCTATAATGCCAGATATAATGGAAATTGATATTTTAAAACAGAACATGGGGGCAACAGGACGTATAAACTATTTGTTTGAACCTGAAACATATAGATTTATGAAAATTGTAGATAATGTAGAAGAGATAGAAAATTCAGGAGAGGGAAATGAAGATATTAGTTAAAAAATTTTTAAAAAAAATTTATATTATAATTAAAGAAAAATCTTTTTAAGGAGTGTAAAAATGAATAATTTTAATTCTGTACAAGGACTTGATCTTAATCAAGTCAAACAAAGTATAGCGTTTCCTATTTCACGTATGGATTTAGTAACAGAAAATCCACATGAGGAAACAAAATTTCAACTAGTACGGAGGGAAGATACGGGGAGGAAGTTAGGTATTATTAGAAAAAATCATCCCACTATTCCATATCCGGATGTTATGGATTGGCTTACTGCTGAATTTGATAACGCTGAAGTAGTATATAAACTTCGAGATTCGGTAGTAAAAAATGATGGGTCATTATTTCAAGAATATCTTTTTGATTACAATATTGAACCGCCAGATGGTGAGGATATCTCCCCTCTTGTTATAGTAAAATCAAGTTACGTAGGCCCCCCGCTTGATATATACTTCGGCACCTATCGATTTGTGTGTAGTAATGGAGTAATAACAGGGGAAACAATTGAAAAAATTCACATTAATGCACGATCCTCCGATATTCTTAATTCATCTATTCGAGATGATATAAGAGTGTCCTTAGATAAATTTGAAAGAGTAGCGGGGCTGTATAAAAATCTTACTCATGAAAAATTTAATCCATATCTTAATGCAGTCATTGCCAATATGTATATTTCAACTGGAGTTAAGAAAGTAATTCTTAAAGAACTTCAAAAACAAGGCAGTGTTGAATTATTAAAAGAAAAAATTAAAGCTGAAGACTTTAATGAAAATTTTAGAGAAAATCTATTCAATATAATAAATGAAATTACCGCATGGGAATTTTACAATATTGTAACTAATATTGCCACAAGAAAGAGTAATACTGTAGCGGCTCGATTAGGAAATTACATAAATATTTCTAAGGTATTTAGAATTTAAATAGAATTGGGGATGCAATTGGTTCGACTGTTAAAATAACACGGGGAGAGATACGATGCTCTCCCCGTGCTTTAAAAGACGACTTTAACTAGGACGAGGGTTCAAGGCCCTCCATCTCCAAAAGTAGAGAAGTAATATGGTGTGTTTAGAGGATAAAGATAAAGATACTGCACTTACAAAAGTGGCGATAGGATTTACTCAAGCCGGCAATACTTTAGGAACTACTTCAGATATGGAGGAGTTAACATTGGAGGTGGAAAGTCAGTATGGCGATATTTCTAAGGGGGGACTTTTTTTTGTTCTAAGAACTAATACAGGATGGAGTTTTGATAATATTAACGATATTGAACAAACGATAAGAAAATTATGGAGTAAATTAAAAAATATAAAAATTTAAATTTTTAAATAAAAAATTGAACCACATACTAATATATTGTAAAAGGTGGTTTTTATGCTTAAGGCGATTGTAACAGGATCAAAAAATTTTAGTGATTATAAATTTCTCGAGGATATAATTGATGAAGTTTTATTTGAGATATACGTTTTTTCAAAAGGATTTAATTATGTTGAAATAGTGTCAGGAACATCTTCTAAAGGGGTTGACAGTCTTAGTGTACAGTATGCAAAGAGTAGAAATTATCAAATTAAACAATTTCCAGTACAATGGGATTTATATGGTAGAAGAGCGGGAATATTACGCAACAATGAAATGGCAAAGTATTTATACAGAAATATATACGAGCACAAAGGGCTTGGAATTTGTATATGTTTTTGGGATGAAAAAAGTAAAGGCACTGCCAATATGATTGATACTGCAAAGCAGTATAATATTCCTACTTATGTAATAAATTATAATTCCCTAGAATGGGATGAGGAGGAAATATAATGGGAGATAAGGTGAAACTTAATGAAAAAGAAATAACTCGAGAAGAATTAGAAAAAAAGAAAGAAGAGATCGCAAACATGTCAGGAGCTCGAATAGTTGAAGTCCGACCCGGAGAATTCAAGATTAGACTTTACGATTAATTTTTTTTTAAAAAGGAAATCAGAAAACATGGAAAAAAAAGAAGAAAAAAATAGAATAAAAAAATTTGAAAATGATCCGCCTAAAAATTTATATTCTAGACTTGCATATCGATACCTTTTTAATAGATTAAAGACGTATATTCGAATTGTTATGGTGCATAAAAAAACTGAAGAAGAAGCAAAAGCTGAAATATATCGACATCTTGTTCGCTATATGCTTAAAATACAAGAATGTATAGATCAATTTGAAAAGGATTTAGAAAATTTATTAGAGGATGGCGACAGAGTTTATTTTCCATTAGAAGAGGAATGTATAGAAAAGACGAATGGCAAAATTCAAATAGTTTCAGTTGGAAAAGATCAAATTCATAAATGGGTAAAAACTTATAAAAAAAATGAACAATAATAAAAAATTATCATAAAATGTATATATTAATATTAAAAATAAAACGGGGGTATCTAGAAATGAAAAGAACGTTAAATGAAATAACCGCAATCATTAAATTAAAGACCGATTTTGAAAAACTTAAAGCATTATTTATATTGTTGAATATCGATTTTGAAGTTGCTGGCAATAGTCTGCGCATAGAAAATAGAAGATTTGATTTTGGACCAAAAACTGGAGATTTAACTAATATTGAAGATTGTGAATGAAAAAAAGAAAGATAGGAGTTAAAATAATATGAAAAATAAAATTATCATATTCGGTGATGATCATATTCGATATGATGAGCCTTTCTTTAGCGCTAAAAAAGATTATTTTCAATGGGTAATACAGCAAGATTTTAATAATAAAGATAATATAGCAATTCATGTTGGGGATTTGTTTCATAGTAATCATCCAACTCCTCGTGAGTATGATTTAGCGTATTGGTTTTTACAAAAGTTAAGATTTTCTAAAGTATTTATTCTCTCGGGAAATGGTATACATGAATATAACAGAGTAAAAGAGACGTATGCTATAAAACCTCTTGATAGAATAGATAATGTAGAAATTATTATTAAACCACAGGAATCGAAGTTAGGTAATCTTAATATTTTATTCCTTCCATGGATTCCAAGTCGTTATTATAATGACATGACTATGAGGGAGTGGTATGAAGGTCTTCCAGAGAAAGAGTACGATTATATATTTGGACATTTTGCTCACAAAGAATTTTACGGAACTGAAATTGATATTTCCCAATTAAAAGGGAAAAAAAGAATGGGGCATATCCATGTGCCTGATGATGAGTATGTTGGAGTAAATACAATTACAAGAGCAGATGAAAAAGGAATACATTGCAGGCTTAATTGTATTGATATGTTTACAGGAGAGGAAGAACTTATCGAAATTCCCAAATTTTTAGACTATTATGAAGTAGAATACCCAAATAAATTGCCGGATAATATAGAAGCTCGATATTCGATATGGACGGTTACTAATGCTCCATCAAAAGAAAAAGCTGAACAGAAGTACAGTTACATTTATATAAAGAATATTGTTCTAGATAATAAAAGTTTGTCCAGGAGCAATAATAAAAATACTAATATAACAGGAAAAAAAGCGTCAATAAGGGAATATTTTGATTTCTTTATACAGGACTATGGAATAAGTAAAGAAATAGAAAAAAAATTAAGGAGTGTTATATGATTGACATAAAAATAAGAGACGTGGAATTAGAGTTAACAGAGAAAGAGGCCTGGAATTTATATGATAATTTAAGTAAATTTTTTAAGGAAAAAGAAATGGGAAGTTATAAAAATTTATCGGATACTTCAAAAGATAATGAATTAAAGGTGGATTTGGAATGTTGGGGAAGCTCGAAAAGTCCATCTGTAAATTTGTATATTAAATAGCAACTATTAAGAGGGGAGGCATTAAAAGTTATTTATGAAAGTATGTAGAGATTTTGAAGTAGGAAAGACAGCATATAGCTATAAATGTAAAATATGTGGATTAAACGAAGACCTTTACTATCACATGGACGAGGAAAGACCAAAGAGCTATCAATGTCCTATGTGTAAAACTAAAAATTCAATGTACAGAGTATATGGGAATAATAAAATTATTATTCCATTTCAATGGGGGACTACAGATAACGAGATAAAATTTGATAAAAGGCCGAGTAGAAGGAAACAATATTTTTGATAATTACTAATATGGTATGTATTAAGATTTAGTAAAAAAAAGAGGAAATATGGCAAATAATAGCATAATTGATAAGCTAAAAAGTATATTTAATATTTCCAGTGTAAAGACAAATAGTGGCAATCAGAAAAGGGTGCATCCAGGATATAGAGATGTTAAAACTGGGAAAATAAAACCGGTTAAGTTCCCCGACGACATATTACGTCTTTATGATTATTGGTTAAAGGATACATTTGAAACTTCATCTTCACTTAAAAATAGACTTGAAAGGTATGCGGCTTTATCTTATGCTTATTATAATAACACTATTTTTTCAAAAGCTGTTAATCTTTATGCCGATGAAACTGTACAAAGTGATGTAAATGATGAAATATTAAGCGTAGAGGCTGATAAAAAAGTAAAAAATTATATATATGATTTTCTAGATAAGTTGGGAGTTAGAGAAGGGCAGAAATTGTATGACGTGGCCCATAATTTGGTATTATATGGCGACTCCTTTTGGATAAACTCAATTGATTATAGAAAAGGAAGCGGTTATACAGATAGTACTCCTGTAAATGTAGAGGATATATCAGATAGAATTGAATTTAATGCATCTAATGTAGCAAAAGATCAGAGAAGAAACAATAAGTTTCTTATTCATATTCAAAAAGATACTCGTCTTAATATTATTTATAAAATGCTGCAAGATACGAAAGAAAATAATGATTATTCTCAATTTTTTAAATCTTATCTATTTGGTTTTTGGTTATCAAATAAAGTTTATTTGCCTCCTTGGAATGTTAGCCATTTTAGAATGTTTACTACTATGAATGAATTTGCTCCTTTCGGTAGACCTGTTATGATTAATTGTTTAGGCCCATATAGACAACTTCAAGCCGGGAAAAATCTTATGGCATTAGCAAGACCTTATAATTTCCCAATCAAAAAATTTGAAGTAAAAGTAGATGAAAATATGGATCAAGGAGATATATGGGAGGTTGTTGATGAAGCTAAAAGTGAGTATCACAACCTTGGTTATAGTGAAACTGATAAAGAACAGTTCGCTATGGGTGGTGAAGTGTGGCTTCCTCAAGGCCTTTTAAATATGGATAATATTGAAAGCAGAATGGATCTTGATGCTATTGCAGATATTGAAATGCTGCGAGATGATCTTATCATGGGTACGGATATTCCCAAGGGGTATCTAATAGTAGATAGGGCGAGCTTTGGTACAAGTGGTCAGGCTTTATTACGACAACATAAACCATTTGCACGTTCAGTGTTTAAGATCCAAACAGTTATTCTGGAACAAATTTCACAATTAATCCGTTTACAATTTGTAATTAGTAATGATTTTGATTATGATACGCCTTTTGAATTAAGTATGCCGTTTCCTGAAGTTGAGGAGAGTAGTGATAGATTAAGGATGAAGAGTGATACGCTTAGACTTGCCAAGGACGTACTAGATAACATAGGGGATGCAATAGGTCTTGAACGAGGAGAGGCGCTGCCTCCCGATGTTGTAAAAGCAGTGTTTTCACAAATTTCATTTCTGAATGATGATGATATAATAAAATGGATTGACGATACAATAAAAATGCAACAGCAAAAGCCTGATGAAGGAGAGGAGTCTAAAGACTATATGTTTGAAAGTAAAAAATTTGCAAATAGGAATAAGATACAGGAACGTTTGACTCCGAAAACAATACGTGAATGCTGGAATAAAGCTAGAAAAAATACAAGAATATATGAAAACATTAGTAACGACAGGCATCATTATAGCTCTTATAATATGAACCCCGATCATAGATTACAATTGGAACTTTTATCAATTGATCCTAAAAAATTAAAGGAAAAATATGGTATTAATAAGGAATAATTTTTAAATCTTTATACTAATATAATATATAAAGTATTTAATAGAGAAAAAACATTTTTAGGAGTTGAAATATGAGAGAACAAGATTACTTAGTAAGTACAAATGAATTCGCTTCATTAGATGAGCTTGCTGATGCTACCGTGAAATGGTTTCGGAGATATCGCCCTATGCATAGATTTGTAAATGCCTCTGCTAAATGGGCGAATAAAGAAAAAACCAAAGCGATTGTCTATTGTGGAGATAGCGGTCATGTGCATGAACTTGTTCTTAGAGAAAATCCTGAGATATCTTATGCTGACGCTACATTTTATGCCTGGTACCTAGTGAATGAAAGAGAAAAAGTAAGAAGAAAGAGAAATACAATTATTGAAATTCAAGAAAATATAGAAATTGATCAAGGAGATGAGATTATCATCCTTGAAAAAGGTGATAAAATAAGAATTCTTGATAAAAATAGATAGTTTTCCCCTTTTAAAGGAGTTGTTTTGATAAAAAACAAATTAGTGAGAGGATTAAATATACAATGGAAACACGACAAAAGCTGGTTGAAAGTTATGTAGTTAATGGATCTAATTTAAAAAAGATTCCCTTAACCGAGTCCACTAAAATTATAGAAAAAGATGGTAAAGAATATAAGTGTAGGGCGGCCTATGAATTGCCGGTGTGGCGGTTAGGAGAAAAGAATCTTAATGAACGTATCTACAGTAAAGAACTAGCCGAGAAGCTTATAAAAGAAAATCCCGTTACCTTAGGGTTAGCTAATCATCCTGAAAATGAAGCTGATGTTACTTATACTTTTGCAGTAGAGCGGAATCCGCATATCAAAGAAAATATTTTGTATGTAGATGCATATCTGGTAGGAGATAACGGGGAGTTGGCTAACGAGATTATCGAAGCGGGGGGAAATATTGGACTTAGTTCTAGTGCGTATGGAGATGTTGATAGTGAGGGGAGAGTACAACTTGAGGGATTTGAAATTGAAAGATTTTGCGATTGGGTAGAGATGCCTTCTTATGGAGTATATGCTGGAAAAGAAAATGCTATCGGATCAGAAAAAAATAAGGAAAGTTTTTCAAATTCTAATACTAATATAATAATAGAAAAAGAAGAAAAAGGTAAAAAGGAGAATAAAAATATGAGTACTGAAAATAAAGAAACTTCTAAAACTAAGAGCTTAGAAGAAAAGAATCTTAGATTAGGAGTAAGAAACCTTTTTAAAGAAGCTGAAAACAAGGAATCACTTCAAGAGAAACTCGAAGTTTATAAAGAGGTTATTGACTATTGTGGTGATTCAGAATTTGGTGAAGATTATGTAAAGAAAGCGGCTGAAAAAATTGAAGAAATTCAACAGGAATTATATGAGTTAGCAGATAAAGGAAAGGAAGTTGATGAACTTAAAGAGAACTCCGAAAAAACTCATAAAGAATTAGAAGAGAAAGTAGAAACCCTTGAAAAGGAAAAATCAGATCTTCAAGAACAGTATGAAATGGCAACACAGCTTCTTGATGATATGAAAACAAGAGAATCAAAAATTAAAGAAATGTATGAAATGGCAATAGCAGAGAAGAACGGAATGGTTTCTGCTGAGGAGTATCAAGAATTGGCGGTATATTTAAAAGGTAAAGAGGAGAAATTGGAAGAATTACTTGAGGAAAATAGAAGATTGAAGAAAAGAATAAGATTTTATATGCAGGAAACGATGAATCGTAATCGTGTGAAAGAAGTAAACGGAGATGAAAAAGAAGACGAGGATGAAGAAGATGAGGAAAGAGAGGAAGATAAAGATAAGAAAAAAGAATCTTCATTTGTAAGAAAAAGTAACAGAGAAGCTGACTATCGTTTTGTAAGAGATAATAAACAGGTAAGAGATTATTATGAGGATCTCTTGCTTGAAAATCCTAATGTGGAAAAAATTAAAGAAGAAATTCTTGGATGTGGTACCCTTTTTGAAGCACAGAAAAAGTATCTTAATTTAAAAGATTTGGTAGAGGATATTCCTAATCCAAATTCGATTAAAAGGTTGAGAATGAGCAATATTGAAGAGGAAGATAAGCAATTAAAAAATAGAAAAACGAGACTTACAATAAGAGAGGGGTGGGTATAAGCATGGAGATAAAAATGAAAGAAAAAGATAAGATTGATTTTGAGCAGGAAGTAATTGATGCATACTATGATTACAAAGAATATGAAGATTTAGAACGGGAAGATGCTATTATAGCTACTGCCAGACTTTTATTGATGAAGCCGAGCGATGTAGAAAAGATTCTTATTAAGAATAAAATATATGAAGACAAAAGAATCAGGGCAAAAAAGAAGAAAAGCCGACTTAAAAAAGTTTTGAATGAAGTATCAGATTTCCATGATTTTAAATCAAGAGTGTGGATAGAAGGTAAAAAATCTTTAGATTATTATGGAGATCTGGGAGACGTTTTAGAAGAAATTTTTAGAGACTTTACAGAAGAGGAAATTCGAAACAGTAGAAAAGAATGGGCTATTCTTTTTAGAGGAAGTGTAGTGGCATATATAGACTTTGAAGAAGTGCTAGATGCACTTGAATAATTAGAGAAATTAAATTATAAAAAATGAAACGAAAAAATTATACTTTTAATTTTTATTTACTAATACAATATATAGAGAAGAGAATAAAAGAAGGAGAATAAAAGTATGAGTATGGTAACAACTTCTGTAACAAACGGTGTTTCAATGGGATATGTCCATACGGTAACTGCTGCCGATGCAGCGAGTGGCGAAATTATATTTGATTTTCAGACAGATTATAACTTAGCTGCTGTGTTTATGGTAACAAATCCCGGAACAAGCGATCCTAATCAAAGTGCTCCAGTAGTTGATCTTGGCGATGCTGAAATATCTTACCCTGACGTGGGGCAGGTTAAGATTGCTAATGGTGATTCTACATTTACATTAACTGCTGGATATATGATTCATGTAATAGCTCAAAGACGGTCAAGTGCTGAATAAAAAGGAGGGAGATAAATGAAAGCAATAAAAAGAAAAAACGGCACACATGATACTTTTAAAGCTAAAAGAAAATCTATAATTATCGAAATTGATAAACCGGTTCGTATTCCTGATACTGATATCATTCTCACGAAAGGGGATAAAATAGAAGTACTTCATGAGGGGGTAGAACAAAGTATTTCTATTACAAATGATTGCACCAAAGGAACACTTAGTGTATATGAAAATGACGATGGGGGTCAGTTTGTATCGGGGAATATTGAAATATTTAATTGTCCAAGTGGGGGAAAAATTACCGCTGATGTAGTAAAAAAAGTCCTTGATTCGGTAGTTAGTGGATTGAAACTTCAAGCACCTGAATTTGAACTAGTTAGTGAAAAAAGAAATAATAATAACAGATCGGTTAAAGAATCAATTAGGGGAGATTACATATCATTTGATTATGCCGGGCATTCTTGGCTCTGGCCTGTTGAAGTAGATAAATATGGAGATATAGAACTTTCTCTTAATACAATTTCAAGTGAAGATGATTCGAGTGTTGTCTTGTCAGCAGATGATGTTATTGAATTGACTGACGAATATATTTATTTTGACGATGGAACAAATGTTCCTTATACTCTTGTAAATTTATAAAATTATAAAAAAAAACTTTTTAGAAAATTGTTACTAATATAATGTGGAGGATTAAAAATAATTCTTCACTTAACTATTTTCTTTTAAAAATAAAAGAAAATATAGAACTGTTTCTTTCAAATAAACGTTCAAAGTAAAAATTAAAAATCTCAAAAAAAGAAAGAAGAGGAGAAATTATTATGCGTAGGCAAATGAAGGAAGCCTTTCTCCGGGAGGAGCGAACTGTAGCACTTTCTGAAAGGAAAAGGCATGCAGATAGGCTCTTTGAGAAATGGCAGAAAAAAGCAGATATAGGCAAGAATATGGACAAGCTTATGGATACAAATCCAGAGAAAGCCCGTAACTTAGCCATTATTCTTGAGAATCAGGAGAATCACCTTAAAGCTCTTACTGAGACTCAAATCAGTAATGACTTTCAAACAACTCCTGAAAACGTACTAAGAATTGTACGTCTTGGATATCCGAACAGTATACGTGGAGAGATCTTTTTTGATTATCCTATGATTACTGCTCGTGATTCGATTTATTACCTTAGACCGGTATATTCTTCAACTGCAAGAGGTGCTACCGCTGGTACTGTAACTCACGAGTCTAGCGCTTGGAGATATGCAAATGAAGCTCAGGAGCAGATAATTGACCCTTCTGCGGAAGACTCCGATACTGATTATAGCGCTACTCTTAGCGGTTATCCTGTACGTCCTTATACCGTTATCGTAATGATAGACGATAAGCCAGTTGGTTCTGATGATGGTAGCGGGAATATAACTGGAAGCGGACTTAATCCTGCACTTACAAATAGTATTACCTATTCCACCGGAGCAATTACGTTGAACTTTACCCCTTCTGCTATTACAGGCGGTGAGGAGATCAAGGTGTACTACAGAACTGATACAGAAGATGAGACTAATGGAAGGGATTATATTAAATCTGTTGAGCTTCAGTTAACTGATTATCAGTTTAGAGCGCATCCTTATCCTTTATACGTAAGCTGGACTAAGATGGCAGAGCTTCTTCTTGGAACTACTCTTGATATCGATGCTGAAGAGGCGTTGATAGCAGGGGCTGGTGACGAATTGAAGAAAACATTGGACTTTATGGCTGTTAAGTTCGGATATAGGTACAGCGAGCAGAATGCTATAACTACATTTAATGCTGATTGGGCAACTGGAGGTGCAGATAGCGAAAAAGCTCATGCGCAGTCTCTTACTAAAGTTGCAAAACAAGCTGCTAACCAGATTTATTCTGAATTACAGCGCGGTGGGATTAGTGCATGGGTAGTTGGAAATGATGCATCGGCATTCCTGACTTTACACGATCAGTATACCTCTGATGGTGCACAACCTGAAATAGGTATTTATAGAGTAGGTACATGGATGGGGAAGCCGGTTTATCAAGCACCTACAGATGTTATTCCTACCAATGAAATGCTTGGTGTTTGGAGGAATCCAAATGCTGATGGTGGGGACTACAGTATAATCTTCGGAACACTGATACCGTTGTACCAGACACAGGTTTTAGAATATAAGGAAGGATATAGCGAAACCGGTCTTTTCCATTATGGAGATTGGAAAGCTATTAATCCTAAGTATCTAACTAGAGTTCAACTTCAAAATTTATAAAAGTTTAAAGCTTATTTGGGCACTCCTTAATAAAGCCTGTTCATTCGATTGGACAGGCTTTTTTTTTATTTTTTTTAAATTTTTAAGAAAAATTTCTTATATTAATATAAGGAGCTAATAAAATGAAGAATAAAAAAGAATGGCTTAACGAAGAAAATTTATATAACGATTTAAAATTTATATTATAGTATATCATATATTATTAACTCTCATATTTATAATGAATGTAAGAAAATATAAATTAAAGAAAGGATATATTAAAAATGATACCGATAAAAGATAAAGATAATAAAATCAAAAATATAAATCCCGATCGAGTTAAATGGTTTGGAACAGAAGTAAAGAGAGTATATAAAAAAGACGGAGATTTTAAACGGTTTGAATCACTCACATGGATTCAAACTTATAAAGGTGATAGATTTTACACCGATTTAAGTATTGGAAAATTAAAGAAACAGTTTAAATTCTTTCAAAGTGATAAAAAAGTTATTAAAGAATTAAAAAAAGGAAAGTTTGTGAAAGCGATTGAGTGGTGTTGTGAAACAGTAAAAGAGAGAGGAACAAAAATTCGAAATGATGAAATGAAACAAATACTTGAATCAATACGCCGGCATAGACCTTTCACATTAGATGGTAAATATCTATATTATTATATAGATGGAAGAGTATTTAAGGACTCTAGAAATGGGCGGCTGGTTTATGTAGATATTAAGAAAAATATACTTGTTAATGTGAATATAGATGGTAAACTCACCGCTAACAAAATAGAAGAGTGGATAATTAAATATAACAGTAAAAAATAACTCCTTTAATACTAATATAGTAAAGGAGTTTGTTAAATATGGCCATACTTTCAATTCCCGATAATATTTATGAAAGAATTTTAACTTGTATTGGGTATCCGATTATAAGTGAATCGGATATGGGGCTTACTAAAGATCAGATTTTAGACTTACTTATTCTCCCCCCTTTAAAAAATGTTTACTATAAATGGTTTCCAATACTTGAGAGAGAGGATTATAGCACTTCTGCTTCTTTTGAAATAGATTTTCCAGATGAACAAACCTTTGGGGTAGTTGATATTCGTCTTGTATGGCAAGGAGTTGGAGGAGCGGGTAGAACGGGTAATCCGCTTCTTGACCAATTTAATATCAGAATAAAAGGGCAAACTCGTAATAAATGGAATACAGGAAACGATTACGGGTATACTCAAGTTTATTACGCTGAACAGGCGTATAGCAGAGCAAGAATTCAAAATGTTAAAGCTTTAAAACAATGGGTAGATTATACAAATAGAAAAGTGAAGGGGTATACGAATGCTATCGGAAAAATATCTATTACCTGGGCTAAATGGGCAAATGATTGGAGCGGTGTACAATTCAAATTTGAAGAAGATGTTATCAAACTTTGTCAATCTTATGTACTTGGATATTTTGGAAGATTATTAAATCAAGGAACCGGTGATTTACCGACTGAGCTTACTGGAGATGATATGATAAGCAGGAGTGAAGATTTAGAAGAACAAATTATAGAAAAATTTAAACAATATAGCAAGGTTGTTATTTTGAGAGGATAGTGTGATAAGAATACTTGAAGTTAAGACAAACAGAGTAATTTTAAATTATTAAAATTAGAGAAAAAAGTTAGTTGATATGGGAGATTATACTATTAAAGAAGTACTTCAAATTACAGATAAATATTATCCAAATAGATTTACATATAAAGAACGTGATGTAGTAAAACGTATTGTTATAAAAGAAGTGAAAGAAGTACAACGACATGATATTCCTGGAGGCCCGAGAGTATATACGAAATATGTTATTGAAAGCAAATCATGGCCACAGTATTATCCTTATTTTACTAGAACAGATAGCAGAGGTAGACGTAGACGCTATCAAAGAAGTGTAGCTCATTATTATGATGTAATATTCGAAACGGATAGATTGAGCTTAAATACTAAGAAATGGGTGGGTAGAGTTGGCAGTGGAAAAAAGTGGAATGCTAGACCGCCACAATCGCAAATAAAAAGTTTATATCCTGAAACAAGGGAAAAATTTAGAAGAAGGGCTAGAGGTAATCAACAAGAATATAAGAGACTTGTAGAAAGACATAAAAGAAGTGCACCGTATCTTGATGTAGGCGATTATAATAGTAGAGTAAATGGAATTATGGGGGATTTTTGTTTTAGACAAGCTTGGGCATATTACACTCATGGCCATCTATTTGGAAGACAATATTATGGTAACGTACCTTCTTCAATTACAAATCCTAACGCTATTGTTTTTTTCGATAAACATCAATTAAATGTAATTGACCAACTTATGAGAAGAGGGATCTTAAAAGATGATTAAGATTATAAATTTTAAAGAAAAGATTTATGGAAATATGGCAATAGTTTTCCATAGAACTAGCGTTTCAGATTTAGTAAATAAAGTTTTTACAAGTGGATTTAAACCTGGTACAGGAGATAAATATGGAAGAGGATTTTATGCTACTTATGAACTTGAGTCACAAGAGCGACCAGAAATGAAGAAATATGGAACCTGGAAAAATGGAACTTGGAGAAATGGAGTCTGAAAAGACGGAACCTGGAAAAAAGGAATCTGGAAAGATGGGATTTGGGAAGACGGAGCTTGGGAAGGCGGGCAATGGGAAAAAGGAGTTTGGAAAAAAGGTACCTGGGAAAATGGGATTTGGGAGTATGGAACTTGGGAAAATGGAGATTGGAAAGATGGAATTTGGGAAAGTGGGGTGTGGAAAGGTGGAAAGATATGGAACCCTCAAACAAAAAAATATCAGTATAGTGACAAAAACCCTTATGATTGCGAATGGAGCTTGAGTTATTATAAAAGATAATAATATTTATGACATAAGGAGGGAGAGTAAAACGTGATTAAAATATTTAAAAACCTGAACCTTCTTGAAAAGAAAGATCACATTATAAGAAAAATGCCCAATTTGACTAGTGAGCAGAAGGAAGAACTAATAAACTTTTTCAATAGACACCCAAATTATGAAAATAGGGTCGATTGGAATAAGTGGAGAACTTTAACATACGAAGATTTTAAAGACATTCTTGAAATTGAATCCAAAACTCAAAGGAAGAAATCCGTTAAGACAAGAGGAATAAAAGGACTAAAAGAGGGTAAGGATTATATTCAATTGAAGAATTTGCCCGACGATATACAAGGATATATTCCTTTGAATTACGAGGCATCAAAATTTATTGCTTCTAGATATGTAGGAGGCATTGAAGGAAAATGGTGTACTGCATATCAAAAAACCGATAAATATTGGGAAGAATATAAAAGCTACGGGGTAATTTTTATATATTTAATCAAAGACAATGAAAAATATGCAATAGCTGTTTATCTCGACAATAAAACTTATGAAATTTATAATAAAGATGACGATAAAATTTCTTTTATAGAAGGCATTAATATTAAATCAGATATATTAAATGATCGAAATGTTTCTCTTTTTGAAAAAGTAAGAAAAGAAATCGGTTTTGAACATTGGATTACCAAAGCTGAAATATCAAAGGATGCTAAGTTTGAATATGGCGAATTTAGGCAAATAGTTTGGTTAGATGGGGCGTGGTATAAAGGGACTTGGTATAACGGAATTTGGAAAAATGGAATTTGGAAAAATGGAACTTGGGAAGATGGTTCTTGGAAGAGTGGAACTTGGAAGAGTGGAACTTGGAAGTTTGGAACTTGGGAAGATGGAATATGGGAAAATGGAAATTGGATAATGGGATTATGGGAAGATGGAATTTGGAAAGACGGAACTTGGAAAGATGGAACTTGGGAGGATGGAACATGGAAAAGTGGAATTTGGAACAAAGGGGGATGGACAAAAGGGATATGGGAAGACGGAATATGGAAAAATGGAATTTGGGGTGGAGGAACCTGGGAAAGTGGAATTTGGAAGGATGGATCTTGGATTAAGGGGACGTGGATTAATGGAACTTGGGAATTTGGAACTTGGTATAACGGAATTTGGAAAAACGGAACTTGGAAAGATGGAACTTGGATTGATGGGGAATGGAAAGACGGAATCTGGAAAGATGGAGTATGGAAAGGTGGAAAAATATGGGATCCTCAAATAGAAAAATATCAATATAGTGACAAAAACCCCTATGATTGTGAATGGAGCTTAAGTTATTACAAAGAACAATAGTATTTATATTATAAAGATGGTGGTTGAGGGGCATGATCAAAATATTTAAAAATTTAAACTTACTTGAAAAAAAAGATCATATTATAAGAAAAATACCTAATTTGACTAATGAGCAGAAGGAGGAGCTGATAAACTTTTTCGATAAACACCCAAATTACGAAAATAGAATTGATTGGAACAGGTGGAGGACTTTAACATACGAAGATTTTAAGGGTATTCTTGAAATTGAATCAAAGACTCAGAAAAAAAAATCCGTTAAGATAAGTGGAATAAAAGGACTAAAAGAGGGTGAGGATTATATTCAACTGAAAGGGTTGCCCGATGATACGCAAGGATACATACCTCTAAATTACGAGGCTTCAAAATTTATTGCTTCTAGATATGTAGGGGGTATCGAGGGGAGATGGTGTACAGCATATCAAAAAACTAGGGAATATTGGGAAAAATATACAAGTGAGAATATAATCTTAATTTATTTGATTAATAATAATACAAAATATGCAATAGCCGTTTATCCAAATAATAAAACTCATAAAATTTATGATAGTGATGACAACAAAATTTCTTATATTCCCGGTATTGATATTAACCGAGATATATTAAATAAAAGAAACATTTCTATTTTTGAAAAAATAAGAAGAGAAGTTGAAGACTATAAGCATTGGATTCATAAAGCTGAAATATCAAGAGACGCTAGATTCGAAATTGATAAAACAAATCAAGTAATTTGGTACAAAGGGACTTGGGTAGATGGGGTATGGGAAAGGGGAACTTGGATTAATGGGATTTGGTTTGATGGTTATTGGGCAAAAGGAGCTTGGAAGAATGGAATTTGGAGAGGGGGAACTTGGGAAAAAGGAACTTGGGAAGACGGAACCTGGGAAAAAGGAATTTGGTATGGCGGGACTTGGAAAGATGGAATTTGGGAACATGGAACTTGGAAAGATGGAACTTGGAAATATGGAACCTGGAAAAATGGAGTTTGGGAAAGTGGAACTTGGAAAGATGGAGTCTGGAAAAGCGGAACCTGGAAAAATGGAGCCTGGGAAAGCGGAACTTGGAAAGATGGAACCTGGAAGCTTGGAATCTGGGAACTTGGGACTTGGATTAATGGAACCTGGGAGTCTGGAACTTGGGAATATGGAACCTGGAAAGATGGAGTCTGGGAAGGTGGGGATTGGGACGATGGAAATTGGGAAAAGGGAGTATGGAAAGGTGGAAGGATATGGAATCCAGAAACAGGAAAATATCAATATAGCGATAAGAACCCAAACGAATGTGAATGGAGCTTAAGTTATTACAAAAGATAATAATATGGGGGAGTAAAACGTGATTAAAATATTTAAAAATCTGAACCTTCTTGAAAAAAAAGATCACATTATAAGAAAAATACCTAATTTGACTAGTGAACAGAAGGAGGAGCTAATAAATTTTTTCAATAAACACCCAAATTACGAGAACAGAATTGATTGGAATAAGTGGAAAACTTTAACATACGAAGATTTTAAAGACATTCTAGGGATTGAATCTAAGACTCAAAGGAAAAAATCCGTTAAGATAAGTGGAATAAAAGGATTAAAAGAGGGCGAGGATTATATTCAATTGAAGAATTTGCCTGACGATACGCAAGGATATATCCCTTTGAATTACGAGGCTTCAAAATTTATTGCTTCTAGATATGTAGGGGGTATCGAGGGGAAATGGTGTACAGCATACCAAAAAACTAGGGAATATTGGGAAGAATATAAAAGTGATAGGATAATTTTTATATATTTAATCAAAGACAATGAAAAATATGCAATAGCCGTTTATCCTGACAATAGAACTTATGAAGTTTATGATAAAAATGATAACAAAATTTCTTATATTCCCGGTATTGATATTAAACGAGATATATTAAATAAAAAAAATATTTCTATTTTTGAAAAAATAAAAAGAGAAGTTGAAGACTACAAGCATTGGATTTATAAAGTTAAAATATCAAAAGACGCTAGATTTGAAATTGATAAGACGAATCGGGTATTTTGGTATGAAGGGACTTGGATAGATGAGGTATGGGAAAGTGGAACCTGGAAAGATGGAACTTGGCTTGATGGTTATTGGACAGATGGAACTTGGGAGAATGGAACCTGGGAAAATGGTACTTGGGAATATGGAATCTGGGAAAATGGGGTTTGGAAAGACGGAATTTGGAAAGATGGAACTTGGTTGAAGGGGGTTTGGAAAGAGGGAATTTGGAAAAATGGAGTTTGGGAAAATGGAACTTGGGAAGATGGGACATGGGAGGATGGGTTTTGGGAAAATGGAATCTGGAAAGATGGAACTTGGAAAGATGGAACTTGGAAGGATGGAATCTGGAAAGACGGAGTGTGGAAAGGTGGAAAGATATGGAACCCTCAAACAAAAAAATATCAGTATAGTAACAAAAACCCCTATGATTGTGAATGGGGTTTAAGCTATTACAAGAAATAATAATACTTATATTATAAAAATGGGGGGTTGAGGGGCATGATCAAAATATTTAAAAATTTGAACCTTCTTGAAAAAAAAGATCACATTATAAGAAAAATGCCCAATTTAACTAGTGAACAGAAGGAAGAAATAATAAATTTTTTTAATAAGTGTCCAAATTACGAGAATGGAATTGATTGGAACGAGTGGGAAACTTTAATATATGAAGATTTTAAGAATATTCTTAAAATTGATCCCAGAATTCAAGGAAGGGAATTTGTTAAAATAAGCGGAATAAAAGAATTAAAGAGGGGTGATGATTATATTCAATTGAAGAAAGCCCCTAATAATGTGCAAGAATACACCCCCTTAGATTATAAAGCGTCAAAATTTATTATTTCTGAAAAAGAAATCGGTTTTGAGCATTGGATTACCAAAGCTGAAATATTAAAGGAGGCTAAATTTAAATTTGATGGGCCTACACAAATAATTTGGTTAAGTGGAACTTGGAAAAACGGAACTTGGAAAAACGGAACTTGGAAGGATGGGATTTGGGAAAACGGAACCTGGCAAACTGGAACTTGGGAAAATGGAACTTGGAAAAACGGAACTTGGGAAGACGGAATTTGGAAAAATGGAACTTGGAAATTTGGAACTTGGAAAGGTGGGGTTTGGAATGATGGGATTTGGGTAATGGGAATTTGGAAAGATGGAAATTGGAAAGATGGAGCATGGAAAGGCGGGGAGATATGGAATCTAGAAACAAGAAAATATGAATATAGCGATAAAAACCCATACGAATGTGAATGGAGTTTAAGTTATAGAAAGTTTCCATATCAATATTAAAAAGAGGTGTGTTGTGGAAATAATAAATGAAGAAGAATTTAGAATAGATTATAGCAATTTTTATATAGCATATAATAAAACTCAAGATTTATGGTATGCACGACATGAGAATGAAGATTTATATGAAGAAGATGTTATTATTGATATAGAAAATTTAAAAGATGAACCGGTGGAGCTATTTGATGGCTTTATACTTGATATACAAGAATTTAAAGAAATAGAGGGGCTAAAAAATACGATCATTTAGTACTAAGATATGAAAAGATAGATTAAGATGATGCTTGGTTAGAAAAATGATTACAATTTTTGAATTTTAAGAAAAAACTTATAGAGTTTAAGTTATAATAAAAAATAGATTAGAGAGATATGCGGTATAAAAGATGGTTAGAATATTCAAAAATTTAAATTTACTCGAAAAGAAAGATCATATTATAAGAAAAATGCCCAATTTGACTAGTGAACAAAAAGAAGAGCTGATAAATTTCTTTAGTAGGCATCCTAACTATGAAAATAGAATTGATTGGAATAAGTGGAAAACTTTAACATACGAAGATTTTAAAGACATTCTAGGAATTGAATCAAAGACTCAAAGAAAGAAATCTGTTAAGATAAGTGGAATAAAAGGATTAAAAGAGGGCAAGGATTATATTCAACTGAAAGGGTTGCCTGACGATATGCAAGGATACATTCCTTTAAACTATGAGGCATCAAAATTTATTGCCTCTAAATATGTAGGAGGCATCAAAGGAAAATGGTGCACAGCATATCGAAAAAGTAAGGAATATTGGGAAAAATATACAAGTAAGAGTATAATCTTAATTTATTTGATTGGTAATAATACAAAATATGCAATATCCGTTTATCTAGATAATAGAACTTATGAAATTTATGATAGTAAGGATAACAAAATTTCTTATATTCCCGGTATTGATATTAAACGAGATATATTAAATAAAAGAAATATTTTTATTTTTGAAAAAATAAGAAGAGAAGTTGAAGACTACAAGCATTGGATTTATAAAGTTAAAATATTAAAAGGCGCTAGATTTGAAATTGATAAGACAAATCAAGTAATTTGGTATAAAGGAATTTGGATAGATGGAGTATGGGAAAGGGGAACTTGGGTTAATGGAGTTTGGCTTGATGGTTATTGGACAGATGGAACTTGGGAAGACGGAACTTGGAAAGAGGGGACTTGGGAAAAGGGAACCTGGAAAGACGGAACCTGGGAAAAAGGAATTTGGTATGGCGGGATTTGGAAAGATGGGATCTGGGAATTTGGAACTTGGAAAGATGGAACTTGGAAAGGGGGGACTTGGGAAAAGGGTACTTGGGAAGACGGAACTTGGGAAGATGGCTTCTGGGAAAACGGAACTTGGGAAGATGGGACTTGGCTGGAGGGGGTTTGGAAAGATGGAACTTGGGAAGACGGAACTTGGGAAGATGGAACTTGGAAATATGGAGTCTGGGAAGGTGGAGTTTGGAAAGATGGAATTTGGGAAAGTGGAGTGTGGGAAGGTGGAAAGATATGGAACCTGAAAACAAAAAAATATAAATATAGCGATAAGAACCCATACGAATGTGAATGGAGTTTGAGTTATTACAAAAGATAATAATATTTATGGCGTAAAAAGGGAGAATAAAAGATGATTAGAATATTTAAAAATTTAAACTTACTTGAAAAAAAAGATCATATTATAAGAAAGATGCCCAATTTGACTAGTGAGCAGAAGGAAGAGCTAATAAACTTTTTCAACAAACATCCAAATTATGAAAACAGGATTGATTGGAACAAATGGAAAACTTTAACTTATGATGATTTTAAAAATGTTCTAGGGATTGAATCTAAAACTCAGAGAAAAAAATCTGTCAAAACAAAAGGAATACGGGGATTAAAGGAAGGCGAGGATTATGTTCAATTAAAAGAACTTCCAAATAATGTAGAGGCATATATTCCTTTAAATTATGAGGCTTCAAAATTTATTGCCTCCAAATATGTAGGGGGTATCGAGGGAAAATGGTGTACTGCATATCAAAAAACCGATGAGTATTGGAAGAAATATACAAATGAGAGTATAATCTTAATTTATTTAATTAGTAATGATACAAAATATGCAATAGCCGTTTATCCAAATAATAAAACTCATAAAATTTATGATAGTGATGATAACAAAATTTCTTATATCCCTGATATTTATATTAACCGAGATATATTAAATAAAAGAAACATTTCTATTTTTGAAAAAATAAGAAGAGAAGTTGAAGATTATAAGCATTGGGTTCATAAAGCTGAAATATCGAAAGACGCCAAATTCGAAATTGATAAGACAAATCAAGTAATTTGGTACAAAGGGGTTTGGATAGATGGATTATGGGAAAGGGGAACCTGGAAAGATGGAACTTGGGAATATGGAATCTGGAAAGATGGTATCTGGGAAAAAGGAATCTGGAAAGATGGTATTTGGGAAGACGGAACTTGGAAATTTGGAACTTGGGTATACGGAATTTGGATAGATGGAACTTGGGAAAACGGAACTTGGAAGAAGGGAACCTGGGAAGATGGAGTCTGGGAAACCGGAACTTGGGCGAAAGGAACTTGGGAAGATGGAATCTGGAAAGATGGGGTTTGGAAAGATGGAACCTGGGAGTCTGGAACTTGGGAATATGGAACCTGGAAAGATGGCATCTGGGAAGGTGGGGATTGGGACGATGGAAATTGGGAAAAGGGAGTATGGAAAGGTGGAAGGATATGGAGTTCAAAAACAGAAAGATATGAATATAGTGTAAAAAATCCTTATGACTGTAAATGGAGTTTAAGCTATAAAAAACGTTAGATTGTAAATAATTAAAGTTTTATTTGCTTAATTACTAATATAATAGAACGAATGGGAAATAGTATGGAAAATAAAAAGATAATAGAAGAATTCAACAGGCTTCTTAAAGTAAGACTCTATAAGCAAGGAGAAAATCAGTGGCGCCTTGTACCGGTGCAAAAACGTGATGGTACACAAATTAGAAGAGGAGAAATTATATTCAGAGGAGATGAAGAAAAGCTTAAATTACTTCTCCGTAGATTAAAAGCTAAAGATAATGAAACCGATCCGCCGTCGGTAAAGAATAGAACATATCAACAAATGATAGACGGAGCAAAGGATAAAAGCGATCCGTGGATTTGGATCGAACTAAAAGATTGGAATAAATATAGAAATAATAATAAGATAACTACTATGGAAAATTATAAAACTTTAAATCTTGAAATTAATAAACCGGTAAAAATAGAACAGAAAGACGGGGCTCTTATTTTAGAGAGAGGGGATAAAATACGTATATTACAATAAAACAGAATACATAGGTGGATAATATTAATAATGAAAGCTATATTTAAAGTTTATGAACAAGAGACATTGGAGAATTATTTTAAAAAAGAACTAACATGGACTCTTTCAGAAAAGTTAGAATATAATATTGCTATACAGAATCAAACAAAAATCATAAATTTTAGCGATATTGATAATATAAAACTTATACTTTTTTCAAGTACAAATAATGAAATATTTAAAGTAAGAATTAGCACTTCTACAGATACTATAACATTTACAGTAGATGATATATTCTTATTTACCCCGACCGACTTAATGATAAATAGTATAACAGAAATAGCATTGGTTGAGGAATTGGGCAATGAAGTAGAGGTAAAAACGATATTTTATGGAGAATTACAAGAAAGCTAAATTATAAAAAAGGATTATAATATGACAGATATTGAAATTTTTTTACAAAGAAACATGGACAGGATGGATAGGGACACGTTGATAGGGGTGATGGCCGATAAATTTAATTTGAGCTTGGAACAAGCAGAAGAAATAATTATGGAAAGGGAAAAAATAAGAAAAAAAGAATCCCTTATAACAGTAACAAGATCTTTTTTAATAGAGACGAATAATATAGTTTTTGCTTTAGAAAAAGGGGATAAAATTAATATATTACATAGAGTTGAGTAATGCCATTACCAGAACCAAGAAAAGATGAAAGTAAACAAGATTTTATTAGTAGATGTGCAGGAGACAGCACAATGAATAGTGAGTTTCCTGATCAAAAACAAAGACTTGCGGTTTGTTATAGTCAATGGAAAAAACAAAAAAAAGAAGAAATTATAAAACAAATAGAAAAGAAAAAAGAGAATGTAATTGAAATAACTAGACCGGTGAAAATAGAACAAAAAAATAAGATTATTTTCTTAGAAAAAGGGGATAAGATTACACTATTAGAAGTGTCTCCTTTAAGAGAGTTTAATAATTTTTTTATAGAAGCAAGTATTTCAAGTGATGCAATAATCGAATGGGATCAAAGGAATGATACCCCAACCTGGAAGAGGGGAATTTGGGGAAGTGGAACATGGAAAGAAGGAGATTGGGAAAATGGAACTTGGAAAGATGGAACTTGGAAAGATGGAACTTGGGAACTTGGAATTTGGGAGAGGGGGACTTGGGAAGATGGTATTTGGGAAAGCGGTATTTGGAAAAGTGGGACTTGGAAAGATGGTACTTGGAAAGGTGGAACTTGGATAAAAGGAACCTGGGAATTCGGAACTTGGATAGAAGGAACCTGGAGAAAGGGTACTTGGAAAAATGGAGTTTGGAAGTATGGAACTTGGTATGGTGGGATTTGGGAAGATGGAATTTGGATGTATGGAGTTTGGAATGATGGAATCTGGAAAAATGGGACTTGGAAAGATGGAACCTGGGAAAATGGAACTTGGTTATACGGAACATGGGAAAGCGGAACTTGGAAAGATGGAACTTGGGAAAATGGAACTTGGAAAGATGGAACTTGGATCGACGGGGTATGGATAGACGGAATTTGGGAAGGTGGAGTATGGAAAGGTGGGAAAATATGGAATCCTAAAATAAGAAATTATGAATATAGCAACAAAAATCCATACGAATGTGAATGGAGTTTAAGTTATATGAAGAGGTGATTGTTATTATGAATAAGAAAATAAAAAAAATTTCTCCATACGTACAAGAACTCGTAAAATTGACTGGCAAAAAGGTAAGTGAAATAGAAAAACTTTGGGATAAAGCAAAAAAAATTGCAAAAGATATGTACGGAATCGAAGAAAAAGATTTTAAAGAAACGCATTATAGATTTATGGTTGATACAGTAAAAAACATGCTGGGATTTAATGAAAATAAGTCTCTTGTTGTTGAATTTATAAATTCAGAAAAATCAGCTAAAGAATTTATTCAAGAAGCTATTACTACAACAAGTGATTTTCCCCAACTTTGGAAAAGCCATATTAAATCGGAAGAAGATGAAGATGATGAAATAAATGTTGGTGAAGAAATAGATAAAATTGTTAAACAAACAGAAATCGAAGATAATTATAATGACGGGTCAAATAAAAAAATAGTGTATGATATAGAACAATTAAAGAAATTTCCTATTGAGGAAGTATATAAAATAGAGGAAGGTATCACGATGGAAATTAAGCTGCCCAATGGAAAGCGAAAATATATTAAAGCGGAGTCGATAGAAAAAGCAAAAGAAGAAGGATGGTGTATAGGGGATTAGTTTAAAAAAATGTAAAAAAAGTATATATTAATAATATGAAAAACACACTTGAAAAATATGTAGAATTTGTACAAGAGCAAATTCAAAAGTATCACAGATACTCCCAACTTATAAATTATGATGCCGGGGAAATAAATCCTGAAGCAATTAATACAGCACTTGCTCAATATAATGACATATTACTTATGCTTATCTCAGAATACAATAGATTAAAAGCGGATGCGCATGATGTTGAGGTTGAATATCAAATATGGTGGGATGATAAATTTACTTCTATGCGTAGGCAATTAAACCCACCGGATATTGTTGCCTCTAAATGGCTTTCTAAGAGTGAAATAGAATCAGAAACTCGAGCTCAGTATTCTAAAGAATATAGAGAATGGCAAGATAAATTATTTCAAGCACAACAGAAGAAAGCTTTTTTAGGACAATTATTGGACTCATGGAAAAAAATGGATTCAATTCTTATCACAATTAGTACAAATCTAAGAGCAGAAATGCGTTCTCTATCACTTGATAATAGACTGATGTATAAAAAAGAAGAATTAGCGAGCTCTTCCACTCCAATAAGACGGGAAAAAATCATTAAAAAATAATTGTAAACCTATTACTAATATACTATAGACATTAGAAATAGGTTAGCTTAGTGGGGTATCAAGATAAAATTTCCTCTACATTTGCGCAATGGACTCGCAATATAAACGATTATAAAATCCAGCAAAGTGGATTTGAAGGTCAAGTTATTCGTCTTAAGACAACAGCAAACATGTACGGGGACGAAACAGAGTGGGAAATAGTTTCTCATGACATTGTAACTGTTTCACTTTCTATTCCAGGTGAGATTCCTTTAACAAGATTGCGAAAGGACGTAACTGAAGAAGTTCCAGAAATTAAAAATGTTTTTCTTTACGATATATTGCCTATTACAGGCAGTTCACGTTTTGAAGATAATATAGAGAAAGATGATTTACTTATACATAAAATATATACTGAAAGGGAAAAAGATTCATACTATCTTGTACTTAAAGTATCTGAAATTCAAGGGAATATATCAATTAAGCAACTTATTAGAAAATCTTTTTCTTGTGCTCCATATAATGGATCCCTTCCACAAAAGGTACAAGATATTATCGATAGTTATATAGAAGATGAGGATAAAATATAATGACTACAGGGGAAAAATTAAAAAAAAATTTAGGTCTTGAAAAATTAAAATATGTTAAAATAAGTAGGGCAGTTTTGTCTTCGTATAGAATTTTATTTGTTTGGTACGATAGTTACAGGCCTACAATGCCTATAACCAATCACAGAATAAAAAAGTTTCCGTGGATAGCTCATATTTTTCATGGAACCGACTTATACCACAATACAAATAAAATAACAGTTTTTACTCCAGCTATTAATATAGAGGATTATAATGGTGCTATTAGAGGGTCACTAATTATTCCTGTTAATCTAGCGGGGGATAGATTTATTAATAAGAAACAATTTACAAAAATTTTTGAAAGTAAATTGAATGAGAAGTTTGTTGATTATATCAAAAGCGTATTCAATAATAAAGAGTATACAATTTATGTAAACCCCACTGCTAAAGAAGTAAAAGAAATACATAAAGAAGACCCTGATAATCCGGGAATGCGGGGCATATTCCTTTCAAATATTAATAAAGTATTCGTTGCTAATTCAAATTTGTTACATAAAAGTATAAAAAACTATTTAGAAAAGCTTTATTCTCCTCTTAATCTTAATGAATATGGATTATATTTCACAACTGATAGCAGAATAGAAACAATAATAATAGAATGTATAAGCGATGACGCATTTAAAGAATTTGTATCTAGTGATTTTTATAATAAATTTCTTTTAAATTATGAAATCGAGTTAAAAGAAGTGCTACTTGAGAAACAATCTATATTACTTGGAGAGAGGGCTTTAAAAGAATTTGTAACACTTAATGATTTAAAAAGTGTTGATACTATTAGTAATTTTACACAAGTATGGAGAAAAGATAGGAATCGAGTTATGGGCGCAGAGAATATAACTGCTAAACTTATTGATTGTGTTATAGATGAAGCTGATAGAAGTGTTACATTTCAATTTCTTACTGAAGCGACAGAATTGGGGAATAAAGAACCAAACGATAATATAAATAGCCCATACAGATTTTATCCGGGGCCTAAAGGGGAAGTTGATCCCGAGACTTTTAAAATAAAGCGTAATAGAAGCAGAACGTATGAAATACAAATTAAAATACTTGAATTTTTTGATTGGCTAGATGCATTTGAAGGTGAAAAAATAGGACGAAAAGAAATAAATGAAATTTTAGAAGTAAGTAATGTACAAATATTTAGTACAAGCCCATCTTTTCATTGGCAAGGGATGAATTATAATCTTTCTCAAATAGATGCAAGTATATATCCAACTGACATTCCAAATTCAGTATGGGGGCCACGACATGGCGATCCTAGTGGATATTTTCTTGACAAACACACTTATGGATTACTAAGACAAATTTCATTTTTTGCACAACAAATGGGAAGTATGTTAACTGGTAAACTTCAAAGAAGAGGGCTAATATAATATTTTAAGATTTTTTTACTAAAATATCATAGGAATATAATATTTAAAATTGTTATAATAGAGAGGATAAGAATAATGATCAATATTATAAGAGAAATTAGATTTAGCAAATACTTTCCTTTTGTGGTTAATAAAGATTCGTTGAAACATTTTCAAGCAAATTTTAAACTAGATCCGTCTATTGTACAGATACAAAATGACGAAGGCGAATGGGTGAGCTTAGATACTATAATAGATAAAGAAAAAGGGCTGAAATATACTGTAGATATTAAAAAGGTGTCTGGAGGCAAACGAGTACCGGTTAATCGAGGTAATATTATAGACGAGATAAAAGTTTTTGTACATGTAGTTACTTTTTCAAATGATTTTACAACTATGAGGAATTTAAAAGGCAATTTTGGCATTATGGTTTTTTCAACTGTTGCCAGAATTTTAATAGAGTTTCAAAAGAGGTATTCAACGCAATTTCAATGTTTTACATTTACTCCAGCACATCCTAAATTAGAAGGTGTTTATGAAATATTAGCTAGAGAATCCGAAAAACAAGGAGACCTGGTATATATAAATAGTAATATTGGAAGATCATCAAAAAAATGGTATTTATTAAATAAGAAACTTTGGAAAAAATATACACAAATTAAAGGAGTTTAATTATGAGATTTATAACACGAGAGATAAGATCTCTAGCGAAGATTCATCCTAGAAGGATTGATGAAGCTTTTCAAGTTCATTCGTTAAAAAAAGCAGCTAAGAATATATTCAGTTATCTAGGTAAAAAGGTAGGTTGGCGAGAACTTGTTGGTATATCTGAAGATATAATGGTTCCAACATATTATTCGTTAACAGGTATAGGTAATTTTGTAGGATTTGAAGCATATCTTACTTCTGGTGGAAAAATAAGATTGGATTTTTCTATTAAAGATGGATCAGGAAAAGTATATTCAGTATCGTGGTTTGAAAAACCTGCTAGAAAAGCAACTAAATATATTAAAATTCCCCCGCAATTTAACATAGTTGAAGTGTTAGATCATGTAATTGTCGCATTAACTGGTGAATATAGTCAATTGTTTTCAGAATCTATTTCTTTCAGAGAAAGAGTTAGAAAATTTGATTTTGTAAGAGAGTGGTTGACGAACACTCCAGATAAAGGACGAATCTATAGTGAAATTAAGAGAAGAGGAACCGATTGGGACGGTTTATTAGTTCAATATTATGAATATCACGAGTCTAAAGGGCAACCGCGTTCTAAAGTGAGCTTAAATAAAGTAACTTTTCAAGTTTATTGTAGTAAAATTTTCAAGGAGGAGGGGCAAGAAAATTTAAGTAATAGTATACCTCATGTAAATGTTTCGGCTGGGGTAGAAGAACAAGCGGTTAGTAGCGATGTTGAGTCAGAAAACCTATTCCAAAATGAGCTTTTAGAAAATGAGCATATTGAAAAATTTGAGTATTTAAAATTTCAATTATATAATATTAAAAACGGGGATCCGAATACGTTATCTTTATATATTTATGGGAGAGGTGGAATTGGAAAAAGCTACTGGGCAAAAAAGATATTAGGCGATTTACCCAATACTTATTATACTAAAGGCAAGATAAAAGGATATCAAGGCCTTCTTCAATTGCTCTACGATCATAAAGATAATGAAATATTGATATTAGATGATATAATTAGCAAAGAGGATATGAAAAATACCACAATTGAAAACATTTTAAAAGCTGTACTAGATCCAGAACCTCCTAGACGAGTAAAAGTTGAAAGAAGGATACCTAGTTCAGAAATAAGTTCTGCAGAAGCTCCGATATCAGGTGAAGAGGACATAGTTGATTTTACATCTGAACAAGGAATAATTGTTGAAGATAATTTATATAATTTTGAATTTAATTCAAGAGTAGTTTTTATTACAAATTATCCTGAAAAACCGCAAGCCTTTGGTGACCGTGTTTTAAGTATATCTATGTTATTTTCTGATACGCAAGTGGCCGATATTATAAAAAACGTTTTGGATAAAATTGAACCCGTAGATGTAGGAATAGAGAATAAACAATTTATTCTAAATTGGTTGCAAGAAAGATATAGAGGAAGACGTAAATTACAACAATTGAGTTTTCGTGTTTTTCAAAAGGTGTTGAGCATATATATGGGTGCTAAACATCTGGGTGGGAATAAATGGCAGAAATGGGCTTTTTATGAATTAGCTTCATAAAATCAAAGAGAAAAAAAGTGAAAAGAAAATTAGAAATTTATATGTATAGTAACAACTGGGTTTTTGATGAACCAGGGGTTTGTGAAAAAGAACCGTTTGTTATGGGCAGTTCAGAAATTATAACAAATGTAGCAAAGAAAAAAGGTATTAAAAATTTACGAGAGAAAGTTTTGTTACTTATATTTAGCGATTCTCCTTTTCAAGGGGCAGATTGTAAATTATTTTGGGATGGTGAATCTTTAAATGGTAATTGGTATGTCAACTCTGAAACAAATGAAAAAGGATGGCTATGTCCGGTGTTATTATATTATTTTAATAAAGCACCAGAGAATATTTATTTTTCTGTAGAAGAAAAAATAAATTGTTATTAGCAAACAAGGGGATTGATTGATGATCATTATAAGAAAATTAAATGAATATTTATCAGGATTTGATTATCGTCTTCCTGATGACCCCGAATTGATTTTATACGATTTCTATTTCTTAACTACTTACGGGAACGATATAGAAACAAATATGCCTGAGGCGGACTTCGCAATAAAGGAGGCTTCTGATAAAATTGTAGAGAGTCTTCATGCCCACATGTTAAAGGCAGTAAAATATGCGCTATGTAGTGAAATTAGACATATTTTCGATGGATTAAGAGATATTGAATCTCTTGAAGAATTAGCAAAAATGGATAAAAAAATAAATAGATTTGTTAATTCATATTCTAGAAATTATGAATTAAGTACTGGTATTGATCTTACGAATCGAGAACTTCGAGGTGTACTTACAAAAGAAACAGAATCAAGCAGACTAGCCTCTTATGAAGCTATTATTGAAACACAAAAAGAATTAAATATGACAAATATGGAATTGGCTAAAATTTTTAGTAGCCTGTTTTTAGAATTAGATTGGAAACGTGATTACGGGGGAAGAGCTTGGGATATGATAGTTGATGGATATAAAATGCTTCTGAAAGCTAAGAGGAAAAATGAAAAAATCATTGCCATCGATCACACTTATGATTTACAGCATAATACTGATACGGTTTTTAATAAACTGCAGATATACTATAAAGATAGCTCTGGATATGGGTGGATTAGAAGAGCGTTAAATTGGAAAAAGGATGTAGAAGATATTCGTTTTTTTTATGAAAAAGTATCACCTCAACTACGGAGAATAGTAGCTTTTATAGCGTATAATGTGTACGGACTTACAATGGAAGATAAATCTTATCAGCATAGAGTTTGGACAGGCGGAATTTGGGCGGGGGGAACTTGGAATGATGGAATTTGGAAAAATGGGATTTGGAAAGATGGAACTTGGAATGACGGGGCTTGGATTAACGGAACCTGGGAGAAAGGAGCCTGGAGAAATGGAATTTGGAAAAATGGAATATGGCAAAATGGAACCTGGGAGCTTGGAACCTGGGAAAATGGTACTTGGGAATATGGAATTTGGGAAAACGGTACTTGGAAATATGGAACTTGGTTTTACGGAACTTGGAAAAATGGAACTTGGGAAGACGGGGAATGGAAAGATGGGGTCTGGGAATATGGAGTTTGGAAAAATGGAGTTTGGAAGTATGGAACTTGGTATAATGGAACCTGGGAAAACGGGACTCGAGAAAGTGGAACATGGCTAGAAGGGGTTTGGAAAAATGGAGTTTGGGAAGATGGTACTTGGTTGTATGGAGTTTGGAAAGATGGGGTTTGGAATGATGGAATCTGGGAAAATGGGATTTGGGAAGATGGAATTTGGAGAAACGGAGCTTGGGAGGGTGGCAAAATATGGAATCCTAAAACAAGAGAATATGAATATAGTAATAAAAACCCATACAAGTGTGAATGGAGTTTAAGCTATAGAAAAGAGCGATAAAACAAAGGTCTGTCAGCAATGATTAAAATAATTCGAGTAAAGCCAAAAATAAAAGAAATCTTCTCAAACTTTGTATACAGAATGCCTGATGATCCTGAGTTGATTTTATACGATTTTTATTTCTTAACTACTTACGGAAAAAATATAGAAACAAACATGCCCGAAGCAGATTTTGCGATAAACGAAGCGGTCGAACAGATTATTGAAAATCTTCATGCACACATGTTAAAGGCTGTAAAATATGCTCTATGCGCTGAGATTCGTCATATTTTTGATTCTACAGCAGCTGAATCATTAAAGCAATTAGTTGAAAAAAACAAGAACATTGGAACCTTTATCAAGACATATTATAAAAAATATATCACTTTTACAGAAATAAGTAGAACACCGCTTGATTTCTTACTTGATGATAGATCGGGGGAGGCTGACAGATTAAGAAACGTTCTTTCTAAAGAGACAGATTCAAAAAGAAAAAGCTCATACAGGGCAGTTACAGAGACACAAAAAGATTTAAAGATAACAAACTCTGAACTGTCAAAAATATTTGAATACGTATTCTTAAAGCTTGTTTGGCAACCACAATTCGGAGGCCCAGCATGGGCCGATATTGCCAAAGCTTATTATAGACTTCTAAGGGCTAAGAGGAAAAACGAAAAAATCATTGCCATTGACCATGCCTATGATTTACAGCATAACACCGATACGGTTTTTAATAAGTTGCAGATATACTATAAAGATGGTTATAGTTGGATTAAAGATGCTTTGGATTGGAAAAGAGATGTAAAGGATATTCGATCTTTTTACAATAAAGTTTCTCCTCAATTAAGGAGAATAGTAGCCTTCATAGCATACAATGTATATGGGCTTACAATGGAGGGAGGAACTCCTCGTTCAGTTGATCAAGATAAAATCTGGACGAGGGGGCTCTGGAAGGGGGGAACCTGGACAGGAGAAATTTGGAAATATGGAATTTGGGAGAAAGGAACTTGGAAAGGCGGGACTTGGAAAGATGGAATTTGGAAAGACGGAACTTGGGAAGATGGAATTTGGAAAGACGGAATTTGGAAAAATGGAACTTGGAAAAATGGAACTTGGAAGGGTGGAACTTGGGAAAGTGGAAGTTGGAGAAATGGAATTTGGGAAGATGGGATTTGGAAAGAAGGTGATTGGGAAAATGGAACTTGGAAAGATGGATTCTGGATGTACGGATATTGGAAAAATGGTACCTGGAAGAGCGGAACTTGGAAAGATGGGATTTGGAAAAGTGGAACCTGGAAAAATGGAACTTGGAGATATGGAACTTGGAAAAGTGGAACTTGGAAAAATGGAACCTGGAGGGATGGGATCTGGGAAAATGGAACTTGGGAAGATGGAACTTGGTTTAAAGGGGTTTGGAAAAATGGAACTTGGAAAAATGGAACTTGGGAAAATGGATTTTGGAAAGATGGGGTTTGGGAAGGCGGAATATGGAAGAGTGGGGAGATATGGAATCCGGAGACAGATGAATATGAATATAGTGATAGAAATCCATACGAATGTGAATGGAGTTTAAGTTATAGAAAAGGATAATTATTATTAGAAAGTTATAAAAAGGGAAGTAATAATAATGATTAAAATAGTTCGAGTAAAACCGAAAATAAAAGAAATTTTCTCAAACTTTGTATATAGGATGCCTAAAGATCCCGAGTTAATTCTGTACGATTTTTATTTTTTGACTACTTACGGGAAAGATATAGAAACAAATATGCCTGAGGCTGACTTTGCAATAAAGGAGGCTTCTGATGAAATTGTAGAATCCCTTCATACCCACATGCTAAAGGCAGTAAAATATGCCCTGTGTGCCGAGATTCGTCATATTTTTGATGCTATAGCAACCGAATCATTGAAACGATTGGTTGGGGAAAACAAGAATATAGGGGCATTTATTAAAGTGTACTATAGAAAATATCTTGCCTTTATAGAAATAGGTAAAGTACCGCTTGACTTTTTACTCGATGATAGATCGGAGGAGGCTGGCAGATTAAGAAACGTTCTCTCTAAAGAAACTGATTTGAAAAGGAAAAGCTCATATAGAGCGATTGCAGAAACGCAAAAAGAGTTGAAGATAACAAATTCGGAACTGTCAAAAATATTTGAATATTTATTCTTAAATCTTATTTGGTATTCACAATTCGGAGGTTTTGCATGGGCCGATATTGCCGAAGCTTATTATAGACTTTTAAAGGCTAAGAGGAAAAATGAAAAAATCATTGCTATAGATCATGCCTATGATTTGCAACACAATACCGATATAGTTTTCAATAAATTACGGCTATATTACAAAGATGGTTATAGTTGGATTAAAAGAGCACTGGATTGGAAAAAGAATGTGAAGGATATTCGATCTTTTTACAAAAAAGTTTCTCCTCAATTAAAGAGAATAGTAGCCTTCATAGCATACAATGTATACGGGCTTACAATGGAGGGGGGAACTCCTCGTTCAGTTGATCAAGATAGAATCCGGACAGGAAGATCCTGGGAGGGAGGAACCTGGACAGGGGGAATCTGGGAAAACGGGACTTGGGAAAAAGGAACCTGGGAAAACGGAACCTGGAAAAACGGAACTTGGAAACTTGGAATCTGGGAACTTGGGACTTGGGAAAATGGAACTTGGGAGTCTGGGACTTGGGAATATGGAACCTGGAAAAATGGAGTCTGGAAAGACGGAGATTGGGAAGATGGAATTTGGAAGGGAGGAATTTGGGAATATGGAACTTGGATGAGTGGAGTCTGGAAATTTGGAACTTGGAAAGACGGAACATGGGAAAATGGGGTTTGGGAAAAAGGAATTTGGGAAAAAGGAACTTGGAAAAGTGGAGCTTGGAAGAACGGGGTTTGGAAAAATGGAACTTGGAAAGATGGAAGATGGGAAGATGGAATCTGGAAAGATGGAACTTGGGAAGACGGGGTTTGGAAAAATGGAACTTGGGAAAATGGGACTTGGGAAAATGGAATTTGGTTAGAAGGGATCTGGAAAAATGGAACTTGGAAAAACGGAACTTGGGAATATGGATTCTGGAAAAATGGGGTTTGGAAAGATGGAACTTGGGAAGATGGAACATGGGGAGAGGGGGTCTGGAAAGAAGGAATTTGGAAGGGAGGAATTTGGGAATACGGAACTTGGAATAATGGAATTTGGAAATTCGGAACCTGGAATAATGGAATTTGGAATAATGGGATTTGGGAAGATGGAGTGTGGAAAGATGGGGTTTGGAAAGATGGAGCATGGAAAGGTGGGGAAATATGGAATCCAAAGACAAATGAATATGAATATAGTAATAAAAACCCATACGAATGTGAGTGGGGTTTAAGTTATAGAAAAGAGCAATAAAATAAGGAGCTATCAGCAATGATTAAAATAATTCAAGTAAAATCAAAAATGAAAGAAATTTTCTCAAATTTTGTATACAGGATGCCCAAAGATCCTGAGTTAATTTTGTACGATTTTTATTTCTTGACTACTTACGGGAACGATATAGAAACAAATATGCCTGAGGCTGATTTTGCAATAAAAGAGGCTTCTGATGAAATTGTTGAAAATCTTCATGCACACATGCTAAAGGCAGTAAAATATGCCCTGTGTGCCGAGATTCGTCATATTTTTGATGCTACAGCAATTGAATCATTAAAACAATTGGTTGAGAAAAACAAGAACATTGGGGCTTTTATTAAAATGTACTATAAAAAATATCTCACCTTTACAGATGTAGGTAAGGCCCCACTTGATTTTTTACTTGATGATAGATCGGGCGAGGCTGACAGATTAAGAAATGTTCTCTCTAAAGAAACCGATTTAAGAAGAAAATGCTCATACAGAGCAGTTACAGAGACACAAAAAGAGTTGAGGATAACAAACTCTGAACTGTCAAAAATATTTGAATACCTATTTTTGAATCTTGTCTGGCAATCACAATTCGGTGGTTCAGCATGGGCTGATATTGCCAAATCTTATTATATGCTTTTAAAAGCCAAGAGGAAAAATGAAAAAATCATCGCTATTGATCATGCTTACGATTTGCAACATAATACCGATACGGTTTTCAATAAATTACAGTTATATTATAAAGACGGTTATAGTTGGATTAGAAATGCTTTAGATTGGAAAAGGGATGTAGATGATATTCGTTCTTTTTATGAAAAAGTTTCCCCCCAGCTAAGGAGAATAGTGGCATTTATAGCATACAATGTATATGGGATTACGATGGAGGGGTGGCTTTCCCATTCAGTTGATCAAGATAAAATTTGGACAGGGGGGTCCTGGAAAGGAGGAACTTGGACAGGAGGGACTTGGGAAAATGGGACATGGGAAAAAGGAATTTGGGAAAACGGTATTTGGGCGGGTGGAACTTGGGTAAGTGGGGCCTGGAAAGATGGAGTTTGGGAAAGTGGAACTTGGAAATTCGGAACTTGGACGGATGGGACTTGGGAAAATGGAACTTGGGAAAATGGGATTTGGGAATATGGAACTTGGAAAGATGGAACTTGGATATATGGAATTTGGAAAAACGGAACTTGGTTATTTGGAACTTGGTATGACGGGATTTGGAAAAAGGGGGTCTGGATATATGGAACTTGGAAAAATGGAACTTGGGAAGATGGAACTTGGAAAAATGGAACCTGGAAAGATGGAACTTGGAGAAATGGAGTCTGGAAAGATGGAACCTGGAAAAATGGAGTCTGGGAACTTGGAACCTGGAAAGATGGAGTTTGGGAAAGTGGAATTTGGAAATATGGAACTTGGAAGCTTGGAATCTGGGAACTTGGGACTTGGGAAAATGGAATTTGGGAAGATGGGGATTGGGAAGATGGAACCTGGAAAAATGGAATTTGGAAAGGTGGGGATTGGGAAGATGGAACCTGGAAAGACGGGATCTGGGAACTTGGAACTTGGAAAGATGGAGTTTGGAAAAGTGGAACTTGGGAGGATGGAGTTTGGAAAAGTGGAACTTGGGAAAATGGAGCCTGGACAATGGGGACTTGGGAAGATGGGATCTGGGAAAATGGAACTTGGAAAGAAGGAACCTGGAAAGACGGGATATGGAAAGGTGGGGGGATATGGAATCCAGAAACAAAAGAATATGAATATAGTAATAAAAACCCATACGAGTGTGAGTGGAGTTTAAGCTATAGAAAGAGATAACAAAATAATAAAATTATAGAAAAAAGGGGTTGCCAGCAATGATTAAAATAATTCGAGTAAAACCAAAAATAAAAGAAATTTTCTCAAATTTTGTATACAGGATGCCTGATGATCCTGAGTTAATTCTGTATGATTTCTATTTCTTGACTACTTATGGGAAAGATATAGAAACAAACATGCCTGAGGCTGATTTTGCGATAAACGAAGCGGTCGAACAGATTATTGAAAATCTTCATACCCACATGTTGAAGGCAGTAAAATATGCCTTGTGTGCCGAGATTCGTCATATTTTTGATGCTACAGCAACCGAATCATTAAAACAATTAGTTGAAAAAAATAAGAACATTAGAACCTTTATCAAGACATATTATAAAAAATATATCACTTTTACAGAAATAAGTAGAACACCGCTTGACTTTTTACTCGATGATAGATCGGGCGGGGCTGATAGATTAAGAAACGTTCTTTCTAAAGAAACAGATTCAAAAAGAAAAAGCTCATACAGGGCAATTACAGAGACACAAAAAGAGTTAAAGATAACAAACTTGGAACTGTCAAAAATATTTGAATACCTATTTTTGAATCTTGTCTGGCAATCACAATTCGGTGGTTCAGCATGGGCTGATATTGCTAAATCTTATTACATGCTTTTAAAAGCCAAAAGGAAAAATGAAAAAATCATTGCCATTGATCATGCCTATGATTTGCAGCATAATACTGATACGGTTTTTAATAAGTTGCAGATATACTATAAAGATGGTTATAGTTGGATTAGAGATGCTTTGGATTGGAAAAGGGATGTAGAAGATATTCGATTTTTTTACAATAAAGTATCGCCTCAACTACGGAGAATAGTAGCTTTTATAGCGTACAATGTATATGGGATTACGATGGAGGATAAACTTTATCAACATGGAGTTTGGACAGGGGGAGCTTGGAAAGGTGGAATTTGGACAGGAGGGACTTGGAAAAAAGGTACTTGGATATATGGAACATGGGAAAATGGTATTTGGGAAGACGGAACTTGGGAAAGTGGAACTTGGAAAAACGGAACTTGGAAAAACGGAACTTGGAAATTCGGAACTTGGGTAGACGGAACTTGGAAAAGAGGTACTTGGGAAAACGGGGTTTGGCAAAATGGAACATGGAAAGATGGAACTTGGATATATGGAATTTGGAAAAGTGGAATTTGGAAAAATGGATTCTGGGAGGACGGAATTTGGGAACTTGGAACTTGGGAAAATGGAGATTGGAAGAACGGAACTTGGAGGGATGGGATTTGGAAAGATGGAATTTGGAAAAATGGAATATGGCAAAATGGAACCTGGGAAAAAGGAGTTTGGAAAGATGGAGTTTGGAAAGATGGAATTTGGAAAAACGGCAAAATATGGAACTCAGAGACAAGAGAATATGAATATAGTAATAAAAACCCATACGAGTGTGAGTGGAGTTTAAGTTATGGTAAAAAATAAACTATTTAAATTTAATATTAAAAAATTATTTGATTAAAAGGTAAAAAAGGTGATAAGATTATACTCTCCGGTAAAATTAAATAAAATTAAACTTCAAAAACTACCTTCAAACTTATATTTTTCTTCTAAACCTCATGTTCTTGATATTGAAGACTTTATAGAAACTCTCAAAAAATACAATATTTTTGATGTTGTTGTCCTTATGACACGAGAAGAAATAACAGATTATTATTTCTATAATTTATTTTCTTTTTATGAAAAAAATAATATAAACTTTATTCATTATCCAATCGAAGATTTGGGAATACCAAAGAGCTTAAAAAGTTTTGATCTAGTTATACATAGAATAATCGATCTGTTAAATAAAGGTAGAAATGTTATAATTCATTGTAGTGGAGGAGTAGGAAGAAGCGGTCTAGTAATTGTTGGGGTATTAATGAATATACTTAAAAAACCCCCTAATGTTATTCTAGATGTAATAAGAGATCAAAAATTTATTGTAGAGACTAGAGAACAAGAAATCTTTTTATCTAATTATTATAAAATGATAAAGGCATCAACTGAACAGTTTAAAGAACAAGAAGATTCAGAGGTTGTTGATCTTAAAAAAGAAATACTTCAAATTGAACAAGATATAATTAAACTTAGGGCACAACAGCTTGAAACTGACGATCCCGACGAGATAGAAGATATTAAACGACAAATTGATGATTTGAACCAACAAAAACAAGATATAAGCGATAAAATAGTAGATATTAAAGAAAGATTATACAATAAAAAATTGAAAAAATTAAAGGAAGAAATTTCTCTTTTACAAGAAGCTAGAATGATTCCTACATTCCCTGGACATGAAATACAAGGGGACGTCTATGATATATGGCAAAATTATAAAAAAGCTATGGAAAAACGCAGACCGGATAGCTATTTGGAATATGACAAATTTGAATATTATCTGGAAACCTCCGCTTCTGTATATAAATATAAGAATAGTTATGTAATTGGACAATATGATGGAAATTTGTTTATTCCAACTCATTTTTCACCTGCCGGGTTAAAGGAAGGTATTGATATAATTAAATCGATGAAAAAATATGATAACATTGTATTTATAGTTACTAAAGATCTAAAAGATATGTTAAATAAGATGGGGTTTAAGACTCTTCCTGTTACGATAATAAGACAATTCAGAGGGGTGGATGTTGAAAAGTCGATAGTCTATTCTAATATATTTTACATAGCTGTTGAGAGAATATGGATGCAATTATTAAGATTGATACAATTTGTAAAAGCTAAATTTAGAAAAGTTACTTTTAATTTAGTAAATAAATTTAAAGATCGATTTGATTTTGAAGACGATTTTATTATTGATGAAAAAACATTGTATGATGATTAAAAAAAACAAATATTCAGAATAGAATTACTAATATAACGGATAAGTAAAAAGAGGGAGATACAAATGGCTGATGTGAAAAAAATCATACAAGACATAGAAAGTAAAGACCTTAGTAGTACAAATAAACAACAAGCTGCTTTTGCTGAAATGATAAAAGGATTAGCTTTTAGTGATGATCCTCTCGCAAACAAATTTATGAAAAAAGTGGATAAAGCAATTACTAAAATTGCTAAAGATGTATTAAGTAAAGAGGAATCCTTTAGTAAATTTATTACTATTTCAAAAAGCGTTCATATTCCAGAATCCAATATTATTCTTACCAAAGGAGATAAAATCAGAATTATAGAACAGGATAAATGGATTCAAAAAGCTGTAAAGCACCCTGGAGCGTTATCTAAAGCCCTTGGTATACCGGAAGAGGAAAATATACCAGCAGCATTACTCAATGCGATTATTAATGCAGAAACCGGAGAGACTATATCAAATCCAACAAAGGTGGGCAAGTCTAGTATCAAAGTAACTACTGAACTTAAAAGAATGGCTAACTTAGCACGTACCTTAAAAGGGATATAACTTAATGAAACAAATTAAAAAAATTTTTCTTTTTATTAAGAAATACTGGTTTGTAGTTGCAACTGTTAGTGGCGTAATAATATTTTTTCTTATTAAATTATTTGCTAATACTTCTGTAAAAAAGAACGAAATAAAGCAAAAAATAGAAGTTATTAAAAAGTCTAATAATGAAACAATTAAAGAAGTAGAAAAAGAAATAAAACAAATGGATGAGGAAATAGAACAGATAAAAAAGAATAGACGGGAGGTTATTAAAAATAAAAAAGAGCGAGATAAAAAAGCAAAAAAATATTTTAAGGGAATTTAAAACAAGAATATTATGAAAAAATTTTTATCATTTTTAATGATTTTATATATCTCATTAAATCATCTTACAGCCGAAGAAGTAAAAATAGACCATCCCAACCCTAATAAAGACCCAATTGTTCTTATTGTCCCCGATACTTACGAGGAGCTTAAAGAAGCCTATATAGAGATGGCAAAATTGTATCTTGGGGAACGATACGATTTGGAACAGTGCTTATCGGATCAAGAAAAACTTTTTAAAAATTATGATAAAATAAAAGAAGAGGTTATTACTCCTCTTATGGATCAACTTAAAAAGAATGAAAAAGCTATTAAAGATATAGCAAATAAAAAAGTAAAAATTGAACCATTTCAATTCGGTATATTTCTTCAAACAGGGATAGAACTTAAAAATGAAACAATTATCCATACATTCTACGGAATGCCGTACATACAATTATTTCAAACAATAAATGTAGGGGTATTTATTGGATATCCTTTACAGTTAGGAATTGGAGCGGGGGTACAATTTTAGATGATTAAGATATTTTCAAAGTATGAAAAATTAAAGGAAATACTTAGTAGATATAATGTCAAAGATTGGAATCGAGTACAGATGCAAATATGGCTTAAATTAGTACAAGATAACATAGTAGAAATGGACGATATGAATAAACTATTCATGTTTGGTCAAATATTTAGTGATTATTTTGATAAATATGGAAAAATAATTCCTTATGATCTAGTAAAGAAAAAATTATCAGAGGTATAAAATTGTGGCTATAACCAGGGGATTCAGAACAGATAGTAGTGGAGTATTTATAACGATGACTTGGGCACATGTACTTGCACATAAAGGGGAGGTATTTGAAGTAAATGATTATGATGTAGATGTAGACATAGCAGGGCCTAAATACTGGCATTTCAAAACAGCAGATGACGATGAAAATGCGGTTCATTTTCGATATGATGTAACTTGTAATGGTGGTGCAATGATAGAGGTCTTTGAAGACTCCACGCTTTCAAACGACGGCACTTCTCTTACTATATTTAACATGAATAGGCAATCTACTAAAACTTCCAGTCTTCTGACTGCATATTATGATCCTGCTGTTAGCAGTGACGGAACAAGACTTACTGTTCATGAAATTGGCAGTACGGGAGGCGGGAGCCGTTTTGCAGGTACAGTACCTGGGTTTCTAGGCGCACTAGAATTTATTCTTAAATCCAATACCTCGTATTTAATAAAGGTAACAGTACGACAAGACGACTCGACTGTGGGCATGAATGTATTCTTTTATGAATATAACTATACAGACTTAACTTCATAATTACTAATATAATATGGCAGTAGTATCATCATATTACTCTGATAAAAATTTTCTGAATATAGCATACGCAATTGATCTTTCTCTAATAAGCCATTTCTCATCTATGTTATTTAATAATGATGTTAACAGGGTACAGTATTCTAGCAATGCATACGCCATGAGAAAAAGAAGCGATAATAATAATGGGCGACTAGATTTACCGTTTTTAAATTTCAAAGCTGTTAGCTATGAACCAGGAGAAAGAGCTTGGTGGAATGCCTCTGCATATACAAAAGGCGTTTATATACCCGAATTATCACAAAAAATAAAAATGGCGCCTGTAACAATTGGATATGAAGCATCTATTTGGCTACATAAAGATAGTGATTTACGATACGCCTTTAGTGAACTTATCTTTGATGCAGATAATAAAACAATTTTAAATGTTCAACAGGCGACATATATAGATATTAATGGACAAACAGTATCTCTTCCTACAGTATTAAATTATACAGGGCTTGATTTTGAACCCGAGTACAATGAACAAGACTGGTTAGAACGGAATAATATTCACAGTGCTAGTTTAGATTTTGAGATAGGTACATTTGCTATAAAATCAAATGATAATATATGTATCCCCGAGAGAGTATTGTTTAACTTTGCTAATACTAAGGATATGAAAAATTATACTTACGATGAAGTATATAACTTTTTAGTTGAAGATTTAAATAGCAAATGATTAACTTTTTAATAGTTCTTTTACTAATATAATGTAATATACGTGAAAAGAAAAGGAGACTAATATATGGCATTATCAAATAGCTGGAGATTAGATGTTCGTGAAATAGATAAATCTAGTACAGTACGCCTTTCTGTGAATACAACGGGTGCAATGGTAATACGAGCATCAAAAGGGCCTACTAAACCCGTTTTTATAAATCCTAATAAAGAACAGAGAATTATTAATCTTTTGGGTAAACCTTCGGTAAGTTATCCTGATGTACAAGAGGTAATAGAATATAATAAGGAAGCCCCGGTGTGGGTTTCAGCTCCCTATGCTGTAAGTGATACTTATGGGGGGGTATTAGTTTCTTCTACTGGAACAGCTCCATTAGAAAGCGGACTTACTGATTCTGACATAGAAAGCTATACTTTTTCTGAAAGTTCACAATATTTTGTTCTTCTTTCAAGAAGTCCTTATAAAACTGATGACCTTGCAGTACTTGTAACTCAAACAATATTAAGGGAAAACGAGGCTAATGAGTTAAAAGCATTTGAAATTGAACTTTATCAAAAAGATAAGGGCCTTTGGGATTTAAAAAAAGAGTATACGGTATGTTTAGATAGCGAGGGAGTAGACGGATTTGGTAGAGGAATATATATAGAAGATGTTCTAGAAAACGACGATTTTCTTAAAGTTATAGTAAATGAAAATTATGATACAACGTTGACATTTAATGACGATTCTGAGAAAGTCGAATTTGCTGGAGGCTCTAGGACAGATCCTACGATTGAAGAGTTGACTGATGGGTGGGATTATTTTAAAAAACCAAGGCAATATGAAGCAAATATTTTTATGGACTGTACAGCTGATGATGGTATTCCATCTATTTTTAATAATTTACGAAATAATTATCAAAAATATGCGCACTATATTATAAAACTCCCTATGAGCGAGAATGTATCCACGGCTATTTCTACTAAACAAGATTACGGAATAGATAACAGGGGATTATCGTTTTCTTGGAATCATGGTAAGGTTAAAAACTTTTATGGCGGATCCTCCTTTTGGACATCTCTTATAGGAAGAGTAGGTAGAAAATATGCTCAAATGGCGCCCATTTTTAATGGTGGAGCTCCTGCATGGATCGATGAGAATGGATATGGAGGTCAATTAGGCCCGGGAATAGAGGAAATGGAATTTGACCCTACTGAAACAGAATTGGAACAACTTGATGAGAATGGTATTAATCCTATAATATTAGATCCGGGAGTTGGGGCTTTAATAGTATCACAGAGAACTGCCCAATCACCGACCAAACTTTCTGACACTTCTTGGATTGCTCATAGCAGATTGTTCGATTTTATACTTAAGAATATAATAGAACAAGTTCTAGTACAACAAATTGTGAAACTTAATGATACACAACATAGGCAAATGGCTAAATCTAAAGGCAACACAATTATGGCTTCTATAGCTGCTGAAAATCTAATATCTGATTATGCTATAATTTGTGATGAAACCAATAACACTGATGAAATGTTAGCGCAAAGATATTTTGTATATGATGTAATTCTTAAAGTAACTCCCTATTCAGAGCAGATAAGGTTTAACTTTGTTAACATAGGACAAACTGTAGAGGTAAGTGAGTTTGTGGGGTAAAATTTCTACTAATATAAAAGAAAGGAGATTTAGAAATTATGAGTATAGAACAGCTATATGATTTAGGAGATGATGCTTTACAGAATTTATTTGAAATGACAATAGCTCCTACTCAATATCTATCAGAACTAGCACCTACTTTATTACGTGTTCAAAATTTAACTATCCCTGCTAGTGGTGCAAATAAATATGAAGTTCATTACAAAACGGTAATGATAGAGAAAATAGGAGGTAAGCCTGATTCTCCTAAAGAGTTTACTTTTGATATACGAATCGACAGAAATTACTTGGTATATAAAGGTCTTGTTGCTTGGAAGAATGCGGTTAGTAATACTAAGACAGGTGTTATGATGCCAGATACCGGTGGGTTAAGAGTCCCTATAACAGTATATCCTGTGACCCCTGAAGGTGATAAAATTACAGGTTTTGGAGAATGGTTATTTGAAGGGTGTTGCCCCACTAATATAAGTGATATTGGATATGATTATAGCTCGGGAGATCCCATTACGGTAACAGTTACTATGAGTTTTTTGGCCATGAATGATAACAATTTATAATTTTTTAAAGCCTTTCCATATTTTATTTTTTATCCCTCTTTTTTGAGGGATTTTTTATTCTCCAAGTAAATGAAAAATTACTAATATAATAGTATGATTCTATTTAATAAATATCTAAGAAAACTTAGAGCACTCGACATTCAAAATCCTAATTTATGGGAATTCTATTTTACTGATAATCAAGATATTCAATTCAATGTGGTTAGTATGTCTTTACCTTTTAAATCGTTAGAATTAGAAAAACATAATTCCGGATTACAGTATTACAGATCTTGTTCTTTAGAAGACTCCTTTTCTATTACTTTTAATGAAACCACCGACTTTGCTGTACTTTCTTATCTTAAAAGATGGTTTAATGAAATATACGATGAGGAAAATAGAGTTTTTAAAAGCGGTGATCATAATAAGATAGGAATAATGAATTTCAGTAAGCATGTGTTTTTTGACATTTTTAGCATTCTAGGCTTACCTGTTACACTTAAAGAACTAGAAAAAAATACTCTATCTGTTACATTTTATAATATGCTATTAGCATCTATTGATGCTATTGATTTATCTTACGATAATACATCTGGAGGATTTACAGTAAGTGCCGAATTTTCTTCTTCAGAAATTCAATTTGATTTCTCTAATATTAAACAACCGTTGTCTGCGGCTATAGAGTCTAGAATTTCTTCTGGATTATCAAGTATGAGATTAGAATAAGGAGATTATAAACCATGAGTGATGAAGTAAAGGATTTCTTTGTTAACGATGAAGAGAATAAACAGCAAGAGATACAAAAAAGTAAGAAAAAAGATCAAAGATCAGACATCGTACCTAATGACTATATAAAAGTAAAATTAAGTACCTGTGGAAAACTTTCAGCTCCACCCATTGTTCATGTCAGAGACTATAGCGGGGAGGAGGCTTTTAAGCTTTCGTTGATGAATGATGATAATATGGTAGAAACTATTATTGATGTAATAAATAATCTTCTATATGAAGATTTTGATGCTGGGAAATTTCACGAGAGGGAAGTAGAAGAAATTTTACTTAATATTCATGCCAACTTTTGGGATTCTACCATAAGCTATAATTATGAACCTACTGAGGAGGAGTTAAACGAATTAAAAGAAAGTGATAGTGAAAAATTAAAGAAAATCCAAAATAGCAATGAGCCCTTAAAAGTAGCTATTCCTATAACTAATATCGAAACTAAACCGTTGCCCGATAATTTCAGTGAGCCTATTTCTATAAAAGATAAGAATATAAAAGTTCAATTTATACTTCCTAGAATTGAACATATTCTTGAAACCAGCAAATATCTGCAGACAAAATTTGCCCAGGAAGATCAAAAATTTGCTACTTTAAAACAAATAATAAGCCATAATGATAGAATGAAAAGAGAGAGAAAATTTAATGAAATAGAATACATTTCAGAAGATAAAATGCAAGAATATAATAATTATCAAATTAGAAGAACTAGAGAATATATATTAATACAGCAATCGCTACTGATTAAAAAAATTAATAATCAAAAATTAATAACAATAAATGAAAAAAGAAAGGCGTATGAACGAATACCTCAGAGATTATGGGATGTCCTGGGAAATATACTAAATAAAGACCTGTTTTTTGGCGTACAAAGAGAAGTAAAAGTCAAATCTCCATTAACTAACAAAAAAGTTACTAGGAGGTTTCAATTTCGATTATTGGATTTTATACCGACCCTGGAGTTACAGGACACTTCAGGATATACTATTTCATTTGGGGAATAGTAATTTCAGTGAAACATATTTTGATTATATGAGAATGCCAGCTCATATAATTAGAGACAGATTTAAGAAGTGGAAAAAATTAATGGAAAAACAAAACATAAATAATAAAAGGTTTTCCTTATGAGTGATAGTATACCAATTTTAACAAGAAGAGAAGATACTCAAAATTTAGGTACAGAGATAGAGAAGCATCTTTTTGATATATCAGATTCTTTAGGTAGAGTGAAGGAAAGATTTATACAGCAACAGGAGAGAACAGGAATTATTGTAAAAAATGTTCTAGGCAATATAACAGATAACTTATTTAAAAAAAGAGAGAAAAAATATGAGATAGTGCCTCCGAATGAAGGACAACTTAAAAAAATGGGGGTCGAGGGCGCCAGTGCTGTATATTTAGGAGAAAAACTAGATGAAATAATAAAAGAAGATAAAAAAGAAGAAAGAAGAAAAGATGGAAAGGGACTTTTTACTGGTTTGGGTTTGGGGGCTACTGGGATAGGAGCAGTAGCGGCTAGATTATTTCCTAGTTTAATGAAAGTTCTCCCTTTAGCTGCAATTGCTGGAGGTATAATTTGGATGGTGGTTGATGGTATTAAAGCTTCAATAAAGGCTGAAGAATGGGGTGTTAGCAAAATATCCGCTATCCTTGGTGGTGTATTAGGAGGAACGGGTAAAGGATTAGAAAATGCATTTAAAAATGCGGGGAAATTTGCATTGCTAGGCGCAGGTATAGGTACACTGATAGCCCCCGGATTAGGTACTATAGCTGGAGGGATTTTAGGCGCTGCTATAGGAGGGATTCTAGGTTTTATAGGTGGAGAAAAGATAGCTCAAAGCATTGAGAAAATAAAAGAAATAGGCGGCAATGTGTGGGAAAAAGCTAAAGAAATACTCCCCACTCTAATTGATAATATATTTGGTGGCTTAATCGATAGAATTAAAGAAAAAATAGGTTCAATTAAGGAAATATGGAAGGGCGACGACTCAATTGGAAGTAAAATAGGAGAAACCATAGGACATATTGTAACTTTTGTTCCCGGGGTTATATGGAAGTGGATCTTAGAAGATATTTGGCCTCCTATATGGGAAAAAATAAATGAGTATAAAGATGAGCTTTTAGGAATAATTATTTCTCCTTTTACAGGAGCCTGGGAGGCAATTCTAGGATGGAGGGAAAGATTTGGGAAAATTTGGAAAGACGAAGATAAAACTATTTGGACTAAAATAAAAGAAAGTGCTTTAAATTATATTTCATTTATTCCTCAAATTTTAGGAGGGTTCTTTGGAGGATTGTTTACTTCAGTAAGAAATTTCTTTAAAAAAGTCTTTGGAAAAGAAGAAGACATAATGAGTGAAAAGGAACAACGTGAAACTTCTAAGGAAACCGGTTCAATGATATTCGATTTATTTAAAATTATCACGGGTTTTTTAGGAGATATATTCAAAGGATTTCTTTCGGGTATAAGAAGCGGATTGGGATTAGATAAGGGCTGGTTCCAAGAAAAGATAATTAATCCCATAGTACAAACTATTGGGAACTTAATTTCTAAAGCTATAGAAATAAAGGAGAAAGCGGAAAAGTGGATAAAAGATCATATTACTGGGCCTATAGGTAATTTCTTCGGGGGAATAGGGAAAAGAATTTCAATTTTAATACATGGGGGAACAATAGAAGGAGAAGAATATGAAGGAGTTGTTAACTGGGTAAAAACACGGTTTGCAGATCCCATAGTTAAATTTTTTAATAATTTAAAGGATAAAGTCGATGAATATAAAACCAAGATATCAGACTGGGTAACTACGTATATTATTAACCCCGTGAAGAATTTTTTCAATATAATAGGTGAATTTTTAGCTAAGGCGCAATTAACTGGTGCTAAGTTTGCCCATCCACTCCAGTTTGGTAAAATAGGAAGAAACATAGAACAACTCCTGGGGCTAGGTTTAACACATTCACAAATACTTAAATTAACAAGTGCAATAGAAGGCGATATACCCACATCGCTTAAACAAATTGTCTCTGAATTACAAAGGTGGTATGGTGTAGAGGCGAAGAGAAGCTACCTTCAAAGAAAATATGGAATAGAAGTAAAAGAAACAGAAAACGCTCAAGATGTTATTATTACTCCAGAAGGTAAGCTAATCAGAACTCATCCAGACGATACGCTTATAGCTACTAAAAATCCAGTAGTAAACGTCGATTCTGAATTTGATAAAGAAATTTCTAGTGATATTAGAAAATTGGAAAGAGAAACATCTTCTACAATAATAGAACAAAATAATAAGATAATAGATTTGCTTTCCACAATAGCCGAAAGAACAATAGGAGAACAAAATAATAATGTATTGATTGATAGTAGAGGCGGAGTAGGCAGTGAATTTGATCCATTCTCTTCAATGCAAATTTTTAAAAAGGGGTTAGCTTATGGCGTATAGAATAAAAATACCCGAGGGAAAAAAAGTAACTATAAATAAAAATGGAGAACCTTTACTTCCTAATACTCCACTTATCTTAGACGATGACGTAACCATTTCATTATCATCTTCTTTTTCTCCATTTTTAGGAGCTTTATTTTCATCTCCATCTACTAAAACAGCAAAAATAATTAGTTCATTAGGCGCAATTATAGCTAGAAAATTTGGAGAAGAAAGGGGAGTGTCAACTCAATTAAAACAATTTGGAATTCAAACTTGGGACTCCACTGATCCTATATCTTTAAATTTAACTTTTTCTTTTTTTAGAGGATTAAGAGGGCTTTATGATGCTAAGAAGGAAGTATACGACCCGATTATGACTTTATGTGAGTTGCCCTTGCCTTCCTTGGGTGTCTTAGATAGTGTATTAACCGCTCCTGGTCCAACTGGTGCAGAAGCAGTAGAAGAGGTGGCTTCTTTATTGAGTGAAGAGGCTAAGGCAGCGTTATCCGACCTTACAAATTATTATTCTATAAGAATAGGAAATATAATCTCGATTTCAGGAATAGTTATACTTAAAGCAGAGCCCACTTTTACAAGCGAATGTGATGAAAGGGGATATCCCATTTGGGGGCAGATAAACTTAGATATAAATTCAATAGAAACCGCTACTGTAGATTTATTAAGAGAAGGCGCTTCTCCTGTAGATAAGATCTCTCCCGAACCAAAGTATACGCCTCCGCCTTTAAGCGGGCCTTAATCTTTAGAGGAGGGCAATTTAGTAATGTTAACACGTTATTCCTTTATGAAAAGCTCAAATACTTTAGCTTCGGATGGTACTTATTATCCCGATCCCTTAACTTTCTCTACTCAAAAATTTAGATTTACTGAATACGGTGTAGATTATTCTTTAATTGATATTGATATATCCAGATTTGATATATTAATAAGCAAAGTTTATAATAATCAAAGATACAAAGATTTAATACTCGATATTAATAATATCGATTATATTTGGAATCAAGAAATAGGACGAACAATAATTTTTCCTACTAAATCTGATTTAGAAAGGTTTATCGAAGATTTTATAGAATAATGAAATACTACGGATATAATATAAAATTAAAAATTAATAAGAGCGTTGATCTCGATGATCCTAGTCTTTACTCTTTTTCTCTTACAGATAGTATCTTCAACTTACTTAATTTCGGCACTATATCGTTCTATGATATAGGCGGACATTTTAGAGAATTTCTAATATTGGAAAACGGCAATGAAGTAAATGTAACTTTTGGTAGAGGGGAGACAATTAATAAATGTAATTATAATATAAAAAGTAACAGTATAGATAGAACAGAGAGTACAAATAGTATAACAGGAGAAATAAAAACAAAAGTAGAACATGCTTGGGGATCAGCAGATGAAAAAATAAAAAGCATTGCTTACGATGATACGATATCTAATATAATTTTAAAACTTGCGAATAGCTATCAATTTAAAAATAAAGATATTACTACAACTCACGATAGAGATATTTGGTATCAACCTTTATTAAATGATATTGATTTTATACAACAACAGTTATTGCCTAATGTGTATTCAACTTCAAGTAGCGATACTCCTTTATTTTGTTATACCACATACGATAACAATATTCACCTTATTAGCGCAAAAGAAATGTTTGACAAAAAACCAGTAAAAGAATTGTTTTTTACTCCTGCATCTTATAAAGAATTTGAAAGCATGATATTTGTTTTAAAACACTGGACTGTTAATTCTGATGATTATGATAATTTGTTGAATCAAACCATTACTTATATAGATAAAGAGAGCGGTAGTATAATAGAAAAAACAGATAAATTTAAAGATCATTTAATAAATAAAAGCGGTAAGTTATTTCACATAGGAGATGATAATCAAGCTAAAGGATACGAAAAATTCTTATATAAAGAAAAAGGGCAAAGAGAAAATATCTATAAAGGACAAATTATTAATAAATTAAAAAAGAATTATTTTATAAATGAGTTGATGATTACCTGCCCCTATGATCCTAATTTAAAAGCAGGAGAAACGATAAAGTTAAATATTTTTTTATCTGGGGAGGGAAAGAATCCTGTAAGATCAAAAAGACTCAGTGGAAAATATATAATTGAAGCTAGCGAACAGATATGGAGTGCACAATTAAAGAAAGCTTTTTCTAAATTGCTTATTGGAGTACCCTCTAGCGGTACCGATCCTAATATTCCTAGTGATTATAGATATAAAGAACTTTTGGTATAAAACTATGTACAATATAAGATTATACTACGGAAAAGTAGAAGAGAATAACGACCCTGATAAAGAATCAAAAATACAGGTACGATTATTACCTGAGATGAAAGATGTAGCAAAGTCTGATTTGCCCTGGGTACGTCCTTTTCTAGTAGAGAATATGACGGAGGAGGCAACATCTCATTGTCCTTTAGAAGAAGGTAGTACAGTTTGGGTATTCTTTTTAGACGAGTACTTTAAATATGGCTTTTACATTAAAGCAACTTTTTTAGATGATTTATTTGATTATGACTCTGTAAAAAGCGATATTGATTCTATAAGTGATTTAGACTCTCAATCCTATCCTCAACCGAAGTTTACAAGATATAAAGACGGAACTATAGTATTTCACAATTCTGAGACAGGGGAGACAGGAATTTATCATAAAAGCGGTTCTTATAATGTAATCGATAAAGATGGAAATGTTTTTTCTTATTCAACCGGAGATATTAAAATTTATAATGATAATGGCTCAATCACAATAGATTCTAACGGGGAGATAGAATTAAATAATTCAAATACTTCTACCTTTACTGTTAAGAATGGAAGTTTTGAATTTGATGGCAATGCAAAAAGTTTAGTTAAATATGAAGATTTAATTACCGCATTGGATTCAATGTTTACTCAAATTCAGACCATGGTAATGATTGATCCTCTTACAGGAGTTGCAGGGCCACCTCAAGCTCCTTTTAATCAAATGAAAACCACTATTTGGGATGCTATCAAAACTAATGCTAAATCAACTACAATAAAAACTCAATCATAGAAAATTTTACTAATATATTATAATGGCAATAAAAGACATTAAAGAAATAGATTATCCTCAAGTTTATGATCTAGATTATAGGGGCGGGATAGACGCCCAAGGGTTTATAAGGGAAACTTGGGGCGATAGGGCTCTAGTAAATAGTCTTAAATTATGGATTTCTTCTTTTAAAGGGGATTTAATTAATAATCTCAATACGGGAGGAAGAGTTGTACAACATCTTCTAAAACCTATGCGTCAAGTGGATATACAAAATTTCAAGCAATCGATTCGTGATGGCATAGCAATGGATTACGGCCCCACTTTAAAGATAAAGAAACTCGAAATAACACCCAATTATGAAGAAAGGGTGTTTGAAATTTATATGGAAGTTTATTCAAAAGAATTAAAGTATGTTACAGGATTATATGAAAAAATAAAAGGAGTTTAAAAAATTGGATTTTTCTTTTAATAGTATAAAAGATAGAATAATAACAAGTTTAAGAAGTAAGTCCGAATGGGCAAATATACTTTATTTCTCCACCAATATGCGGCTTATTGAAGCAGTTGCAAAAGAGATTGAAGAGTTGGCTAGGTATGATGAATATTTAACTAGAGAAACAAAATGGGATTTAGCTAGAAACAAATCATCTTTAGTAACGCAAGCTGCAGTACTGGGATATAAACCTCATAGAAAAATAGGTGCTAGGCAAAAATTGTGGGTTAGTTCTAAAGAGAAAGCGTTTTCTCCTGAGTGGAATCAATATACGGTTTATGAAGCAGGAGATGTGGTACGCTATGGTGAACAAAATACACTGTATGAAGCGCTAGTAGATAATCAAGGAGTGGAACCTACTAACACTAATTACTGGAAAAAAACCACTGCCGTTCATTCTTCTGTTATAGGTATTCCTAAATACAGCATATTTAAAACAGAAAATGATATCTATTTTACATCAATGAGCTCGGTTGATTTGCTTACTACTGAGAACTATGCAGAAATTGATGTAGTACAGGGCATACCGAGAACATTTACAACTATTGCGCAAGGTTTAATTTATGAAGAAATAGAAATAGAAAATGATAGTATAGATAACAGTTTCTATGAATTAAGAGTTAATAATGATCTTTGGACAGAATATAATGATATTAGACAGGCCGAAGCTGATGATAAAGCTTACCAAATATTAAATAAATTAGATTTTACAGGAATTATTATTAGATTTGGAAATAATTTAACTGGGAAAAAATTAAGTGCAGGCGATACCATAACTTTTAAATATGTAGAAACTTTAGGGGAACTAGGTGATGCGTTATCTAAAGGTGTCGTAAATACTGTTGTCTCCACTCTAGTAGACAATAAGGGAGAAACTGTTGATGGATATTGTTATAACGATGAAGTTATATCGGGCGGTAAGGATGTAGAGCATATAGAGGATATAAGAAGTAATGCAAAATATACGTTCCAGTCTGGTTATAATGTAGTAGGTAAAAACGATTACAAAATATATCTATTAAATAATTTTGATTTTATACAAAAATGCGTTGTATGGGGAGCGTATGAACAGAACATTGATGATGGAAAAGACCCTTGGGATTGGATCTCTACTCAAGAAAACCTTGTCTACATTTCAGCATTTACAACAGGAGAAACCCCTACTCAATTACAAAACAATCAAAAAGTGGAGATAATACAAGATATAAATGAAAAGAAGCCCCCTACTGATATTATTATTTTTAAAGATGTTGTATTCGTTAATATGATCTTTAACACAACAGCCTATTTATCAAGTACCACCTATTTATTGTCAGAAACTAAAACACTCTTAGAGCAAGCTATCCAAGAGGAATACAATATTACAAATTTAGATTTTGAACAAAATATCTATGAAACAAATTATAAAGCTTTTATCGATAATTTTGATGAAGTAAGGTATCATAATACAACTATACAATTTTATAATGTTGAAGACTTTACAAGTGGAGACTATAGTCAAGCAATTCCTTACGAAGCTAGCGCAACTGCTATTATGATTCCTGTAAAAACAAAATCGGTATACGTTTATATTAAAGACACTTCGGATGAAGATGCTACATACGTTCATATAGGAACAGATAATGGTGGAGGGGGATTTAATCCAACAGAAGGATATGATTTAAGTGGAAGTACTATTAACTATAATACAGGAGCAATTCAAATAAAAGAGTCTTCAGGAATGAGTGGAGATTATTCTAAATATGAAATGAAAGTGGTATATAGCACATCGGAAGATGATTTAATTTTACAGGGCAGAAATCATATTTTCTATTTAAGAGAAGTTAATGTTGAAACTCTTTATCTTACCGAATAGGGGCGTGATGAATGGACATAACTAAGAATTTGCCTAAAATAATGAGAGGGAATTCCTTTTGGACTCAATTTGTTGAGAGCATTAAAGATGAACTTCTTAATATTCAAGCAGAAATAGAAAAGAAGAAAAATTTTTATAATGTCAAAGAAATTGATTCAATAGAAGAATTAACTGATATAAATAAGTCCTTAGGTACAGAAGTTGATTTAACTCTTTTTGAAAACAAAACCACAGAAGAACAAATTAACTATATGAAGCAGGAGACCGAAGGAATTACTTATAAGATAAGAACAAAAGGTGTGTATGATTATTTTCAATATGTATTTAATAGAATTTACGAAAGAGGCAATCTATATATCGCTTATGTAACCGATACCGATTATATCTTTAAAGCGATTGATTATAAAAGAACTTTAAGAGAAGTAAAAAATCATGATTTTTCTACACCTTTTGTAAAAACTTATAATGTGTTTCCTTTCTTTGACTTAACAGTAGATATACAAGGACTAGATGATATCCCGGTAAAACATTTAGATGAAGACCCGACATGGTATTTAGACTCTGATTTATTTGAGTCTACAATTAAAATTACCAATCATATTATGGTTGAATTTATATTAGATGAAATAGTATCACAATTTGATAATAGCATAAGTGGTAATTTCTTAATTACAGAAGAATATTTTAGATATTTAGAACGGGCTACAGAATACGGAAGAAGAGTAAGCGATATTCCTCATATAGGGGGGCAATTAACATTATTAACAGATATGAGCGGGGATTATAATGTTATATATGACATTGAAGCATACTGTAGAACTACAGAATATTTAAATGATGAAGAAGATTTTATTTATCTATTAGCCGGAAATGATAATGATGGGTTTTTTTATAAAAAAGAAATTAATTTTAATGAACGATATACAGATTCTAAAACAAATCCCACATATTTTATGATGCAATCTTATATTCCAGCTAGGGAAATATATCCGGATATAATAGCACAAGGAGATGGAGTTAATACCACTTTTGATAGCAATACTTACGGATTATTAGAGCATCCTGAGATAGTTCCTAATACTTTTAAAGTGCTCTATGTGCATAATGCAACTAATTATGAAGGGTACGATGATGGGAATGGTAATATAACAAGTGATGATGGAAGTACACACGGTTCAATCACCTATGCTACGGGAGCTTATACTATAATAACCTATGACGATGGGGAGGAGATAAGTTATGCCCCTGATGATGGAACTAATATCGAAACAAGATATAAAACTAAAAAAGATTTAAAAATTTCTAAGATAAGAGTATTAAATAGCGATGAAAATGCAGTAATAGAAGGAAATTTTCCATTAGTTCAATTTTATAATGAAAATAATTATTTAAGCATACAATGTATTGTTTATAACAGCGAGAGTTAGGATAACATACTAATATTATATAATATACAAAGGGAGAAAATTTAATGAGTAGAAATATAACAGATTTTGGAACTCAAAAAATCTATTTTGATTATGCTGCTCCGGCAATATCGGAAGAATTTAATAATATAATGCATAAAGTAGTGAGAAGCGGTTTATATAGAGGGGGTAGTTTATCAGTTGAGTCAACATCACAAGTTAGAATATCCCCAATGGTTGTATTTATAGAGAATTCTAATAAATCTAGTGCTGATTTATCAGTACGAATTGAAACCACTGAAGATATAGTTCTAAATATAGACGAAACCGACCCATTTGTGATTTGTCATTATGAATGGTATAACGATCCTGTCTCTTACATGGAAGTTAAAACAGTAGCAGGAGGTTTAATAGGAGAGTACGATTTAATACTGGGAAGTGGGGTTTTTACTAACGGGGATTTAACTGGATTTGATACAACCGAAAGAGATTATATATCTTGGGATGCTGATACCACTAGATTAGGAGAGTCAGCTACGATAGTAAGTTCCCCATCCGGAGGAACTCAAACTAATTTAAGCGGGGAAACTGATATAGTAACTGCAATACAAGAAGTGTTCAACAGATTGATTGATTTAAGTGGAGTAGAAGACGATGCGGTTAAGAATCGACATATTGATTTTGGCACTTCAGCAACTCAAATAAACAGTAATGATATTCCTATAGGAAAAAATATAACCACCGGCGGTACAATAGATAGTGTTACACAATCCGATATTACTTCCAATGTTATTGAAATACTGTTTGATGCTTTAGCTGATTTAAGTGGAGCAGATGACAATTCTGTAAAAGAACGACATGTTGATTTTGGTACAGGACAAAATCAAATTGACGGGGATTTACTTCCTCTAGGAACCGCAATATCTAAAGTAATTTCAGAAGCTACTAATGTAGATTTTGCTAACAGTAAAAAAATAAGAGAAGCCCTGAAAGACACTATAGATAGAATTGCTCAAGTATCAGATCAAGTAACTACGAATAAAAACAGCATAAGTTCTTTACAGACAGATGTAAATACAAATAGCGATAGAATAGATAAGACCTATGGAATTCCTGTAGGAACTATAATGATGTTTGACGGAAGTAATTGGCAAGATGATGTTACTCTGCCTGGATGGTATGCTTGTGTAGCCGCAAATAGTGTACACGGAGCTCCTGATTTAGAAGATAAATTTATAAGAGGAGGCAGTAAAGGAACTAAAGGAGTTGACTATGGAGTAACAGGAGGTAGTGATACTGCTACTTTAAATAGTAATAATCTACCTCCTCATACTCATAGTATTAGTTTATCTCACAATGCAAGTATAGGAGCTACAGCTCCCAGTCACAGTCATGGAATGGCACATACGCATAAATATACGAGATTTACCGTTGATTATCATCGTACTACTGTTGTTACAGAAAATATTAACAAGTTATGGGCAGGCCGGTCTGAGGTAAATACAGGCGGTTCAAGTAGTGCAAATACAGGTGTTTCTGCACCATCGCATAGCCATTCTATTTCTATTAGCAATCATTCTGGTAATACAGGGAACGGGGGGTTTGCTAATTCAGCATTTAGCATCGTTCCCCAATATTATTCTGTTATCTATATAAGAAAGTGTTATCAAAGGTAAGGTATGGGTACTGAGCAGTTTGATGATATAGTTGGGAAAAAGATAAAATCTAATCTTGAAATAACCACTGAGGAAAAATATCCCGGTAATCCCGAGTACGCTAACAATGTAGATGGAGATTATACTAATGCAATTGGTGATGCGGTTGAAGCGTATGTCAATGGAGAAGAAACTCAACCACCCGATATTCCTCAATGGGATTCCCCAGCTTACGACTTAGAAATAATAGAAGATGGAACGGGTCTAAAAAAACCTAAAATTACACTTCACTGGATTGATACATCTTCTGATATATTAACAGAAAATTTTCTTATTTATAAGACAGATAACTCGGGTGGAACTTTTGGTACTTTAACCTTATATGATAAAATACCAGCGGATGAAACTGATTACGTAGATGAAAAATTATCTTTTAATACAGGATACCGTTATGCAATAAGAGCGGAAGATAGATTTCTAAATCGTTCTGATTTAACAGATTATCAGGAGATTACAACTCCTACGGTTCCTGAACCATCTCGACCTACTGATAAAATCGTAACAGGTGCCGGGGTAAAACAAATCGGTTTAAAATTTCAAGGATCGCCATCTTTTGAAGATATTTTATATTACCAAGTTGAATCAAGAAGTGCTACGGCAGATCCAGATGGATACGGTGGTTATGAGGTACCTGCATCTCCTTCTTGGGGAGATTGGGAAGTAATAAATCAATCTCTTTCTACTCGAATAATACATGAAAATTTAGACTATACTAAATGTTATCAGTATAGATACCGCTCGGTAAATTCTTACGGAGTATCAGGGAGTGCAAATAGCGAAGAAGGACATAGTGAGCTATTATCAGATATAGTTATCCCGCTAAAAGTAAAAAGAGATGACTTAGATTGGGATATCCAGGATCAAATAGATGGTAAATTAGATTATTATATAACACATTCTTCACAAGACCCTAAATATCATCCTGTTTACGGTTGGCCTGATACAAGTAAAGACGATTTAGATCATCATAGGGATATTTGGTATCAAATCGATACTGGGCTAAAAAAAGTTTTTAATGGTTATACTGGACTATGGGAAAATCAACCAAATATAACTAAATTAACTATTGCCGATGATAATGTCCTTACTCCTTCCGAGAAATTAATATTAAAGAAAGAATGGAATACGATAGCTAAAGAAAAAATAGTATTACTTACTCAATTTGGTTTAAAAGAAGGAGAAATCGGTGGTGTTGAAACCGAGAAATATAACTACATAAGCGCTTATAATACACTAGATAGTTATCTAAATAATATAATAGATGGAATTCTTAAAGAATCAAACTACTTACAAGTAATAGAAGATATTGCAGGAGCTACGGCCAGAGATGATGGGTTTATCTTTTTATTCTTTCAAGATTCTACTCCTACAGCAAATGGAGCAGGAGATTTATGGATAAATACCGAAGATGAGTTAGATATTCTTTATAAATGGAACGGCTCAAATTGGATAGAACAGACAGGTGTTTCAGAAGAGGATAGATTAAAAATAGTTTCATTAAAACAAACAACGGGTAGTGATGATGAGATTGTAATTTATTTTCAAGATTCAGAGCCTAGTATTCCCGCATCCGATGAAGATGACCTGTGGGTAGATACTGACGGTGGAGATTATCTCTACAGACATACTTCTGGAGGAACATGGGAGATAGTCGAATCTGCTATTCTAGACATAAACGGTGAAGAGCTAAGAGGAAAGTTTAGAGATTATTATGATGCAAAACAAGAATTAGTCAAAGCGATATCTGACGTATCCGCTGATGATATGAGAACAAGATTTGTAAATAATACCTATATGATCGATATCGAAAATGATAAAATAGACAGTACAACATACTTTGTAGATTTCATAAATAATGTTACTAGAACCTCTATTAAAGTCTATTCAGTAAAGGACGAGGATAAAAACAATTTAACTGGCCTCCAAGCAGATGATTTACTAGTTGCTACAGATACATTTAAAGAGTATCGATACAATGGAGCGTCTTGGGAAGAGTTAACAGAGACTAATACTGATTTTTTGCGAGCATTTATTGATGCTGATCATTTGAGAACAATTTACATTCCTGCCTCTGATGCTGACTTACCAAGCTTTTATCAGGCTAGAGACTTACTTATCCCCACAGCTACATTTTCTAATAATGATGGTTCTACTACTAAAGAATTTCAAAAAAATTCTGTATATATTACCACAGTAAATGAAATTAGCGCATTTAATAACGCCCACTGGGGATTAAGTATAAAATATACCGATGATACGCTAGCCAAGTATAAAACATCGGTATTTGATTCTCCACCTAATTGTGAATATAATGCGGGGGAAGAACGATGGGAAGTTAATACAAGTCTAGGCGATAGTTATGTAAGTGAAGATATATTTGTGCCAGGGCAGGAATATGTAATTTTTGATGGGAGTACAACAAAAACATTTGATAAGGGAGAGGTTTATGTAGCTAGCATAGCGGATGAGGAGGCGCATAGAAGAGATGGCTATCCGTTTGTAAATACTCATTGGGAAAGAAAATTAAGATTCAGTCAAGAACTGGATGATATAACAGAAGATAATAAATTAAGTCCTACTGAAAAGCTAGCTACAAAGAAAGAGTGGGAGATAATTAGAAAAGAGTATCCTTCGATAATAGAAGAAGCTGTAGAGCAGGGGGTAAATACTTTTAGTTTTAAATCGGCTTACGACGAATTAGATGATTACCTGAATAATGAAAGTACAGGATTATTAAATGATACGAGCACTACTTCTGATATCGTAGGCGATACTTTTAGATCCAAGTTCAGTAATTATTACGATGAAAAAGCTAAAATTCTTAGATCGATAGCGTATATGGCGTCTCAAGACGCTTACAGTGGAACTGATTATATAACAAAAAGAGAACATGTGGGGGAGGCGGTAGATGATGATACAGAATTGTGGCCTTTAACCTCTTCTGCTTGTAATTCATCTTTTGGTACAGAGCCTCTAAATAGAAATGTAGTACTTCAACCAAAAATGCACTCCTGGCTTGGACAAAGCGGGGGGGTTTTTCAAGAAACAAGCAACGTATTAAAAGACCCTTGTGATTTATCTACATCAAATTGGAGTAAAAACAGTTGCACTACTGAACTTGTAGAAAAAAAGATAGTAAACTTTCCGTTTACCAAAGCTGAATCGTCAACAGCTTCGGGGTATGTTTATCAAACCTTTGTTCCTACTGCCTCAAGAATAGCGGTGAGTGCTGTGGTGGAAAAAGGCAATACGGATAATACAGCTTTATATCTTTATGATTCTACTGCAGGTACATATATTGAAAGAGGGCTGTTTACATTCAGCACTGAAACCTTTACTCCAGATGATAGTTCAACAATTTATGAAGTAATAACTATAGAACAATATAGACGGTACGTAATTAAATACTCTGTCGATGTAACTGGTGGAAATACTTTACAATTACGATGTTATGCAGCATGGAATGGTTTAGCGGGAGATTTTACTTATTGGGCTGCTGTACAGGTTACTGAAACTAATTACCCCGTAGCTTTTATTTCTCCAAAGAAATACCCCTCGCTCACCCGACCTAAAAGTGGATGGAAATACAATTTTCCTCTACAATCACAAATGCGAATAAAAATGGAAGTAACACCTTGGTTTAATTATGGTACGAGTATTAATCATCGATTTTATGAGTGGTATATAGATGATACACATCGTTTAATATTATATTACGAAGCATCTGATGATAAAATTTGTATATATTGGAGAGATGGAGGTACTGTTAGATATCTTCGATCTCCTCAATTTGATGACAGTACCTCTTATCTCAATATTAATCAAAGACTGAAAATAGATGTAGCATTTGATCCTAATGGCTCAGGAAGTTTTCTTAAAATTTATGATAAAGATGATAATCTGCTCTCGGAAGATACAACATGGGATGGAACCCCTGATACTTTTACATCTAATTTTAATAATTTTTATGTGGGACAATATGAAACTGGACTACAAGCCGATTCTGAAATACACTCTTTACAAATTTGGTCGGGGGCTCTTACCGACACTGGAGATCCTACATTTCAATTAAAACCAGAACCTTTAATTTACGGATATCTTGAACAGAAAGAAACAAAAAGCGATACAGTTGGGGTATTTAATGAAATCAATACTCTGGTTTCAGATTCAGAAAATCTTACCACAGCAAATTGGGTTCCTTACCACTGTACAACTGAATTAACTGATCAATATGTAGAGGGGCATCGATTAACGAAACTTACAGCTACTAGCGCCAATGCACAAGCATATCAAACTGTTACTTTTACATCATCTGAGAAAAAAGCGATTACTGGAATTGTAAGAAAAGGAAATTATGATCCAGCAGGATTTTTTTTACATGATGCAAGTACTTCTACAAATAAATTATATCTTAAAATCAACTTTTCTACAAAAACAATTACTGGGGCAGTCGGTTCTTTAATTCATGCTATTTGGCTTGACAATAAGACAGTGCAAGTATACGCTGTATCTAATGCAGTAACTCATACTAATGCACATCGAATATATTGTGATGTAGACGGAGATGATTTAGGCTCTGCCGGGGATTATACCTATTGGACTGCAGTACAGGTATATGATAATGTGTTTCCTTATTCTTATACTCCTAACGACCGTGATGCTTGTTTCTTACAAACCCAAAGAGCGCTAACAGAAAAGCATACAATAGAGTGCAAAATCTGGCCTTTCTGCAACTACGACACTGCTGGAACCCATTACATAGCCTCCTGGTACGTAGATTCAAATAATTATTATATGCTTAGATTCTACTCTGCAAAGATTCAATTACTATATAAAAGAGGAACGGGAGAGGCGATTTTAGAATCTTCTGCCTACACTTCACAAAGCGATTGGAATAAAGCACATGATATAGCAATAATAGCAGATCTAGGAACAGGAGATACAACAGGAACAAAGTTAATAATAGACGGAGTAATAGTAGATGAAACATGGAGTGGAAACATTGATAGCTTCTCCCCTATTTTTCCCACCCTTACAATTGGATCTAAGACGAATAATAATACAGAGTATTTTGAAGGTTTTATATGGAATCTTGCCTATACTGCACGGAAAAAAGAAGTTTGGGAAGTACAACAACACTATCAAAGACAACGACCTTATTATGATATCAACTCTATAGCTAATGAATCTGATACTATTTACATAGATCCTTATAATGTGTATATAAAAAATTTAAAAGTATTCGATAGCGTATTTTTCGGTAGACAAGAGTCAGAGAGTCTTCCTTATTTTAAATGGGATACAAATAGTGGAAAAATAACAATAAATAAAACTCTTATTACTGCAAGCGACAGTTATAACTATTGGGACTTAGATACCGGGGGATTTAGAGTAGGCAATGCTAGTAGTTATATATATTATGACCCCTCAGGAAATGGTTCTCTAACGCTTAAAATGGATGCAATATATGCATCAACCTTAGAAACTCTAGTAAATGGAAAACTTTCAATTTCAATGGAAGGTGATTTAACAGGAGAACCCCCCTCTCTTCAATCTCCTATCTACGTGACAACCGAAGATACAGGGGGTGCTGATCCTGCTTATGGTATCATTAGCCATTTAAATGAGATAAGATTAAGAACGGGTAATGCAGACCCACAATCAGCTTCTGATGCAATAGTTATAGATAATAATCAAAATGTTGGCATCGGGACGACTAGTCCAAGTGCACTATTAGAGATAAAAACAGCTATAGCTGCAAGTTCAGGTCTCCTAATTACAGGTGGTGCGTCTTCTAGCAATGCTCTCAAAGTCGCTGGAAGCGCAGGAGATGGTGGGGGGAATGTCGTAGAAATATCTCCTAGTTGGAATACTAACAATGGGCCGACGGCTCTTTTGATTAATCCCGAGAATATTGGCGGAACCCAGACTGGAGCAAAACTGCTAGATATTCAATATGATGGTTCAAGTAAGCTTATGGTAGATAAATCAGGCAACGTCGGCATCGGAACGCCAAGTCCAGAGAGTAAATTGCAGGTTATTGTTCCAACAGCTGCTTCTGGCTTGGGGCTTCTCATTAGTACGGCACTAGGAACAAATTATGATGATACAAGCATTCCTTTTAGAATTATAGAGTCGGCAGGGACATTGTTTACAGTACAAGGAAACGGTAACGTCGGCATCGGGACAACGGGTCCGGGGGCGAAATTAGAAGTAAAAGCGGGTTCCGAAGGGCAATCTTCGCCTGTAGAAGCAATAAGAATCTGGGGTCCAAACAGTCCAACTAATATGAATTCTGCCCAAGATTTGAAATGGCATTTTGCTAGTGCGGGTTCTGCAGGTATAAGAGCATATCGTGGAGGCAGTTGGAATACTTATTTGCAATTTTTGACTAATGCTGCTTCTGCTGGTTCAGATAATCCTCAGGTAAGAATGACTATAGATGATACAGGCAATGTCGGCATCGGGACGTCGAATCCAAGCCAGAAACTTTATGTTTCGGGTAATATCCAAGCTACAGGAGCTATAATTGCAAATACTGCTGGATCTGTTTATGTGCGATATGGTATAGGTGATCCGGGAAGTGGGAATGGTAAATTAGCAGTATATGCAAGTACTTTAAATACCTTTCGTGCGGGGACTCAATGGGGGTGGCAACACTTTAATCCAGATGGACAAGGATGGTAAAAATGTATATAGGATTTGAAACAAAAAAACTAGAATTAGATAGAGTTGAAGCTCTATACCCGCCAACGATCATATTATCAGAAACAATACCAGAAACGACATATTATCTAGTAATTGAGGAATATTCTCAGTATTTTTATTTTAACGAAAAAGGCGAATTCAAAACAAAAATGTGGGAAGGGTGGAATAATTATCCGTTGTATACATTTAACCGTGATAAGTATGAAGCTGGAGAAGATCCTTTTGAACCATTTGACCCATATTCATCGAAAACATTTAAACACCGAATACGTCGAGAGCGAATTGAAAATCAAATTAAATGGCAACTACGATACCCAATCGAAATTAAGAAACTTCGCAAAGCACTCAAAAGAGTAATTATGCTACTGGAAGCTTCAGGAGCAAATATTAATTGGCCAGAACTAAAAGAATTTATGGAATATTCTAACACAATTGAAACAGTGATCTCTAAGCACCCAAAGGTTTCTAAATATCTTAATAGAATAGACCTTAAAACTGAAAATGGGGTTAACAATGATGCTTGATAATGAAGTACAACAAAAATTCTTAGAAGATAGCGGATATGCTCAGGGTTGGGGGTGGACATTAACTGATGAGGATATTGAGCAGATGAAAAATTGCGATAACCGTGATGTTCTCTACCCAGCGCTTGAAAATAAGCTTATACAGGAGTGTGAAAGCGAGCAGGAGGCGGCTATATGAAATTAGGAATAATAGTTAATAATCAAAATATTTTGGAAAAAATAAACAAAATGGATCTGCCCGGAAGTAAAGTTTTAAAATTAAGAAAAATAATAAAAAAATTTATGGAAGAATTACGACAATTTGAAGAAGAGAAGAATAATTATATTTTAAAACACGGTGAGAATGGAGAACTAAATAGAGACTCCAATCCGGAAGCTTATGAAAAAGCAATTCTTTTTCTAAACGAAATGATGAACAGCGAGATAGATATAGAACCAGCTCCCATTCTTGATGATAGCGATATAGAAAATAATAAATTTAGTGTTGCGGATTTAGATAGGCTGGAGGCCCTGGGATTATATAAACCCGATAGTGATGAGAAAATATCATAAACTTAATGTGCAAAGTTTATAATATGCATAAGGCGAGGAAAATATAAACATAAAATCTAAATGGGGGAGGCAGAGATGAATTATGAAGAACTTTTGCAATTTGGGGGCACATTCTATAATGATAACAACAATAATGCCGGAGTAGAATGGTATGTAGAAGAAAAAGAAAACCAGCTTATTATTAGAATTCCTGGCACTAATTCTTTTAGAGATTGGATAACAAATTTTATATTCTTCCCTATGTCGTATTATTATCCAGATGCTAAAGTGCACTCAGGTTGGTATAACGAGTATATACAGAGCGGAATAAATCTTAAAATGAAAAAAATAATTAAAGAGGGGGCTTATAAAAAAGTAACAATAATGGGGCATTCAAAAGGCTGTACTACAGCATTGTTTCTTACTCAATATTTATCTCTAACTTTTAAATCTGATAATGTTAAAATTGAAACTTTTTTGCTTGGATCCCCTAAAGTGGGCAATCTTAAATTTAAAAGACTATTAGAAAAAAATGAAAACGCCTTTATACACAATATTCAAGTAAGGGGTGATATTGTTTGTAAAATGCCTCCTAATCTTATCTTGTTATTTCTTCTCCCTTATTTTTTTCTAATTAATAAAAAATTCATATTTTGTTTTTTCTGGCACATTGGACACGGAAAAAAGATAAAAATAGGAAAAAAGAGCTTTATAACTTTTAAAGGTCATGAGTTTGATAATTACAGAAAATTACTTATAGAGGAAGAAAAAGAAAGGAAAAGAAAATGGATAAACAAAAAATAAAGAGTAGTACAAAGGCAATTACCTGGGCAGCTTTCTTACTTAACCCTTTAGCATGGATAGCAGACTGGTTCTTTAAAAAAAGTACCATCGATTATTTAATAAAAAATAAAATAGATATAACCCGTTTAAATGATATAGAAAAATTTATTACAGATATTCCTTTAGCTACCATTGCAACCGCCTTTGTTACAATAGCTACAGCATACGTAGCGGGACAAAAGGGTAAAACGATCAGCAAGAATATTGGCGCTCCAAAAGGCAAGGGCACAGATGAAAACGATCCTGATGATGCGCCTCCTCCTCTAAAATAATTTCAGAGATATTACTAATATTATATGTACAGCGAGAGAATAAACAAGTTTTTAAAAGAATATGATATAAATGATAATCTTGATTTTGATGATTTAAAATTTAGAGTTGGCGCTCCAATTACTTCTAGCTTTGGATTAGTCGCCGGATACAGAAAAGTAAACAACGAATATATATTTGATTCTGTTAGAATTCATACAGGTGTTGATAGAAGTTGGGGAGAGAACGGAAGCGTATATGCACCGTTTTATTTTAATAGAAGCGAACTACACGATTATGGTGCAGATCATGTATATGGAAGCCTAATACGTTTATTTAACGATGAGTATGGCTTTGAAATGCGTATAGTCCACATGAATCCAAAAACCGATATTGATAAAACAGCATATCAACTTTTAACCAACAATCAACCCATAGAACGAAATACTTATTTGGGGGTTTGCGGAACATACGGTAGTGCCAGTAGTGGAAGACATACCCATACAGAAATAGTATCTATTAAAGAAGAAAACAAAATACTGGATGTTATCCTATATAGGAAGTTTGGAGCAGATATTTATAATAGCTATACGGAAAATCACATAATAAATTTTTATAGATCAAAGAGGGTTTTTAAAAATAAAAAAGTTGAAGAAATTTTAGACCATTTCAATAATTTAAAAAAAGCTAGAAGAGTAGTAGGTATAATAAATGATTATTTATATGAATACAAAGATTGGTACTATGGAATGGAAAAAAGAATACGGTACAGTAGTGAAAAGTTGTTTAACGGATTATAAAAAAATAAAGGAGAGAAGAACGTATGAATTTAAATTGGAATAACATCATGGCATGCGCAGTTATAGTGATCGGATTAACAGAGTATGTCAAAAGTTGGGATAAAAAGGAAAAGTTAAAAAAGATTTATAAACTATTCCCACTAGGTTTTTCATTTGCGGCTAGTCTTCTTTTAACGTTTATAGAAGGTTTTACGATAAATAGTTTTCTCTTTACTGGATTGATTGTATTGGCTTTCTCAACACTTGGTTACGAAGCGATACTTAAATTTGTGCAGTCAATTATTGAAAAATTAAAATTAAAATAAGAAATACGGACAATGCTAGATAAATTTATAAATTGGTTATTTTCACACATATTAAAAGATAATGAATACTTTAAAAAGGCGGTCATAACGTAATGGCATGGGTACAGCTTATTAAATGGTTACAATCACAAGATACATTAACACTTATCATCGCACTTGGAATTTTAATATTTCTTATTTATAAAGGAATAATACGTATTCCTTCTATAAATAAGACAATCAGAAGAAAAAAATGTGAAAATCCTCACATAAGTTGTATTAATTATATTGATTTAGGGAATCGTTTATCAAAGCTTATGGTACTAAAAACAGAGATTGATAGAATTATAAACTTGGATATACTGAGAGAGCAAATGAACCTAGTAGATCAGATTGTATATGATATAAGAAAAAAAATGGAGCTTCATTTTGATAAGATACTTAAAAATCAACAGCCCGATATACAGGATGTCAATTCAAGTATTGAACATAAAATCTTTGAAAATATTGCTAAATTAGGAGAGAAAACAATAAGAGATTTATTTCGATTTATAATGAAAGAAAATCGCATTCCAAACAATGAAGCTGAATTTATCCTATACGCTAAAAACAGGGCTAATAACGTTATTAACCGAGTAATTGAAGAGCTTTCAGTTAACTGGCATCGAGGACTCAGCATTACTAAAGAAATTTATATGAAAGCTTACTATGGAAAAATACAAGATTTCCGTGATTTAAACTCTGAAATCGAAGAACAAATAATAACCACACTAAAGAGATGTAGGGACATTAACAACAGAAAATGGCTTGAAATTATGCAATATGATGATGAAGCTGCCGCTTTATTCCCCGAAATATATGAAGAAGCAATGAAGAAAGAAGGAGAAAAGCGGCAGACATGACTAGAATTGTATTTTAAAATACTTATATACTCTCGCCTCGAAATAAAAAAGTTCTTTTCTTAACTCTTCCATTCTTAAGTTATTTTTTTCTGGAATATTTTTATAAAAATCAAACTTAGCATCTTCAGGATCTGTTGGATGTCGTTCGCTGTTTGCTTTATTAAGATGTCGATTAAAACTTACGTAGTGTGGTTCTTTTTTAGCCCTCTCAATAGCGATACGCCTTCCTAAATCTTTAGAAAAGGTGTCCTTTGGATGACATAGCGACCACCCGATCCTGTCTTTTTCTAATGCAACTAAGCATCCATAAGGTTGACGATTCTCTTTTCTTATGTACTGAACTAACATAATCATTCCTCCATCTTAATTTTTTTCAAGATCAAATAATGTTTTAACATATTTGATCTAATATTCTCAGTTTCTAAATTCATTCTAGTTTTTTTCCTCTTCTGCACTAAAAAAAGAATTAAAAGATACTATAAGAAAAAAAATCAAAACGGCTTTTATTAAATACCTTATAATACTCCCTCCCATGTTATCTTTTTATTCTTTATCTTATTATAAAAATCGTATTGAGATAACCGCCATTCTGCACTCTCTATAGGATGTTCAACAGCGTATTCTAGATCTTCCAGAGTACTGTCAGCAGGATCTTGACCTGCCCCCGGCATAAAAACAATGAGATAATCATAATCATAAAACTTATTTATTTGTGTAATCATAGAGCGTCCTGCATCATCGTTATCAGGAAACAATATAAGATTTTTCACTTTACTCAGCAGCTTCTTTTGACCGGTACCTAACGAACTACCTAGTGTTGCTACAACATTTTTAGAAATATACCTCCAGATACGAAAAGCACTTTTTATTCCCTCTACTACATATAAAGGCTTTCGCAAACTAATACCGTCCCAATTCCATAATATATCCGCCTTACTGCCTTTCGGGTAGATTACTTTCAATTTCTGCTCTTCCGTATAATCTCTGCATTCCATATTCACTATTTCGCCGTTCTCTAATAATGGAATACATATTCTATCTTTAATAAATGTACCTTTCTTGTTTTCTTTAGAAAAAGAGATATACGCTTTATTTGTATAACGAATATCAAATTCATCTATCATTTCCTTATTAACATTTATTTTTTTAAGATATGTAAGAACCTGCGAATTTGACAAAGGATTATATAAACGCCCACCTGATATTCTTAACTCTTTCTTTAATTGTTTCTTCTCTGCTATAAGTTGATTTTGACCTAATGTCTGATTAAAAAGCCTTGATAATACCTCATCGCTTTTAATATATTTACTATAATTTCCGTTAGAAAGTTTTGTAACAAATGCATAAAAATTGTACGTAGCACCGCAGCTCCAACATTTACAATAGCCGTTGTTTTTTAACATTGTCATTGAGGGATTCCTATCCCTATGATTTTGATTTATACACCGAAATTTTATATATTTACCTTTATCTTCGAATTGTATTCCAAGTTCACGAACTATTGATAATATTTCAGTAGTCGTTAAGTAAATCATCTTTTAACTTGCTCACGTACTTTATATTTTTCTCTTTTGCGTATTATTGGAATACTTCTTATTTTATTAATATACTTTAATAGAGCTGCTTTAAAATATTTTTCATTAAATGAATATCCAACCCTTGATTTTTCAATATCTAAAACCGTATCTAACAATTTATTATAGTTTACGTTATTTACTATCTTAACAAATTCCTCCTCTTTAAATTCTTCAGGTAGTTTATTTAACTGATTAAATACACCAGCATCGACAAGATATTTATACATAAGATTATAAAGATATTCGTTTTCAAATAAAGGGCTCTCTATTAAATTAAAAATACTATCTACTTTTTCGGCATTAAGTAAATTATGTATAAATTCAAACTGATTAGACTGATTCATAATACCCAATTCTTTCTGTACTTCTTCTACAGTATATAACTCCCCTTCCATTACTCTATCAAGCATTTGTAAAGCATTACGATACGAACCAAGAGCATTGTTAGCTATTAATAAAAGAATTTCGGGCGCTTCTTCTTCAAAAGTTTTAGGGAATCTTTTATCAGCATATAAAGTATCAACAAGATTGAAAAACACTTCTTTTATATATTTAAAAATATCTTCATAATTTGCCATGTAAAACTTATAAATTTCATATCGTGTCTTAAGGGCTAAATGAAACTTTTCACTCTCGGTAGTACAAAGAATAATATATACGTTCTTACGAGGTTTTTCACTTAATAAAAGCATAGCCCCTTTTGCTTGAGCTGAATTTAACAAGTGTGCTTCATCAATTATTATTACCTTATTCTTATCAAAGAAAGGAACATAGGATAGCATATCCGATAAACTTTTAACCCCTTCTTTACCTAAATCCGTAGCATCTATATAAGTAGTATCCCGTTTAAACCTGCCATCGTTTATATCTTTACATGCTTCACATTTATTACAAGGCTCAACACAATCCTTTTTTATAATAGGTTCTTTACAATTGAGAATCTTAGCTATAATAAATGCCAGTGTGCTTTTACCCGTTCCACTATGACCTAGGAACATCATATAGGAAGGAAAATTATTTTTTAGACTTCTATTTTTAAATTCTTTTACTATTCTCTTATTGCCTTGCATTTCATCTAAAGTTTTTGGTCTATACTGTATTCCTAGCATATTACTCATCGTTGCTTTAATCTCCTTATTTTTCTATTTAAAATATCACAATATTGTAAAGCTCGAATACTAAGTACATTAATTTGCAATCTCTCACTAATTCTATCTTTATCGTTTCCTTGATTATTAGATGAAAGATATTCAATGTTGTTTAATATTTCTATAATTTGTTTCAATTCATTCATTATACCGCCTCCATTTAAAAAATGGAGCCGAGCGATATATTTACCACTCAGCTCCTGACGATGATTAGGAGGATTTATCTACTCTCTCAACCGAAGGGGCTAAGAGTTCTGGAACTGACAATTTTTTTCCATTCTTTTCGATACAAGCCACTAAATATCTTTTATATGATGTGGCCTGTTTATGACGTACACCATTCCTTATACGATAATTTTCCATAAATTCCATATTCTCAATTCTGTTAATTGCGTCATCTACTGTCTCATTGGCCTCGATAGTTGTTAGAATATATCCTTTATAATCATTATTAATATGTTGCCAATTTGCTTTTCGATATAATACTGAAAAATTTTCTAAATATTTTACTCCATCGTTTTCAGTAAGCCCATATTCATTTTCTAACCAATAATTGTAATAATCTTCTTTTTCTTCATATTCCTCCTCTCTATCTGCATCATCATCATATATAAGATAATCACCATCAGATACAAAATAATCTTTAATTTTAGTATTTTTCCAATCTTCGATAATCTTCACTACTTCATACTTACATACTCTCATTTTAGCATTATTATAGTCTGCTGGTACAGTTACTACATCCTTTGGATTAACTTTTACTAATACAGTTACATCCCTTTCCGATTCTAATGTACCGTAGTAAAGCAAATAATTATAACTACATACATGAAAGCCATAAGAACATGTCATATATCTATCAGGATCAACTTTGTCCCTATCCATTTCAATTATTTCACCTGGAGAATTATTTATACTCCTGGTATAAATGTCAACCAATATGCCCTCTTCATTCCTTATTACTTTCTTATAAGCTAAGAAACATCCATCCTCAGTAATTGGTAAATTGTTGTGTTCTAAAAACAAATACAATTCGTTTACACTTTGTGGAGAGGGATTTTCCATCATGTTTTCAATAAACTTTACAATACTCTTCCAATCTCCTTGTTGATCAATAACTTCTTCAAGTCTGTCAACAATAGCGGATCTTATCACTGTATCTTTATACTTGATAAGCCCATTTTCAATGGTGATTGGACTATCTTTCAGATAATTTTCAAATTTTACTTTTCTGTCCAGTAGTTTCTTAAGACTTTGAACTAAACGACTAACGGAATCCTCATCCTCCCATTGATCAAAAGCAAGTAGCATGTGACTTACTGGCTTGTAGTTATCTTCGGTAGAATGAACAGCATAAGATACACCGTCCATATACAACTGAATTTCATCCTTTGTCATAAAAAACTGCAATCTGTTCTTATTCATTTTATTTATCCTCCTAATATATAATATATATTTTTTATTGATAGTTTTTAAGTAAATCTATCAATATCTTCACATTTTCTTCTTTTATTCCTACTCCATAATAGTCCTCTATTGAATCCTTGTCCACTATTTTTAATATCGGGTATTTATCTTCTACCTTTTTAAGCAAATCGCTTGTTTTTATAAACATTTCCGATAATTTTTTATTATTTAATACATCAAATTCATCTACAGAATATTCAAAATCGTATATTATTTTTTTCAAATTCTTTAAATCCCTCTCAATTTCCGGTATACTACCTTTTCCTTTTTTTCTATTAATTAACTCTTTCACATCTTTGTCACTCTCAAATACTTTTTTATCACAATCGTCAACTATCTCTAGTATAGTTACAAGTTTTCTTTCAATATATGATAAGGATTTATCATGATGCATTAAAAAACTTGTATATCCATATTGTTTTATAGCTTTAGAGCTATTAAATTTTTCTTTCAATAATACTTCTATTGATTTAAAGAATGGTTTGAATTTTGTTAATTTTTTAAATCTTTTCGTGTTAATTTCGTATCCATTAATTACAAATATTGGAATACTGTCATTAAGCACTTCAAGACTTTTCAAAATATCTAATTTTAAATTAGGAACTCTTCTATTTTCATCTCTAACATCTTTATACGAATTTCTATATCTTATTACATAGTATAACTGTGAATTATTCTTGTATATATCACTTTCTAGCAATTCTTTATATGTAAAACTTTTATTTATGCCATCGCAGTTATGTAAAATAGTATAAAATCTATTACTATCTTTATTTTCTGTAGCAGAAGAGTCTGTTTTACTTCTCTCTCTACCTGGTTTTCTTATATATTTAAGTTCACTTATCTTATTTAGCTCTCCATCAACTCCCAATTTTTGAATATAATCTTCTGGAATGACTAATGCATGAAAGTTATATTGTCTCATGTTTTGTTTTAATTTGTATATTCCGCTATTTGGATTATTTTCATCATTTATAAAAATTTTTGTCTTAGGAGACCCGATTTCACTATAAGAAATAAATGAATTTAAAACAGATGATTTTAAAACTACTCTATCTTCATAAGTATCATAAAAAGAACCTTTTTTTTGAACTTTAAAAAATTTTATTTTCTTTCTATCATCACTATTATCTATTTCCAATGCCTTTTGTAAAGGTTTTCCTTTATACCAAACGTTTCTATTAATAAAATCACGAAAAAAATCAACTTTAGAAACGATAGTATAGTAACTTCTAATCACTTCTAACAATGTCTTATTATCACTGAAATATTCTTCTTGAATTTCATCTTGAACTTTCTTTACAATTTCTTTTAATTTTAATATAAGATTATTTACAGTTCGTGTATCTAATGAAAGCGCCTCCCTACTTGGGGCAATATCAAGCTTACCAATTGGAAATTCTATCACTATAAGTAAACTACGAAGAAAATGCGTAATGATAGTCTTAAGCTCATTGTTTAAAAGATTGCTATCAGATATCAACCCCGATTTTGATAACGAATCAACTCTATATTCAACGTTCCCTTGCACAGCAATAAGACCGTTGTTATATCGTCCTTTATATATTCTCCAATCACTTCCTTTAAATATAGCATCTTTAGGGTATTCAAGTGGAGCAAAATCACCTTCTCCACCTATAACTCTTGGCTTAATCCGAAAGGGGCGAAATACTTCTTTAGCGTTTGCCTCCCACATGTAAAAGTCTCCCTTATCTACTTCAACTTGTACTTTAACTCCATTATGCTCAGAAGTACTCATCTCTGTTACTTTTGAAATACAAGGAATGTTTTCCTCATTAAGATAACAGGCATAGATTTTCTTTTCCCCATTATATACCGACTCAACAGTAAAGGATTCCTTATACGCAAAAGGAGATTTACTCCCCAAACCCAAGACACCCACAAAGTCATTGCTTTCAGTTTTATCGCTTCCAAAATAGCTACTGTATAACGATAAAACTTTTTCCTCACTCATTCCTGTACCATAGTCTTTAACATAGAAGTATGGTTCAAGGGAATTAGGAAGATGCACTTCAAATGGTTCTCTTTCTTTACCTGCCTCTACATGTGAATCGTATGCATTGGTAGAGAGCTCACGAATAACAGCCTTTATTTTATTTGTATATAATTTATCTGAGAGAATTTGAAAAGCTTTTGGACTGGCAGTGATAGAAAAATTCTGCCCTTGGAGATTAGTTTTTACATTCTTTTTCTTAATCACTAATTGCATTTTAAGTCCCTCCTAATCATTTATTGTTATCTATTAATAATATATAAATTTTTGCCAATTTTTTTAAATTTTTTTTTAAAAAATTTATTTTTTTAAACGCCGTCTTATTTTCTTTTCTATTCTTCCTGGCACATCTCCTACATAATCTTTCTCAATTTCCCTCACAATTTCTTTTTCTACCGTAGATTCTTCATTTTTTATAATAGGAGAGGATTCTATTTTTTCCCTTTTAGGTTCTGCTAGAGCAGCAGGTTTCAGTTTTACACGTTTCTCATCTTTTTTACTTTTCTTTTTAATCCCTTTATTTTTTCTTTTATCGCTATTATAAAACTCTATTGATACATTACCCGCTACCATAAGCAGTACAGCAAAGGGGTCAAATACAACACATAGAAGAATAATAAGAACACGAGCTGCATTATCATAAAAATCTTGCGCATTTTTTTCTCCATAAATAATCATTGCTATATATTTAACTGGGCCTACGTTCACTTCATAAGACTCCTTTTCATTTTTTAACTTATAAATTTGATCTTGATACTGAGCAATATTATCTTCTGCTTGTTTAATACGATTTCTTAATTCAATTCTTTCGCTTTCCTGTTCCTCTCTTTTTTTCAAAGCTATCGTTATAACATTTAAATCAATATAACTTTGTAAAGCGTCATCTAATAAATTAATATCTTTTTGAGCTCGATCTATTTCTCTCCGTTCACGTTTAATTAAGTTTTCAAGTCTTTCTATTTCATTATCATATCGGATTGCTACAACTCTTTGTCCTACATAAGCTTTTGACAAATATCCAAAAATCCCAATAGTTGAAATAATAATAAGAATAATAATAGCAATAAAGAAATAAACTTTGATAAGATTTTTAGATTTTTTCCATGTACTATAGAGCCAGAGAGTGGCAGATATTTTAGCCAACTCCATAGAGGCGCCCATTATCGTAACTCCCCATAAAGCGCCGCTAAATATGGTGCGTATACCTGTAATAGAGAAAATTGCTGATATAATAGAAAGAACAACAGCAGATATTATTGAGAGAATCCCTATTATAGGCATAATATATTAGTTAACGGAGGTTTTAAAAAGTCTCTATGACATCAATTTCTCGTATCTTCTCCTCCAATTTCTCTCGTAATATATTCTTACTTTTGCGATAACTTGTATCTCTAGAATCGATATAATAAAGTAACTCATATATCTGCTCACCTGTCAGCTCGATAAATATATCATGTGGTTGCATCAACAATTTTAAAGTATCTCGGCTAACGAGTCTAAAATCATTTCTTTTACAAGGGCCTAGAAATCCTAAATCTCCATTTAGAATATCCACCCCCATAAACCCTTCTTCTTCTGAAATATTCAATGCCGGATTTTCAGTCCACACTACACGACCTATAATTTCTCCGTTTGTAACTATGTCTCCAGTTTTAAATTGAATATGAGGGGTCTTTTTATACTCTTCGATTTGTTTTCTTTTATATTCCTCTTCTAATTTATCTATAGCATCTCTTAATTTTTGAAAAATTTCTTCCATATTTTACTCCTGTTTTTAATTTTTATTTTTCTTTCTAATCGTTCTTGAAATCCGATAAGAGCTAAAGCAAATTCCAGCACAAAATATTCTCTTGCAATATCTGTGTTACTATAAAACCGTTCTCCTAATATCCGATTATTAATAGCTTCGGTGATTTGATTAATATCCTGAATGAATGCGATTTCATTATCTTCTGACAATTCCTGTAAAAATGAAAAACCAACAGTAAACAATACCATTAGAATTTCACATATAATCTTTTGCATATTTATACTCCCCTTCTAATTTGTCTATAGCATCTCTTAATCTTTGAAAAATTTCTTCCATATTTTACTCCTGTTTTTAATTTTTATTCCCCTTCCCAAACTTTCTCTTTTAATACCTCTTTAAGAGTTACATTATGCCAATTAATATTTTCTTTCCTATACTCATCGAAAAGGTATTCTACCATGTAGCCCAATATTCTTGATATTTTAATATCGTTTATCATTTCGATTTTATTTTCCTCACTTAAAAAACCGTAATTATCAATTCGTTCTTGAAATTCAATAAGAGCTAAAGCAAATCCCAGCACAAAATATTCTCTTGCAATATCTGTGCTACTATAAAACCGTTCTCCTAATATCCGATTATTAATAGCTTCGGTGATTTGATTAATATCCTGAATGAATGCGATTTCATCATCTTCTGACAATTCTTGTGAAAATGAAAAACCAACAATAAACAATACCATTAGAATTACACACATAATCTTTTTCATATTTATACTCCTTTGTCTTTAAATTTTTTATAAGTTTTCTATATTGATCAATTCTCCATGCTCAGCATTAAAATCAAATCTTCTTCCTTCTGCATAGATACTATTATCAATAATTTTAAAATTGCTGTTTAACAGCACAAATAAGGCTTTAAATTTTTCAAAGTCATTACTTAAACCGCTAATTTTAATAATTTCACTTGGTACTCTCATCATATTACCCCCTTACTATCATTTATTTGAAATTTACCACAATAATCTTCCGCTCCGTATGTTACAGGAAACCGCTCGGGATTTCTTGTAACATTTGATATCGTAACAGATATCGCAGGAGGATTAAACCTGCATTCTCCTATTTTCTTATTATTTAATTTTTGTTTCCAATATAAACAATCTTTACATGTATACCTGCTCATAAATTTCACACCCCCATTACTTTTTTAAGAGTTTCTTCAACATTATTTCCGGGAATTACTCTATTAAAATTATACTTTTGAGACAAATACTCGTATGCAATTCTTACTCTTTGAATAGATTCTGTATCCATGTTTTCGTATATATCATTTACGTTTTTTTCTTCTTTTATATCAGCAATTTGAAAAGGGAAATAAAATACCATATCAGGTTCAAGATTCAGAACTGATATTTTACTTAAAAAGTATGAAAGTTGTAAATCTTTATCCAGATCATATTTATATATAATTTGCTTCCCATACAATTGATAAGCAAATGTACTATACCACCACCGGTCACAAATTACGGTTTTCCCATCTTTTAAAGCGGGCAATACTATCTTAGTGACATGCTCTACTTTATCAGCAAGAAATAGAAAAAAATTTGTTAAATCATGAATTTGCCAACGCTTATCCTTGCATAAACTCCTAAGCAAGGGGGCTAAAATACCATAATTATCATCCCCAGGTTGAAATGTAAATATCGCTTTAATTCCTGTATTATTTAAATATTTTACCATCGCTCTAGCAACAGATGTCTTGCCTGTTTTATCTATTCCCTCGAATACTATTAGCTTATTTCTAAATTTATCTAGTTTCATCTATATTATTCCCCGTCTTTAAAAATGGCGCTATTCTTTAATAATAATAATATATACTTTTTTTAAAAAAATTTAAACTAAGAAGTCAGGATATCCTCTGACAAAACATATTCTATCTAAACCAAATTCATCTATTATTTCCTGAAATCGCCTTCTAAAGGATACGCCACTTTTATACTTTGTGTATAGATCGCCTCCTCCGAAATCAAACCCTGATAAAAATATTTTGTCAAAACCTTCATACAATGCCTGTAAAATCCAAAAATACCCCGTATTACCTTTTCTATCATTATAGTAAAATACATTATTCCCTCTTGTACTATATAAACTAAACTTTTTACTTTTATAATTTTGTATTTCTCTAAAAAGTTTCTTATCCAATACTCCAATACGAGTAAATGGCAAATCTTCTTTATATGCATGGTTACACCCCCATAGCTCGCCTTTCCAATTTTGTATAAAAGAAATATCAGGCTCCTCTGTCCTGGTTACCCCGTTACCTAAAATGAGCACCTTATTAGAGAAATCATTATATATGGTTTCCCCATACAATTTTACTTCTTCTTGTATAATTCCATCATAATCATTCTCTATAAAATATATATTATCACTAAAATTAAAATCATGAGATAGCTTCTGTAAATCCCGTATCCAGTTAGCTTTATTCTTCTTTTCGTGATTGGTTCTTCCTAGGTTAATTCCGCAAATATAGATATTCTTATATTCCTCGGTTAATGCATGATAAATGGCAAAAGAAAATAAATTGAGATTAGAACCATCCGTATTACATAATATATCAAAATTTTTACCAAATTCTCTTTTATACTCCTGCGCTTTAAACAAGCCAAGATTATCTACAAATATTTTACTAAATTGAATTGATTTATCTAGAAAACGAAAATTGAATCCCCATATTTCCTCTTTCCATTCTTTAACAAATTGTTTAGATTCTTTACATAGATTATCGTTGCCGAGAATTAGGATACTTTTCATATTAAAAAATCGGGCTGTTTTCCAATGAATGACATATTCTTAATCCCAAATTCTTTACTAACAGATAAAAACTGTTTTTTAAATAGCGCCCCATTTTGTTCACTGGAATTATAAATATTTGAATTATCAAAATCAAATCCTCCTAAAACAATCTCTTCAAATTCTTCATAAATAGCCTGTAAAACAAGAAGAATTCCTGTACTCCAATTTCTCTGTTCTTTGAATAGAAAGACTCCCAATTGCTTATTTTCATATTCTTCAAATCCATCAAACTTTAAAGTAAATATATCATAATCATAATTATTGTTAAGCTTATATTGAAGCGCCTTATCAACCATATATTTTTCTCTACAGCCAACTGCTTTAATAGTCCTTACATTTTCCACTTCTCTATATGCTTCATTACATACCCATATCCTATGTCGCCACTTATTTATAAATTTTTTAACTGATGGTTGTAGACGAGATTTGCCATTCCCCAATATTAAAACTTTTTCATTTAATACAATATGAGCGTTCTTATTATTTACCTCAAGATGATTTATCCCCTTTAAATACAATTTTGCATAATAATCTGAAGGCTCATCACTCATAATAAAAGGCTTATGATCCTTCCCTATAAATATTACTTTATCCAGTCCAAGCTCATCTCGTATAAGTCGCCAATTCCTTACCCATTTCTCCTTATTCTTTATATGATGATTTTGTACATATATATCTTTTCCACCTAGATCAAATCCAATTACATAAATTTTATCATATCCTTTTATTATAGCCCTTGCTACCAAGGTACTGCCAGAGTCTTTAATAAATAATCCAGGAATATCAATCATTTCTACACCCGGAAGCGTTTTAGCTTTTGGATTTTTTCCAAATATGCGATATTTACCCCCGTATCTTTTTTTATATTCTACAATTTCTTTTAATGCCGATATATCGCCAATTATTAAATCTAATCTTGGAAGCGAACCGTTATAGTATTCTAAATAAGCTGAATTACAGGCCCAAATTTCCCCGCTCCATTTTTGTATAAAATCCTGATGTTCTAATCTTGATATTCCATTTCCAACAATAAGCACTTCTTTTATTTTTTTTATAGAATTCTGGTGGCTGTTATTTAAATTTTTATTTTCAATAATTGAAGGATTTTTCATGCTATATATTTTTCTCTATTTAAGAATTTTGGTTGCCCCTCAACAAATTTAATTTTATTTACATTAAACCAGCATCTTATTAAATTCATCTGTTTTCTATACGTTAGCCCTTCTACCGCCCTGTTCTTATAGATATGATCTCCCCCAAAATCAAAACCACTTAACCATATCATATCATACTCTTCATACAAAGCTTGTACTAAAAGAAGCATGCCCGTTTTAAAAGAATTAGTATAAAACAGCTTAACATCTTTGTTGACTTTTTCTATAGTATAAACATCATAATCAAGATTATGCTTCTCTTTAAACTCAAGCATATCAAAAACTAAATGCGTAAACCTGGTTCCTACTCTATCAATTCTATTAAGATTATTATATTCTCTGTAATATGCATCATTACAAACCCATATTTCTTCTCTCCAATTTTTTATAAATCTTCTATTAAGAGAATTCTCTCTACTTCTTCCATTTCCTAAAATAAGCACGTTATTAGTTCTTTTAACATTCTCTTCTTGATAACTTTTTACAGGATAATTAACAAAAAAGTTTTCTTTTAAATGATCTTCTCCATTCATATATTTTCTAGCATAACTATTTATAGGCATCTCACTTAATATGAAAGGCTTATGATCTATTCCCACAAAATGAATTCTTTCTAATCCAAACACCCTTGCTATTTTTCTCCAATTATCCACCCATTTACTTTTATTTCTTCTTTCATGATTTTTTACATATATATCTTTTCCGCCCAGATCAAATCCTACTAAAAATATCTTACCATAATTTTCATATAATGCCTTTACAACAAGCGTTGACCCGGAATCTTTAATATATCTTTCTGGAATTTCAACTTTTTTTACTTCTGGTATACTTAATGCTTTTGTATTTTTACATAATAATTTATAATTTAATTTATATCTTTTTTTAGCTCTATAAGCTTCTTTTAATGCATCCTTATCTCCTATTAGAATATCTATTCTTGGAATTTTTTTATCAATCAGGTCTTTAAAAGCCCAATTGCAAGTCCAAATTTCTCCTTGCCATTTTTGTATAAAATCCTGATGTTCTAATCTTGATATTCCGTTACCTATAATAAGAACTTCTTTCACTTAAATTTCTCCTTTAGCAATAATTCAACAATTCTAAAGTCCGTCTTTACATCTATTTCAAAATGGGTATAATAGTCCATTATAAAAAGCCCAACCGGATCAGTTAACCTGTTTTTTGATTTAATAATATTACTAATCGTGTTTATATACATAGCCCCGTTTTCCATATAAATGTTATTTTTGTAAAAACGCTTCTCTTGCCTTAAAGGCCTAGATTTAAAATCATAATTCAAGGGAATAGCCCGAGATTTTTGATATTTATGGGAAAAACTTTCAGTCCATAAAAACCTGTGATTTAGATCCGCTACTGATAACATTGAATTGTATGACCCCTTTTCATATTCATCAATCATTTTATTAACATCCTTATAATTAAGCAAAGGATTAGTAGCTTGGACAAGTATAAAAACGTCTTCATTATTTTCGTATCCTTTTCCCAAATACTCCAATATAGCATCCTCGGTTGTTGAATTATCTTGTGCATTTTTATGTTCCCTATCATAAAAGATAATTTTATTAAATTGAAATTTTTTTATTATTAATTTATATTCTTCCGAATCGATTGCAACTATTATTTTATTAACTTTACTTTGCTGTAGAGCACTTAAAACCCAATATACTAGAGGTCTATGATTAATCTTTTTTATATTCTTATCTTTTATTCCTTTACTGCCACTTCTTATAGGAACAAACGATATTATATTATTCATATAATATTAGTCACTTAAAAAATATAATCAAATCTTTCTAAATCATCAGCATATAAAGTACTAACTATATCAACAGATTTTTTATCGTAATATTCTTTATAATTTTTTCTTCGTGGCGCTCCGAAACTTTTATTAATCTGTTTAGGCTGTGGTATTCCTATTAAATCAAATATGTGGCGTATTTCTTTTTCAAAGTTTTCAAATCTTGCAATATAATCATAATTTTTACTACCTTTAGGAATTGCAAACCAACGTAACTGCGGTACATAGTGTATTTTATGTAAAGACTCTTTTAATTGAGTTTGAATAAAATCGTTAAAATCTTTTTTTATAGCACTAAATACTTTATTGTCATTTAAATCTTTTTGAGAAAGTGAACCTCTGTTTGCCCGTGACCAATACGAAACAAGTCTATCAAAAGGATTTCTTACAATAGTAAACGTAAAGTATTTATCCCATTTTTTGGGGTACGCTTGTATGTATCGAATTGGGAAGGCATGTCTCCCACCTACTTCTTTTGGATTTATGACCATATTTTCATCAAATAATGCATTTATCGTATGCCCTCCAGTACGAGGAATACTTACAAAAATCGTCTTGTACTTATCACTTACCATATTATTATACTCTCGTTGTTTGTAATATGAAGAACCCATGCCCATTAGGCCAGCTTTTATAATTATCTTTATATCTACACCCTTGTACACCCCCCCAAGAAATATCATCCCAAAAGATAAATATCTTATCCACATAATCAGTTATCGAATTTATAGACTGCTGGACAAAATCTTCCCCATAAAGACATCTATATATTGCTATCAAAATTCTTAATAAACTCCTTTAATTTTTCAGCATCCCGTATTCTTTCCCATTCTTTCTCTCTATATAATGCTTTTACTTTATCTCGTTTTCTTCTCGCCCTTTGATCTCTATATGTGTCATCCAACTCTGACTTACCCACACTGAAATGTAAATGCTCTATATACAGATCAGGTATATATACAAGCCTATCTATTCTTTTTGCTAAATCAGTAAGCCAAGTATCGTTATAATCTGCACTAAAGTAGGGAGGTACAAAATATCCTACTGTTTCTATCCAATTTTTATGAATAAAGCCATGGGTTCCTAACTCCCCACTATCTACAATTCCATCTCTACCGTATACGAATAAAATTTTATCAGGATATTTTTCAAATTCGCTTTTAACAATTCTATCCCATTCTTTTGTTTTATAAACAAGATCATCTCCTGCATGATGATAAATAGGACCTGTTGCTTTTCTGTAGCATTCATTCCACATATTACTAAGTACAATCCTTTCACCAATAATGAATTTTATATTATAATTTTTTTGCAATTCTAGTGCTTTATCTCTTGATCTTTTATCGTCATTATCAATATAAAAAACAATTTCAACACTATTAGAATCCTCTGCTTTAGAAAATGCTGAATTGCATAATCTTTCCATTCCTGACGGTCTGTTTCTTGTTGGCACTAGTAAACTAATCAACTTTTTACTCTCCTATTCTAATTATTTCCACTCCGGGCTGATCTTTTATATATCTCCAGGGGTCAAGAATACAAGAGCCTTTTGGAAAAGAATATGTTCCAAATTCTTTATGTCTTGTTCCAATAAAATAGATAGCTGGCTCTTGTAATGGAGGGGGACTTTTATCAATATACGGATCATACATTTGAGCATCTATATCTTTTTCCCTTAGTATATTCTTTAAAAGGATAGCGGGGCTACCAACTTCTAAATTAGTCTGTTCTTTAAACGCTTTTCCTAAAATAATTACGGGCAAATCCAACTGCTCTTTCTTTTCTTTTACTAATTCTGCCAACCATTCAGTTTGTTTTTCTCTGCAAAGCATAATATTTTCAAACCAATCGTACGAAAGATTAAGTTTTCTAGAAAGCCATGAAAGAGCTATATTATCACGGGGATGACAATTATGCGAAACAATATTAGATTTTTTCTCTATCCAAAATAAATCATCATTATTCTGATGATTTGGAAATAACTCTAAATTATACACATCCCCTTCATAATATAATGTTTCAATTTTTTTAATATTCTTTTTTTTCATATTTTAACACTCCTATTAGCTAATCTTCTTTTAATTTCTATTATCATAATATAATTTATCCGTTTGTTTTACTTTATCTGCTCGAATAATTTCCATTTTACCATTCCTAAATACAGGAATTAAATGATCCTCAGTACAAATAAATTCTTCATCCTGAACAGAGAATTTATACAATTTGCCTTTATATTTTCTTTTAGTTACGTCTTTTATTAATTTTTCTTCTTTTTCAGAACAATCGCTATTAATAGATTCTATAAAAAATTTTTTATTTTCTGATGAGTGGAAAATCTCATAGAAATCCCCTATAGTAAATATTTCATTATTAACTTTTATTTTTGAATCATATAAAACACATCCTCCACCATCTCCCATTCCGCCCCTCATATATTTATTTGATATAATTCTATCAGTTGCAAGTGAAAGAGCCCTAGTTACTTCATCTACATTTGTATTTGGAGTCTTATGACATATCTCCATAACGGTATTCATCATAACTATTTTTGTCGATATCGCAGTGTTATAAACCACTTTTATAAGCTCTGCATTTTCTATTGTTGTTTCAAATACAGGACGATCATGTAAAGTTTTATAAAAAAGTTTTACTGTTTCTTTCGCTGCAAAACTATCAGTTCCTAATAATACAAACTCGGGGTTCATAAAATCGGGTATTGTGGTTCCCATAGCTATAAAGAAAGGATTATAACATAGATCTATATAAGGAGACATAAACGGACGAATTTCTCTTTCAATAGTCCCTGGTAACACTGTTGAAATAATAACCACAATTTTATGTCTTTTTATTTTATTTAATTCCTCTGAAAGTTGTATTACTGATTCTTTTAAGTAACTATAGTCAAAATCTTTTCTTTCATCCGGTAATCTTGTAATTCCTTCATATTTTTCAGCATGAGGCGTTTGTACAGCAATAAAAATTATATCAGAACGCCCCGCTACATCCTTAATTGGTAATATCTTGATATTACTATTATCGAGTAGCTCTTGAGCCCCCTCTTCTCTATATGGAATTTTTTTATCTTTTATAATTTCTTTAACTTTCTCGGAAGGATCATATCCCACTACTGAATGGCGCCCAAATTTTTCTATTGCTAAAGCGCAAGGTAGCCCCAACTTTCCAAGACCTAAAAATCCTATATTCATTTGAAAACTCCTTCGTATATTCTTAAATAATCATTCAATATTTTTTCATTATTCCAATGCTTCTCCATAAATTCTCTTGAATCCCGCTGAAGTTTCTTTAACAAACTTCTATTTTCATTTAACTCTGTAATTGTAGTAGCTAAAGAGTGCTTATCTGCCAGCACCCAGGGCAATTCATACAATTCGCACTTTAAGAACTCGGTAAGGTATTGAATCATCCAGTCTTTTAAGTTACACATAACTACTTTCCCTTGTGATAGCCCCTCCAATGATGATAAATGATAGCTGCCAGTATAAATATCGTCAATATGAATATCACCTGAGGCTCGTCTTTTTAAACACTCATCAAATCGTTCTCCGTAGATAATATCTTTTTCTATAATACCTTTACTTTCTAATTCATTTAATATAGCAGAAACCTCGCTATAACTTTTATAAGCCCATGTGGATTTCCTCTTTTTTTTAAGTTTTTCCAACGGCTCCTTATTAGATGGGCTATAAGTAACTTTTATTCTTTCATTATTAACTTCCTTGTATTGAAGCAAAGGGTCGCATATATCAACAACATTACGCACTGGATAAAAATCATCTTTAAGTAAAGACTTCAATCTTACCGCTTGATACTGTGCAATACAAGCTATTCTGTCTATTCTTACCCATTTCTTAATAACATTAAACATTTCATTAATTACTTTCTCAGGCTCACCGTGCATCTGGTACACAAACGGTTTATTAATATTGCTTAGCATTTGCCATCCCTTGCTATTTTTATGTAAAGGAGGCTGATTATGAATGTGTATAATATCTGCCCAGTTAAGATATTCTTTAAATTGTTTTAAATCTTCTTTACCTTTACCCCATACAACATCTGGTATTATTTTCATACTACTTAATCGAGATTGAATGCACTTTGATTCTATCCCATTTTTATTTAAAAAATTACTTAACCTAACCGGCGCTCCTGCTAATGGTGATCTACAAAGATGCAATATTTTCATCTAGTAGAAACTCCTCATCGTTAAACAATTTAAAGACAACATCATTATAATATTTGTCTTTCATTAAATGTAAGTTTTTCCAACTATTGAGATAATCCTTTCTTGAGAACGATAGTTTTCCAACTTTCTTTTTATGCTCGATACTCTTAGCGTATTGCGCACTCTCTTCAGCACTTTCAATATAACTCCCATCAAATCCAACATAATATATTTCTTTATATCCCATATACGCTGTAAGAAAATAAAACGCTCCCACTACCGAACCTTGTGCCTGTACAATTATATTATCTTTATATTCGGTATTGAAGCTCCCCTTCCGGATATCATTATCATCAATATTATTTGATTTAAAAAAATATATGTTCTTCAGATTCTTTATCTTTTCATAAAGTGACATAATTATTTCTATATCTAATGGGCTATCATTTCTTTTTTCCTTTTTCTCAATATGAAATGAAAAGATAGCATGCGGTAGTAATACATATTGAGCTAAATGTAATTTATCTACATTTCTTCTAAGTCCTTGATAATGAAAATTAACAGCATACTGAACACTCTTACTAGCTGTAAAGATAGATATAGCATCAGTAAGTGTACAAATATCATACTGCCTTTGCCCTTCCAGTTTCTTAATATTCAGCGTATCTATAGAAGGGCCGGAGCCAATAAGTAAAGCCTTGTTATTTCGAGGCTTCCTCGGTACTTTTTCTAAAGTAGGCAGAAAAGGCTCTCTTAAGTCATCGACTGTTGTTATCATTTCTTCTTACCTGCTCTTCTTAATCGTGCCTCATAATTATAATAATCGGGGTGTTCTATGATTTTTTTTACAATATTATAAATAAAATCATGAGTTTTTATCTTTCCTTTTTGTAGTAATTGCCACATATACTTAGCATTAGAATATTGATCATGTGGATCAACACGACCCCGATTTTTTATGTTTGCTTTATCACGAATTTTCTTAGGCAGATAGTCTGGAAAATATTCTCTATAATCGTTGGGAATAAATAAATCAGGTTTCATATAATAAAAGTCTATTCCAGTAAACCAAAGTTCTTTTGGATTATATTGTAAAAAATGTTCCATGATAATAGGGCCGTACAGTACGCCTTTTATTTTTTTGCTAAGTTTTGCTATTGTATCAGCAAGCGTAAATGTAGGAATGGTTTTAGAGTATTTATCAATAAGATTCCTCTGATTTGTTTTCATTCCTAATAATTTCACCCCATATTTATCTCTCCATGTTTTTAAATACCCCGCCGGTTGCATTTCACGATTAAATTGTACATTCATACAAAGTATATCGCATCTCTTACCATAATTCTCCACATAAGCAACTTTATCTAAAAGAAAAATAGCGCCGTTTGTTCTTATTACGCAATCGAAACTGTCTATTTCTTTACCGAGATATTTCCCTTGTAATATCGGAGACGGGCCAACAAATATTACTCGTTTCTCTTCTACCTGCTGCTGTAATAACTTTTCTACGTTCAATATTTCTTCCTTATAACACAGGATGTATCTTTAAATATTTCATCTGGAAATTTAAGTACTTCATTAAAAGCCTTTCTGACTCCTGGATGATGCTTACTATTACTATAATCATGTAGCGCCAGGAAGCCATTTATTTTTAATTTTGGCCACCATAAGCCAATATCTTCCTTTACATTAAGAAAATTATGATTAGCATCGATATAAATAAACATTAAAGAGTTATTTTGAAACATTTTACAAGCTTCTTTACTTGTTGTTTTTATTTTATAAATATTAGAATACTTTTTACAAAGTTCATCAAATTGCTTTTCTACTATTTCCATAGGATATTTATATGAAGAAGCGTCATTTTTATCATATCCGTTTTTCCAAGCATCAATCGCTATAACCTGATCAAAATTTTTTGCAAATATTTCTGTACTATCTCCTACGTAAGAGCCTATTTCTACAACTTTGGCAATAGTAGGATCTATTCGCTTTACATAAGCACATAAATCTTGAAGTCCCGATTTTGCATTTCTAGCTTTTCGTATACTAATTTTTTCCATTATATCTCCATACGATAATAATACATCCAAAGTTCTTCTAATTCATCATACCCTTTATTTAATTTATCCCTAGGGGATTTATCCCAAGGCTTTTGACTTACAAAGTGAAGTAGTCTTACTTTTTCGTTAGTTATTCTATACAATAAATCTCTATTTCTACTAAAGAAAATTTTATGTTTCTTACCTTTCCACATTCTCTTCTCACAATTATATTCTTTCGGAAGAATGTGAATCATCTTTTTAAAGTATTTATTAATAGCTTTTTGATCCGGCATTGAAAATCCCCGCCTTGAAAACTGTAAAATATTTTTATACAGCTTAAAGTCTAGATAGGGTTTATTTACAACAATGACGCCAGTATTTATTCCGCTTCGTAGATTATCGCTTCCTGATCCATAAGCCTGCACTCCCGCCAATCTTGCTCCACATCGAAAAAGTGGATTTAAATCTCCTAATGCAATAGTATCCATATCGATAAAAACAACTCTATCACAATCAGTATAAGAAAAAATATCAAGTTTGTAATACGTATTTTTTAAACAATCGTCTGTTATTGACATATTAATGTGTTTATAATTTTCAAATCTTGGTTTTACAAACTCTACATTATCATGTAATAAAGAAGCCATATAACCTTTATTTGAATTAGAAAGCCCCATATCAATAAATCGCCATTTATAATTTAATATTTTGGGACTATTTTTTACCACCGATTTATAAAAAGCAATAAAGCCGGGCATAAACGCATTATCTATCATTGACAGTAGAATAATTTTCACTCTTATATCTCTTCGTATGTCCTATTAAATATATCGATTTTACAGGGATAGAACTCTCCATTTACTCCTTGTATTACATAATTTCCTTTTTCACATTTCATGTCCCCCTCTAACGTTTTTATAACTAAGGCATTACTTGACTCCACAGATAAATGACAATGAGATTTACAAAGTTTTTTTATCTCATCCAAATTATTTCCATCCCATCTTATTGCTTTCACAATGATTGGCTTCTTTCTGAATTCTTTCCACACTTTAATTACCTCCGATCCTTAAATTCTTTTTCTTCTCTTCTTCTCCTGGATATAATACTCTTGGCCCGTATCCTTTGGATAACCCCCTCTCAATATCTCTTACTCCTTTAACAAGCTCAAATAAACCATTAGGTTCAACTGAAGCTGCTTGATCACTACCCCACAGATTATGATTCAACGTTATATGCTTTTCTATCCATGTAACTCCATACGCAAGCACTGCAAATGCATCTTTAATTCCGTAATAATGAGAGCTATAACCGATTTCTTTTCGAGGATACTTTTCTTTCAACCATTTTACATACTGTAAATATAAATCATCAATAGAAGTAGGATACACACTATTTGTATGCATAATAACATGAGGATCTAATATATTAACAGCTTTTTCTATTTCCTCCTCAGTACTCATGCCCGTCGACATTATCCTATAATCAAATAAATCTCTACATAATTCAAGAAGTGCGTCGTTGGTAATAAGAGCAGATGGAATCTTTACAATATCCACAAATTTCTTCATGAAATAAGCGCTGTCTAAATCCCAAACCGATGCAAACCAGCCTATTCCACAACTAAAACAATAATTATCAATTTCAGCATAATTGTCTTCATTAAATTCAATATCTTTTTTATATTGCAAATATGTAATAGGCTTTTGTCTCCAAGGTACAATTTTTTCTTTATTTTTCTTATCTTCAGGAACGCAGATATCCGGATTTCTTTTCTGGAACTTTACATAATTACAATCTGCAGCACTAGCAATTGTAATAAGTTTTCTAGCACTTTTAATAAACTCTAACTTATCATTTCCAAAGAATGCATTTAAGCCAATCTCAGCTATTATCTTAACTTCCATATTATACTACTCCAAAGATAGAATAAAAAAATTTGAGTCTATTATATTAGTATTTCTCTTCTACTGGCTTAAAATTATTTCGCTTGTAGATGTGAGATAATCGATTGGATTAACAAGTTTCCCGTTTTTCCTAATTTCGTAATGAAGATGAATCCCATACGATTTTCCCGTATTTCCCATTAACCCAATTACTTGACCTCGTTTTACCTTTTGGCCTTCTCTTACATAAGTTCTACTCATGTGTGCATATAAAGTAGTATATCCGCCATTATGTTTAATCTTTACCATCTTTCCATATACAGGGTGCCAAATCCAAACATCTGTAACTATTCCATCAGCGGTAGCTATTATCTTAGTCCTATCACTTGCAGTTATATCTATACCTTTATGAAAAAAGATCTCTTTTGTGAAAGGATAAATCCTATTACCAAATCCCGATGTAATTCTAACCTCCGGACTATAACATACAGGAAACACATTGGGAATATTATGAGTATACTCTTTCCTTTTATCAAAGAAATTTTGAACATTATTTAAGAAGCTATCAAAGCTTCCTGTTCCATTTTTAATTGCTGTCACTAAATTTTCTATAGAGGTATTTTGTACAGTATTATCAATACCGCCAATATTTATATATTGTTCCTTATTATAAAGAGAAACTACAATATCTTTAAGCGTTTCTCTATACTTAATTTGATTACTCTCCAAGTTGTTTATTTTCTTTTCTTTTTTCTCAAGTTCCTGTTTATATGCGGTTTCTTCTTTTCTTAATTTATTTTGATACCAAATATTTAAATCGATAATAAAAAATATAAAAAAAAGAAAAAGAAATCTCCAAAATAATTTTTCATTCATTTTAAAACCTCTCCTACAGGCGATTTAAAACTTTCACAACCTTTACAAAGTATCTGTTTCCTTGATGTACTTTGTAATTATTAGTAACTGCTTTAGGACCAATATTATAAGCCATAATGGCTTTTTCCCATGAATTAAAGTAAGTATATAGCCACTTAAGATATTTTAAACCCACCTCTATATTATGATAAGGGTTCCAGGGATTAAATTTCTTTTCTCTATTCCAGAATTTCTTTTCAAAATAACTTATATAAACAGGATTTAGTTGAAAGATACCGATATCCCCGGATACCCCTCTGATATTCCGCCAACCTGATTCTACTTCAATTATTGCAATTGCTATATCAGAGGGGATATCATATTCTTTACATTTATCTATTGTAAAGTCTTTTAAAGGGGAACTAAAAGAATATAAATGAGTAAAAAAGTACAATAATATAACTACAAAATTCTTCATTTTCCTATATCACATATAAGCATGGTATGCTATCTTCTTATATAAATCCTCACTACATATTTCACAAAATCCAACATCTTTGATGAGGAACTTAGAAAGATCTCTAACAAATTTTTTGTCTTTGATACTCATATACCAGTTAACATAAGAAACAGGTTTTTCTTTTTTATTAGAGAATTCGTTTCGATATTTATCATATTTAGAAATTGTTGATTGAGATAATCTCATCTTTATAAAAGTTTCATACTTCTTATATTTCTTATTATTGTGAAAAAATTGCAATAATAGATTATTTACAATCTTTCTTTTATCGTATTCGATCTTTTTATATGTCGCTAGATGATTATCAATGTAATCTTCAAAATTTAAATTATTTTCCTCATCGATCACAGAATCTTTATTTAGACACGATAATCTTAACTTTCTATATATTCCCTGTTCATAATCTAATTTTACAAATGAATGGTTTTTCATCTCTGTTTTGAAAAACTTCTTAGCCTCATTCATTAACTTCATTTTAAAGATATTTGTTATATCAAAATTATCATCTATTTTATTAACATCAATATATTTAACAACTTCATTTAATATAAGATAAGCTTCCATTTTAAAATCTTGGAAATCGTCATAATTTTTTGTCCATTTCAGTAATTTCCCGCTTACCTTATTAACTAAAGGTTGATACTTTTGCCATAGCTTTTCCATATTATATTTGACATTCTTATTATTCTTAATTTCTTTTATTAATTGTTTATCGCTTTTAATTTCTTCTTTTATCTTTCTCATTTTCTTCTCCTTAAAATTATATTAGTCATAAGTTATAAGCTCCTAAAAAAATGATTTGCATAACTTTTCATGAAATACCCCCTATTATCGAGGGATATTCCCCTTCTATATATGTATTTGTCAAAGTAGAATTATCAGAAAACTGTTGCCTTACTCCGACAAACAATTTGCCTTTTGGAGTTTTACCTCTAAAGGTTATTTCAATAACTTCTTTCATTTGGCCAAAACAATTGGGAAGTATATCCCCAATTGTTATATTTTCAATGTCTTCTTTAGAAAACCTTTTCATATTATCCTCCTTGTAATCAATTTATTCTAACAGTTTAATTTCTTTTTTAATTTCCTTCTCTAACAAAAGAGAAGTATCTTTAGTGTTTACTGTAGTTTGACGTCCTCCGGTAATTTCTGCAAGCTTTTTCATAAACTCTTCTCCTTTATCTCCACCAGGGCCAATATAAATAATATTGACTGGCGTTGCAAGTTTAAGCGCTTCTTCTATTGCTTGAGATTCAGAATCGGGTAAGCCATCGCTAATAACAATTATTGTTTGTCTTTTACTCCGCGGCAATGTCGTACATAAACGGAAAGCTTCTGCCATATTTGTTTCTCCTGCTGGAAATGTTTCAATTCCTAGACAAGCGCTTTCTGAAAATGAAATATATGATGCCCTTGGATAGTCTTGAATTGCTTCCATTAAAGCATCAAACTTGGATTTACCCTTCACATATTCTGACATCGATCCAGAGCAATCAAGCAATAAAGTTAAACTTGATTGCGCTTCAATTCTTTTCTTTTCTTTTTTTATGTCAGCTAAACCTTTTTTTAAGCTATCTGACAATGATAGCATTGAATCTTTTTTAAAAACTAAAGCTTTTTTCATATTTCTACCCTCTCTTCTATTTCATTTAATATTTTATTGCATAATACAAAGAGCCGATCAATACAAGCCTCTAATTCTCCCTCGCTGTCAGTACTCTCAGCTCTCGCTATTATGCTTGAAATTTTTTCAAATTGCCTCTCAGCTTTTTCAATAAATTCATCATCAATTAGGTCTTGAAAATAACAATGTTTAACAAGCGTGAGAAGATTAATAGGAATATATTCAATGTCTTTCTTTTTTATTGAGTATTTGGCTTTCGCTATTACAGCAGGCAATGGCCTAATTATTTCAAAGTTTTCATGCATAAAAACTCTATGAGTCCCCGTATGAGAAAGCCATTTATTCTTTTTATCTACAATACAAAAGGCTGGAGGCGGCCTATCATTCCTTTTTTGAAGAGGATAAAATCTAAAAGATCTTCTTCCTCTTGAATTTAAACTGCACACGATAAAGACCCTTCTGGTATAAAATTCCTTTAAATTTGGAGTCCATACCATCGGATCTGATTCATGATTCGGAACAATTTTAGTACATGCGGTTGCCACGAACTTAGACGGATTCTCTTTATCAAATGTAAACATGAAACCGTCTCCATTTTGCACTTTTCCCACGAGGCAGGCCTTTCTGTGGCCTCCAAAATCCTTCTGCTCGTGCTAATCGATACATGTATCGATCAACTGCTCGAGCCAGATCAACTGATTTTTCAGTAACTTCACAACAAGCTAAACTTACTTGTTGCCTAAAATCTTGAGGCATTTCTTCTTCTAACCACCGCCATCGTCGATAAGCGATGGCAAGAGCATAGGGAAAATGTGGACGAGGGTCATTGTATATCTTCTTCATTTTATTTTCCTCCTTAACATCATTTAATTTTTAGGAATTAAATTCCAGATAGCTTTCTTTTTATTTTCAAATGCGATTCATACAGACAGCGAATCTTTCCTTGATTGTCAATTCTAAGCAAAGCTTCACCAAGCGTATTTTCAGTACCAAAAGTCTCTCTTATTCCATTACATTCTTTGTAAATTCTCCAGAAGAATTTGGTTTTATAACCATCCCAGTTACCTGATCGGGAAATGATTCTAGATTCTTTAATGATTTCATATCCACGGAAGTACCATTTCCCGTTTTTTCTTTTAGCTTCTTTTTTTAATTCCTTGATTTTAGTCTTATCATTGTCATTCATTTTTCTCTCCTTTACATTTTAAATTCATTAGTTATAATACTACATTCTGCTTACAATGTAAATATATAACTGCACCTGGAAATTAAACTGGGGCTAGCCACCAGGATAGCTATTCTATAAAATAACTACATCAGCATCGACGGGCTCATATAAAACCACATGCCCGCTGGCTTCTTCAATACTCTTGACAGAAGCTCCCGCCCAGCCAAACGGGCCTCCGACTCCGAAAGGGTCAATTTTAATAGCATTGAAAAAATCAACGCTATCCATGCCTTCCCAAACCTTGTTGTCATCAACAAAGAAAACTGCGTAAACATCTTCGCCCTTGTCGACGACTTGATCTTTTATTACTGTGTCATACTGCACAGTAAATTTCACTGCTACCTTTTTCATTTTTTCTCTCCTTATCATAATATTCTGCTTACAACATAAGCATATAACCATGCCCAGGAATTGAACCCGAGCCTTATACCACTAGAATGAATAATTGGAATTATAATTATTTATGATAAAATCTTGCTTTTATTCTCCCACTCTTAGTTGTGTACAATTCAATAGCATTCTCCCACTCTACACTTGAAGGGGGGTCACCATAGATAACAACCTCTCTTCTTTCACTGTCATCTACCCACTTATAAAAAGTTTCCTCCTCTATCCAAGAGTGATCCGAAAATATTACTTTTGCGTAATCCCTAAATACTTGATAATCTATCTCTCCATCCGTATAGAAGCACATCGCTACATCTATACCCTGCTCATAAATAAGGTAATCGGGAAGGTCGCTTATCCTAATAATATCTCCCATCCTTATCTCCTTTACGTTTTAGACCCGCCGGTCATAATATTATATTTCGCTTACAACGTAAGCTTACAATTGTACCCAGGAATTGAACCAGGGAATTATTCATAATAATTAAAAAGAACAGGCATTATAAAAGCCATATACCGGAATTTATTATACTGCTGCGATGATACAAGAATCAAAGGATTAAAAGGTTCCGCAGGTATTTGTACTTCCAGAAAATAACCGGAAGGAATATTCTTTAAATAGTCACGTAAATGATCGTATTCGATAGTCCAAGTTTCTTTTGTGTTCCAGTTTTTGGACATTTTAATGATTATGTCCGTGTATATGAGCGGTATCGAGCTAACAGGATATTGAACTAAATATTGAGTTTGTAATTTATATTTCTGCATCACCCGCTTGTGATCTGGGAAATTAATATTATCAGATTGAATCAGATATTTATTTTTTAGATCAATATAATAAATTCCTTCGGGCAAAATTATATCCTCGTCTGTAGTTTCAACAATATACATTCTCTTAGTATCGGTACTTACAAGAGAATAACCTGTTGAGAGGATATGACCGAAAAACGGCAACCGAGTGCCTTTCCCGGCAGCTACCTTCAAGTATTTTATCAGCGGTTTTAAATCTTGATGAATAAAAATCTGATCTTTTTCTTTCATTTTGTTATCCTCCGTTTTATTCTATCTATCAAATTTAAAATAAACTCTCGGTTCAATCTCCCCAGGACGTCCAACGTCAAACCCGATGGGCATGATCGGTTCTAATTCATAAGCTCCTAGAAAGCCCTCGAGAAGATTCTCTTGATCGATTTGATCAAGAGTAAGAAAGATTGCCTCTTCAGCTGGAGATAGGGAAGCGCCAACATTACCTAAGAACCAGAGTTGACCGAAATTGAGATTTTTAACCTCAACTTCAACTCTGTACCATGGGTCATCAGCAAGAATGATCCATTTTGGAAAACTCTGCCCCCGCAAGGCTTTCCTAAGATCATTTACAGATGGGAATTTATACTTCCCGTTTGTATTGATCGTTAGAGATAGAGAGCGAGGGGCTGGAGCTCCTTCTTTCTTTACTCCATCCCAAGAGAATCCAGGGCGGATTGAAAAAGAATATTTCATTTCTCTCATTTCTCCTTTCATTATAATATATTCTGCTTACAACGTAAGCTTACAGCCGTGCCCAGGAATCGAACCTGGGCTAACCACCAGGACGGCTAATTCCAATTTGTTAGTACTGCAATTTTTCCAAAAGCCACACATACCCATCCCATTCATAGCGAATAGGATGAACGATAAACCCGTCTTCTCTCGTATGGTTGCGAAGATATCTTTCTACAGCTCCAGGGCTTCTCTTTATAATTCTGTATGGATGATCTTCCTGCTGCTGCAGAAACCACATGAGATCAATGATCTCATCCTTCTTTCCGTTCTCCCAAATTTTTACCACGTCATTTCTCATTTCTTCACCTCTCCATTTTAATAATCTTCTCCAGGTTCTCTTCTTAGAACCTTTTGAAGTCTAATTTTATATGCTCGAGGACTTAGAACTTCTAAGTCCTCATAATTTTTGACGAAATCAAAGCACTTTTCCATATTCCCCTCAAAGAGGACATCTGCCCTTTTGAAGGAAACCACAACCCACTTTTTCTCCATCTTTCTCTCCTTTCTTTTTCATAATCTTCTACTTGCCATACGGCGAGCTATATTCCTATAAATATATCACTTAGCGAACTTTTGGCCCCAGCTTCCCCCTCTAAAATTTTAGAAAAAGTGCAGGCTCGGGCCCACCGGGACGCCCCAAATCCAAGCTTACAGGTCGGATATGTATCCCACCGTGAATGTCCAAGAACTTGTCGAGAAGATTCATTCGGCTCCCATCATCGGATGTGACATATTCTTGGTTAGCCTGATTCATAACTGAGAGAATTTCTCTCTCGGCTAAATTGAGAGTTGCTCCAACTTGGCCAAGAAAGAACAATTGATCAAATGTCATATCCCTGATATCACATTTGACTTCGATTCTCACATCTGGGCCATCATTAACAATAGTCCAGATAAAGCCATGCCCGTCCAGGGCTTCCCTCATATCTCTTACTGACGAGAAACTCCGCTCTCCGTCAGTGAGAATTATTAAAGTCATTGAGTGCGGGTCTGGCACTCCATGCTTTTTTGCCCCATCCCAGAAGAATCTAGGGCGAATTCTAAAAGACCGCTTCATTTTCTTCCTCCTTTAATAATATTATTAGTCTCCTTTAACAGAGACTCTTCACTATAATGCCCCCCGCAATATAGACAATATAAGTAATCTCCATACCCATATATCTTTATATCAGATAAAGATATGGGATCGCCAACATTAAGCGCTTCAATTGCACATTTAACATGATAGCGCAAAGGATTCGCTATCACTTCATTATACATAGTACTATTTTTCATTTTCTTTCTCCATTTAATGATTTTCTACTTGCCATACGGCAAGTTACAGCCGTGTCCGGGAATCGAACCCGGGCCTAACCACCAGGACGGCAATCCCTCTATTCCTCAAATTGCTCCCATCGGGAGCTATAAATATATGCTCCCGCGCAAGCGAGCATCTGCACGTGTTTATCACAAAACTCGCCGCCATCACCTTGACCCCACCACACATGCCAGACGCCTTCAGCGTCTTCCGGATACTCGAGAATCCCTGCAGGGTTCTCTAGCCCGCAATACGGACAAGATTCAGCATCTCTTAAAATTTCGTCAATTGTCTTCTTCTTCATTTTCTTCTTCCTTTAGTCTGTCACAATAGACATTACCATTTTCATCTACTCCCGAGTTACATCCGCCACCAAATGGCGAACATGACAACCCGGACGACTTCCAAGTGTAATCATAATACGGGCAATCATCACCCGACATAATTTGAGACGGTTCTTTATTCATTTTTCTCTCCTCTTATAATTTCATTGCTTTCCTTCATTAATGACTCTTCACTATATTGTCCTCCACAATACGGACAATATAATGAACCACCATACTTATATATCTTTATATTAGATAAAGATATATAATCATCAATGTCAAATGCTTCGATTAAACATTTGACGTGATAGCGCAAAGGATGCGCTACCGCTTCATTGTACATAGCATTGTTTCTCATTTTCTCTCTCCATATAAAATTTTATTAGCTTGTCCGCCATCCACAATTAAGACAGCGAACAAGGGGATCATCCCCCTCCAATCCGGTTACCTGAAGCTCCTGCTCTCCGCATTTAGGGCAGGGCTCAATCGGATACCCGGAACTCATTCCAAGTACCCATTCCACACCAACAAGGTTAAAAACCTTGCCGGATATTTTAATGGTTTTTTCTATTTTCTCCATTCTCTCCCTCCTCTAGCTTTTTTATAATTACTTCCATACTATCAGTCTGGAAGTAATTACTAAGACGGCTTAACATCATGTCAACTGTGCCGTCTTCTTTATCTGGAAAAAGCTCAATGCTTTTTTCCAGTTTCCTTTGTTCTTTGAATAGGCTATTAACCCGTTCTCTTAGTTGCTCAATTTTAGCGCTGTATTTTTTTACTTTCCTTTCAGCGCTCTTTTGAGCAATTATTTTTTCATTGAGTATCCCCCTATATTTCTCAGTCACATCTTTTTCTCTTTCATAAGACGTAACTTCCTTTTCCCCCCAACAGCCGCCCCTCATACCATCGGGGGATTCCTCAATATAATGACTTTCAACTCTCTGAACAGGGTACACCGTATATACCCGCTGTTCATCAAGGTCAATCTCAATAAGTTTAGAACTAAGAATTCCTTTTATTCCCTCTCCTTCGGATATTTTTCCACGTATCCGAGTTTCGAGCTCAATTCTCTCAGCTTGGCGCTTAGCTTCGCCGAGAGAAGATAGAGCCCCTTTCATTCTAGTAATCTTTTTTTGAATTTTTTTAATTTTGGGGAGTATCTCTTTTTTCAGGTGGGTGACTTTTTTAAATCGGGGCAGTAAAACTTTACGCCCCCAAGCCAGGGCTTCTTGGTGCCGTTTTCTTAAATCGGCTTCCCTGGCTTCTTTTTCAGCTATTTTATACAAGCGATAGGCTTCTCCCATCGCTTGCCATTCTTCTTTTTTTAAATATTTCTCAATTCCTGACTCCCAACTGCCATCTTCGTTCGGGTAGAAGACAGCAATCCTCTCCTCTCTATCGTCAGGGAAAACCTTAACGACAGAGACTCTGGGAGTCCATGTCCTCAGGCTGACTTTAGTGGGAACTTGCCAATCCCACTTTCTAATTTCAACCCGAGGCTCTGCTTTTCGGAGCGGTGTGGCGATAAAAAACCGCTCCTTTTCAACCAATCTACATTCCCACCACTCGCCAATGGTGGGCTGAAAACAAGAACGGCGATCTATCAAAATCACCTTCCCGTTTTCGTTTTTTCCAAAGAACGGCCCTTTCGAGCCGTTCTTTACTTGGAGGAGTTTCATTTAAATATTTAAATACAAAACTGATCTACGCAAACCAGCATTGATACTCGATCAGCTAGTTTGCATACCCTAGCCTTTCCCAACGGCCGACCGCTTGCCTTTATTGCGGTTAGCGTCGGGAAAGACACCAAAACGATATCGACGCTGCTGTCAGCCTCAAGCTCATCAAGAGCTTGAATGATAGCTGGAGGCAGCTCAAAAGCCATCTCCACATCGACCCAACCTCTAGAATTCTCGATCTTTTTCTCGATTTGCTTGACCGAGAATCTTCTTACAGTTTCACAGTCGACACGTGACAGCACCGTGCCATCTGTGAACTTGAAATCGTGCGGACTGGAGAAATTTACAACTCGCAGTCCATTCTTCAATTTTACTTTTGTCATTTTTCCTCCTAATCTAATCATTTTTTCGTTTCCAGCCGCGTGGGATTCGAACCCACCCCGGCTAATGCCGGTTCCCGCATCGGAATTTCACCTTGCGGCCGATGCCCCTGTCTGCAGCCAGGCGTCCGGGACTTTTTTACGGTGGGACACTCACCGAAATTTCATTTTTAATTAACTGCATTATACCCCCCTTTGCAAAAAAAGTCAATAGTTTTTTCTAAAAAAATAAAAAAATTTTAATTTTTTTCTGGAAAAATAGTAAACACATGTTTACTACTCCTATATCTCTAAAATCTCTAATTCTCCTGTCAAATTTAAGATTGCTATATCAGCTCATCCCCAAATCCCCATACCTGATTTTTATCATAATAATCAGCTATATTTATTTCAAGTTCAAGTGGAATTCCTTTATTCTCCGGTCTATCTTTCTCAAATTCTTCTTTTGCTACTTTAAACAACTCATTTACCTCTTCTCTATGTGTATATCCTACAATAGCGTCATGTACATTTCCACATAATCTGCTTTTCAAATTATTTTCTTTAATATATTTGTTTAATTTAATAGCCATTAATATCATAATTGCGTTTTCATAACTTTGTACTGGAGAATTTAACGCTATATTTTTAAGATTTTTAATCACTCCTTTTCTATCATCCTTTCCTTGATATTTTAATTGTGGCAGTCTCCTGATTGCCCCAAACGGGCTTCTTACGTACCCATCAATTTCAGCCTGCCCTTTTATCTCATTTGTACCCACAATTTTATCTATCCAACTCTTCAATCCACTATATTTTTCAAAATATTTACCTCTTATATCACTAGCTACTGCCCAACATTTAGCAAAATAAGATTTATTAGAAATAGATTTAAACATATCAGATTTATCATCATTTAATAATGAAAGCATTTTATCAACCTTGTTTTGCAAATTAAAATCATTTATATATTTAATTACGTCCCTCTCACCCCATTCTTTCTCAATAACAGTTTTAGCAAAATTAAAAGCTGTTGCACCGAATTCTAATTGAAAATTGATTCCCTTGGCTTTAAATCTTATCTCTTTTATATTATCATCCCCAGCTTTTTTTAATTTAATAAACTCTTCAAGAGATAAATCCCTTCTTAGTACAAATTGAGCAGTCATACTATGCATATCGCCACCCAATTCTGTAAAAACCTTCTTCATTTCTTTATCTTGACTATAAATAGCTCCAATACGTAACTGAAATCCCGATGCGTCTTTTTCATCTATAACATAATCCTCGCTCGGGGGAATAAATATCCTGCGATACCATTTAGCTCTTTCTCCGTGTTTCGGAATATTTTGTCCATTCGGGTTTTGACTCCAATTCCTGTGAGAACTTGTAAGAAAGGGGCCAAATGTGGGGTGTATTCTATCATCACGCTTCCTATATTGAAAGAATCCTGAATTATCTTCTCTTTTGCCCACAAAGGTATTCATAAGAGTCTTCAGGGCCCTGTACTCTTGAATAAGCTTAGCCTCTTTATGTCCATCGTTAATCCATTGAATTAACTGATCATCTCCAGTTAAATATATATTATTTATTTTTAAATCTGCATTTAATTTTTTAATTAAACCGGGCTTAGGCTTTTCTTTACTTCTGCCATAATCTTTCCATCCTAACATTTCCAATACAGCCCCCAATTCATTACCGCTATCCAGGTCAAAGTCAACTTTTAAAGATTTTATTATTTCATCTTTTTTTTCACTTATTAATTTCTCCAATTCTAATGAATATTTTTCAAGTAAATTCCAATCAACACACATCCCCTCTAATTCTATATCTAGAAAAACATTCACAGCTGGCATAACAATATCATAAAAATATTTTTTTAAACTCCATTGGCTCTCAGGAAATTTTTCTTGTACAGGAAAGGCTCTATCAATTCTTTCTATTTCCTTTACTTGTTGTTCATATATCTGATATGTAACAATAGCATCCATAATAGCATAGGGATATCTAACTTCTTCTGGAATCCTGCTATAATCATTTTTACATTCAGGATATTTCTTTTTATACAAGTCTAATTCTCTATCATATCCCCCGTGTATTGTATAGAGCCATGCATCACTTTTAAGTGATGAGCGTTGCATTTCGTTTATAACATGACTGGCATTCCATGTATCATGATATATGTTGATATTTTCTCTAGGAACCCCTTTTAGAATGAAAAATTTTGTATCATATTTTCCATTTTGCATGATAAGCATTTTATTCTTAATAAATTCTGAAAAAAGATATATATCAACTTTCTTCCAATCTAATAAGTAACCGGTTATACCATCAAAGGAGATAGTTACTTCGAGTATTTCGCTATCAGGATGCCAGGGATCTAGTAATTTAGTTTCAATATCACAGGCCATCTTACAAGCTTTATCTTTATTAGCCTGCAGCCACACGTTAGGGTCCTCAATTACTTCTTTCTTTATTCTTTGTTTTTCTATTTTCGGAAATTCTATCATAAAAGCGTTTCTAATTTGATGTTTAGCAAAAATGTAAGACCAATTATCAAGGATTTTATTTTTTCTAGGGTTGATAAAATTATATAAATTGTCAATCGGGAAAATTATAGAATCTAAATCAGGAGCATAAAAATAAGTTTTGTTAAATATAATATCATAAAAACCTTTGATATCTAAATCGTCGCTTTTAATAATAGAATATAACGCCCTGCCTACTGTAATAATTTTACTTTTTGGTTTTATATACTGCTTCAAGTCTATACATCTGTCGGCATAAAAATCAATTATTTTATTTGGTTCTTTATCTAAATTGAAATTGAAACAGTTCAAGACAAGTATATCTGCATCAACTATACTAGAAATAAATCTTAAGAAAATTTCTCTAGTTTTATAATTATAATTTTTATCTAAAACAACTACAAAATCATAAGATTGATCTTTATTAGATTTAAATACTACTGAATCGATCATATTATAATATTTTTTAATATCGAGGTTTCTATTTAGAGGCTTACTAAAAATCAATTTGCTCCCCTTTTGCTTCGATATCTATTTCAAGATTAGTTGCTTTAATAAAGTTTAAACAATTATTTATCTTTCATTATTAACATAAGGTATTTGCTTGATCATTCCATTCCACAATTTAACAAGATATAATTCGGGAAATTTACCTCCTCCCGCTTGCTTATGTCCATGAATATTATGCAAGTTATTTACATCAAACCCTTCCCTAGCCCTCACTGACACTTTCCCGTTTACAGCCTTTTTATTACCCCCCTGAAATGTATTAATATTAATTATATATACAATATCATCATATTTCTCAAGCAGCTTAGAGCAAACAATACTTACTCTAGAAGAACCATAATAAAGAATAAATTTATTTCCTCTATTATCAATTCTAATTTTCATATTCTGTTCAGCATTTAATAGCTCTTCCTGTTCTTTAGCGATGCCCTCCTGTATAATGTTATGTTCATAATCTGTCCAATACCAATCTCCTCCCTTCTCAAATTTAGAAAGCTGGAGATGAATAAAGGGCATAAACTTCTGCCAGGTTTTCTCTTTCGCTTCATAATCTGTACATTTCCAAAGTACTCTATTAAGATTTTGAGCTTCTTCCCATAAAGGGGAGCCTTTATTCCAAGTATCATATATATTTATTAAATCAACAAAATGTTTCACAATCTCAGGAATTGTTTTTTTCTTATCTTTAATAAGCCATTCGTAAAAAAGTAAAGTTCCTGATTTTGATATATCCACATAAATATTATCGTCTGAGGGGAGTTCCAAGGACATCTCATGGTGGTCAAAAATAAAGTAATTTTTAAAATTACATTTAATATAATTAAAAAAAGAAACGCTAATTGAAAAATCAGTTATAAATATAATATTATCCTTTCCCTTATAATCTTCAACTATATACTTCTCGTCATCATTTTTCTCTTCACCATATATAACAGGAATATACTGATCAATTGGCAGTTCAAAATATTTAGATAAAATTATAGGAGCAATACCGTCCAAGTCTATATAATGTGTCAATAAGATATTCATTTTAAACATAAACCCCCATTTAAGAAACATTAACTAAAAAAACAACTCAATATTTCTTTCAATCATTGTTTAGTTCCAGTTCTTTTAATTTTAAAAATCCATGTTTCCATTCATTCCATATTTTATTATTACTCAGATCCTCCTTTAAACTTCCTACATTTCTAATAATGTACGAGGGATGATATAAAGGAAAAATTGTATACCCAAAATCATCATCCTGTAATATCTTCTCTTTATACTTACCAATACCATTTAGTCCAAAGGCTTTTAATGCGTTATCTCCAAAAGGCACAACAATAGTATATCCTTTCTCCTTTAAGAATTTAAGTTCATTATATAAACCTTTCTTACAGTAACGAACCGCTTTTATCGAATCCGGATGAAAAAAATTATTATTGGGCGGCCTGCAAGAAATTCTATTTGTCACCCATTGTATATTTCTCTTAATGCCTACTTCAGCTAACATTTTATTAAGAGCTTGCCCAGCCCGCCCTACAAAAGGGCGTTTTAATCTATCTTCATCTTTTCCAGGAGCTTCTCCCATAAATATGATCCTACCTCCATACGCCCCCTCGCCCCACACCTTATTTTGTCTTTTAAATGGACAGAAATTACATTCGCTTTCTTTCCTTATAAATTTAAACATCTTATTTATGTTCTCCTCAATAATAGATAATTAAAATTCACACATCGCCTTTAAAAATATTTTTCCACTCGTCCTTACTTAAAGTTTCTTTTTGAAATAATTTCTCATCGAGATCAGTTTTTTGAATCAAAGCTTTTTCAATATACTCATCTAAACTTTCTTCAAAAATTATAGGATTAATAATAACCCGTTTACTTTGTCCAATACGGTGAAATCTTTTTATACTCTGACTCCAATTTGTATAGCTAAAATCACGACTGAAATAAATTACCCGAGAGCATTCAGTTAAATTTATTGCTGTACTCATTACTCGAAAACTGCCAACGAGCAGATTACTATCCTTATCTTGCTTGAATCTTTCTATCTTAGCATCTCGTTCTTCTTGAGTTTTTTCAGTATTGCCGTGTATAGTAATTGGATTATATTTGCTATACCGTTCTGAAAGTAAATCAATTGTTCTCGGATGAAAATCAAAAATAACCAGTTTTTCCTTTTCTTCATTTAAATAATTATTTACAAGAGAATCAAGAATATCAATCTTTCCATGATGCTTTTCAAATTTAAACTTTTTTACAAGGTCTGCTAATGTGCGTGAATAAACAGGGTCAATCTTCCCTTTTAACAACTCAGCATTTTCATAAGCGAGCGAAATATATGCAAATTTATTTCTTAACTTTTTTGGTACTAATCTTCCATCGTTCTCTTTCTTGATAATTGTAATAACATAATTAACAAGAGCCTCGTAGATTTGTTTCTGCAAATCACTTAATTCTGCATATACATTTTTAATATATAATTTAGGCAATTCAAGAACTTCATCTGATTTATATCGTACTACTAACTTTTTAAACTGCTTTTCCCACCATTCTTGTTTATCTTTATAAACATAATTTACGGCATAATCACTAAATCTATTACCTATATTAGCAATATCATCAATCCACTGGTAGTATGATTTGCCTATTATATTATTATCAAGAAAAGTTATCTGATTGTATATTTCATCAAATCTATTTGGAGTAGGAGTTCCAGTAAGCACATATCGAAAATCAAAATACTGTTTATGCAAAAGAATTACTTTAGCCTGTCGAGATTGAATAGACTTAATATTATGAGACTCATCAAGTATAATAGCTCGTTTATTACCAAATAAATCCCAAGGGATGACAGGTTTTCTATATTTTTTATTTAACCTACCATTATTTAACTTTCTAAACCAATCATCACTAAGCGTTAAGTAATGCCGATATGTCATGATAATTACCTTAACATTAGACAGGTCTTGTTCAAATGGATTTCTATTACTATTCGCTTGTGATATTAATATATTATCTTTCGTAAGAAAATTAGAGAAATGAAGTAATTCTCTTCTCCAGTTATAAACGCCTTCTGAAGGCGATACGATTACGATTTTATCAATTTCGTTTTCAGCATACAATTGATTCAGTAAAGAAGTAACAATATACGTCTTTCCAGTACCCATTTGAAGAAACAATGCAAGTCTATTCTGTTTAATACCTTTTCGTATTGCGTCAAGTTGAAAATTCTCATAGGGCGGTTTCCCCTTAATAGGCGGCACGATAAGATACTTCTCATCAAATATTTTCCTTCTAAATTCTGTTTCCGGTTGTGTTTCTTTAAGAGATTGCTGCATCATTTCTTCTTCATTTCTAACAATAATCGTATCAATCTCTTCAAGTTTGTATTTAATCTTTATAAAAGAAGAAGCCTTACCATACCATGCTTTATACTCAGGGTCATACCGAAATTCTTTAGTACTTTTTATAATATCTTTTATACTATTGAAATAATCACCATTGAATTTTATACCAACCAACTTAGCTGGCTCATTATACTCTACCTTAATCATTTTTTTATCTCCTTCTCATTTTGGGCGGATTAAATAGAATTTTTGCAGGATCCTTTTCTTTTTCTGCATCCTCTCTACATATATAAATATACATTTTTTTATCTATTTCTTTAATGTCAAATCCCAGAATTTTATAAATTATTTCAAGCGCTTTCGGATTAAATTTGCCTGGTATAATGTATTGATCAATTTCTTCTTCCTTTATTGGAAAGAAAGATATAAGCTGGTGATTAAGATTAAGTCTGTTTTTATTTTTTCTAAACTCATTTTTAACTTTATCGCTTATGTAATCTATAATATCCAAATTCTCTAGTATTTCATACACATCTTTATATTCACTACATAACCTCTCAACTATTTTAGTCTGTATTCTCGGCACACCAACAGGAATTTCATCACTTGCGTCACCTTTTATCACTTTGTATAAAGTTACAGAATCTACAGTGGGTTTAAAGTTATATTTATTAATAAAAGCACATAAATCAATAATTTGCTTATTTCTATATAGGTGTGTATTTTCACTAATACAGCGAGCCCAATCTAGATCTTCAGATATAAGCAAGTTTTTACTTTCTTTTGAAATATTTTTTAATATATAAGGAACAATATCATCGGCCTCATATCCTGTACCATAAACTATTACATATTGTTCGCTTTTATTAAGAAGAATAAGTCGTAAATAGTCCATTCCCTTGTAGAAATGTTTAGGCCTTCTAAATCGAATCATTTTATAACCGGGATCAATCATTTCTTGTCGTAAATTATACTTAGAATCATGGTTATCAAATAAAAACCAAAATTTTGTATTCTTTTTAGCGAAATTCCTCTCCCATTTCAATACGGAATTTAAAAATCCCCATATCCCCCCTGTTATTATAGTGCGCCCCTTTACTCGATGGGTCATATTTTTAAATATAGAATAATTTCGAGTATACCAAAGATTTGAATCTACTAAAATATTATCATACATATAGTATCATTCAGTTAATGTATCCTGTAAATATAATCGAAATATTTCTTTTAACATATTCTTATTTGAACTTATTTGTTGTAAGAAATTATCTAAATTTTTATTATCATTTACAATACTTTCAATATCTGTTTCCTTAAAAGCATCATATCTTCTTATTAATTGTTCAAATTTTTCTTCATTTTCTATTTTCTCATTATTCAAGTTAAACGGAATATATTTATTAATTGCCTCAACAGAGAATATATTTAATTTAATAAGAAAAAGTTTAATAAAAACTATCAACTCTTCGGGACTAACATCCCCCATTAAATCCAAGGTACTTGTATAATTATCATCTACATTATTACTATAGTCTTTATAAATGTATTGTATCTTAAGTTCATGTATAATTGCCGACATAATTTATTAATCTGCTCCTTTTAATACTAATTAATAGTTACTCCGTCACCTTACTGTAATCCGGTTGATAGTAAAAGGTAGAAATCTTCCCCCTTTTTTTATGCCATAAGTGCGCTTGCGCTTCTTTAAGATGACTGTGACCTTCAGCATAAGCCCATGCACTTATAGGAGCAATAGATGGGAGTACAAGTACTCTTACTCCCATTTTTTCCATTACCGAGTATGCATGAAGGTGCCCAGTATGAATCTCTCTAAACTCAGTTTTACCCCAAAGTTCAGGCACTTCTCTTGCCATAATAAGCGGAATACTATCTATTTTTTTCTTTCTCCCGCCACTTTTCGTACCATGATCAAATCCGATAAGACATTTGCCCCATCTATAGTATTTCCGAAGCTTAGGTTCATTATCAATTTCTACTTGATTTGTTGTACGATAATGATGCTTTAATGTCTCACCTAGATAATAGGCCCTTTGTACATCATGATTTCCGGGAATAATAGGAACAATAACGTTGGCAATTGTTAAAAGCATATCGATTCCTCGTATTGCCATTTCCACTCCATAAGTGAAGCTCTTTTGATATCTACAGTCTTCATGCTGTACGGTACCGGAAAACGTTGTGTTTTGAGCATTATCAACATTAAAATAATCGTTGCCTATTGGAAACAAAATTCTCGAAATATCGTATTCCTTACAAACTTTAATAATATTATCTACACATTCTATAAATTTTTCTCTCGTAACTTTAATATCATAATTTGCATCGCCCGTTTCTTCTCCCCATGCAAGTAGTCCTAGATGTGTATCAGGAATAGAAACTTCTAACATAAGATCGTTATTCTTTATGTTTCTCTTAATTTCGGGATATTCAAATTTATAATCTTTAAGAAACTTCTTAATTTTCTTAGCTGCTGTTTCTATAGACTCCTCTTTTCTTCTTTCAAAAACAGCTTTTATTTTACATTGATAATTTCTATTTACTACCCATTGATTCTTTTTAGTAGATGTGCCGTTTATAACGCCATCGTTCCATGACAAGTCTTGCTCTTTATATTTTGCTGATACGTCCCAGTAGTTCGTAGTAATTGTATAATTTCTTACTTTCCATACCGCCATATCGATTTCAGCATAAGTAATCAAATCTTCTAAAGTTTTAATATCCGGAGATACCGATACAATCGTCTGTTTTTTGTCGCTTACTGTTCTTGTAATAGTTGTTTTATTTGAATTGTTAAAATCTTTCTTAAACTCTACACGTAATATTCTTGTTATGTTATCATTAAAAGTTTCATAAGTAAAATTACTTAAAACCTCCCTTTTACACTGATCTATATTATTTCTTACCCAATCTTCTCCTTTTTCTTTTAAATAAAAACGAATCCACTCTGTAGAGTATTTAAATCTTTTATCCAACCCCTTTTTTTCTCCTTCTTTTTTTAATCTGTTTGTGATGAAAATCTAATTTATGCCCCCTCCTTCTTGATTTCTTAGCCTCTAATCTTCTCTCTTCTCTATTTTTAATTCCGGGCAGGGTAAGAAACTTTTTTATAATTGTTCGATTATTAACAACATATCTTTTTTGATAAGCGTAATCTTCAAACTTTCTGACAACAGAGTATTTTCCTTTTGGAAAAAAATCATTAAGATTTTTTCCTTCTGGAATTTTTTTTACATCTTCTTCAGTATAAAAAAGAACATGACCTATTATTCTCATAATTATTTATGCTCTCCTACACTTTTTTTGTAATAACGTTATTATATTTATCTACTTCATATCCTTCAGATACGAGCTTCGACTTATTATCAAAATATTTCCATCTGTTACGAGGATCAGTTATATCGTTTAAAATTTTTTTAAGAAAATATGTACAAGGAATTTTTAATTTAAATCTTTTTATTTCATTTGTTACAAGATTTCTTATTATAAGTTCATCTACTTTCATAATTACTTTTTCTATTCGCCATTTTACTTCCTTTTCTTGAATAATCCCCCCACTTGGTGTAATATCCTTAAGGGATATATCCCCCCTTGAAACCATACAGTTAAGCTCCTCAGTTGTAAATTTCTGCTCATATTTAACAACTTGAATCATAATTGGATAATGCTCATTTATAAGTTTTTGACGTATATCATAAATATTCGATTTCACATCTTTTGTAAAATCAAAATTAAAATCAAATAATTTTTTCTTTTTGTAATCTTTTCCTACATAATGATAAAGAGTAACTCCTTTATCCGTTATGATAGGATTATGTAAAAAAAGGGGGGATTTAGAACAAAAATTTTTAAATCTTTTTTCAAATTCATCTAGAAAAATTCTCACATCAATTTTTTCATCATTTACTATCATTTGAGTATTACCTCGTTTCCTATATCTTAGTAATCTTTGAACTTGGATAGAGCAACATGAATCTCTTTATTAGTCAAGCCTATAATATTATAGGCGTTCTTATCTTTATCAGTAAGATCAATCTGAATTAGAATATCAGAGTCATCAATAACATTGATAGCTTCATAAAAGCTCCTTCTAGCGATCCAAAATCCATACCCAATTTGATCTTCATCAATTTTTTCAACGTTTACAACATGTTTAATTCTGGTATAAGCGTCGTCATCTGACTTTATTAATATGTGTTTTTCATCTATTGCCTCTATGTAAACTCTCTCATTTACCTCATTATAAACGAATTGCCCTACAAATTCGAGGTTTTCTAAAAAAGAGTCTTTTTTAATATGAATAAATTTATCATGTGTGTATAAATTTATAATATCATCTGAATCTAAATTTTCAGGTATCTTTAATTCTAAATATTCAACAAATTGAATTTTTATTTCTTTATTTTCATCGCAAATAAAAAGTTGTTTTTTATCTTTATTAAAATAAATTTGTAATTCTCTGAACGGCAATGCTTTTATAACAGAAACAACCGACCTGTTAAAATCTGCATGATAATCTATTTCTTGATCACTATTTAAGACGGCTTCATAAAGACACGTCCCATCCGTACTTACAATCTTATTCTTATAAAAACGAACCCCCCCATAATTTCTAGCCGACTCATCACCGGCAAATTCCAAGCCTTTTATCATTTTTTGAATGCCCTCAGAACTTAGGCTAAATTTCTTCGCATTATCAAAATCAAAATTTATATAATAAAAAAAATCAGAACCAGAGAACGAGTATAAATTATATTCATTATTTCCCACGCAAAAAGCTTTATTTTCTTTTACTTTTAACTCCTCAAAAATAGCACAAAGAGCAAGTAATTCCTTACCTGCTACATAGAAGTTATCCACTTTGTCTGGATCAACAGTATGCTGAAATTGAACTTCAGCAATAAAATTATCGCTAGTTATTCTAAAAACAGATTCTTTAAAATCGAGATAAACCTGATTTTCATTGGCCATTCTAACTAAGTTAGAAAATTTAGAAAATTTCTCTGTAATAATCTTCAATTTGCTTCTCCTTAATGCTTAATTTTTTACATGATATAATATATATTAATTTTAAGAAAATTTTAACTAACATTACACTATGAAGAATTTAACAACAATTCAAGTATTTATAGTGTTTCCAAAAAGAAAAGATAAATGGAAATATTATATTAATGACAATCTTAAAGATAGTCATACTCTCCATCGTGATAAAATTCAACAACTCATATTACAATATATAAACTCTAAAGCTGGTAATCAAGTAATAGAGCATCTAAACAAATATCATGCTTTCATAGTATATACAAAACAGAATAAAGTATATAGATTACAAGTCGATAAGGAGTCAGCATTTAAACAAATGAAAGAAAAATTCAACAGAGAAGCATTTAATGCAGATAAAATTTATAAAAAAATAAAAAAAGAGCAAACAAAAAATGAAGATGATATGTTTATCTCTCAAAATAATGCGCTATTGAAAAAAATCTTAAAATAATGTATCTTTTAAAAAAAACGCCTATGACCAACTTAAACGAAAAACAAAAAGAATTTCAATATCTTATTAACGACATTACTAATGAAAAATCACTTTATTATCTTTTCACAAAGCACACAAAAGAACCGTCGTATAAAACAGAATATAAAATTATTTACAGACTTGTTAATCTGCAGTATGACGATCAAATAATTGAAAAGTTTTTTAAAACTTTTATCTGGAAAAATACAAATCTTAAGCAAAACAGAATAAACTCTCTCCGATCGTCTATCCAAAAAGCCAGAGTCTATTATAATAACCATAAAAGCAAGTTTGACTATGAATATGATATAATTATTGGACAAGTAGACTACTTTACAGCTTTGACAGTTTATGAAAGAGTAACGCTTAGGGCAATTTTAAGAATTGCAAAAACTATAGGCCGATTCGATAATTTACAACTATCCTTAAGAAGAATAGCTAAAAAATCAGGAATAACTCCTCCTGCGGTTAATAATAATATTAAGAAACTTATAAAAAAAGAAATTATAGCAAAAGTAAAAAAAGGTAAAATGAAAGTAGCTACAATTTACACCATAAACAAAGATAGGATACTTAAATCTATTTTTTCCAAAGAAAATCTAAAAATAGATAGCGTATCTGTTAAATCTAGCAAAAATAAAACTAATGCGAGAATATTCGGCGGGGGGGAGTTGGGCAAAACAGGGTATCTTATCTTAAATATGTTTTTAGACAACCCAAAAAAAGAATTTAGCATCCAGGAAATATCTAAAGCATTAGCAATAAGTTTTCCAACCTCTAAAAAGAAAATTGATTTTTTAGAAAGAGAGAAATATTTAAAATCGAGAGAAGTAAAAACTAAAGGGAGACCTAAAAGAATGTATAGACTAAGAGATTGAAAGGGGGGACTTTTTTAAATAGATTAACAATTCTTATATTAATATATATATATTAATATTAATATATGAATTGTAAACCTATTTAAAAAAGATCCTAATATATACTCCTGTTAAATATGATAAAAATATAGAAAATATGCCCGCCAAGTGCCGACTTAAATTTTTTTCTGTTTATGTGTATATTAGATATGTAAAGTAGAATTTGTGATATTGTATATCACATTTAAAAGATCATCTGAATAGATGATATAAAAAATTATTTATATTTATTTATAGGAGGCTATAAATGGGAATTAATGACTTTACAGAAGATATGTTTAACAGTGCAATTAAGAAGCACAAAGAGGAAATTGAGAGAGAATCTCAAAGAGGAGCAACATTTGTAAGAAATTTTGAAGATATAGTGTATTCTGCACTTCAGACAAATCAATTAAAGTTTATACGAATTATTGGTGTTCCGATGGAACACAGATTAGCTTATGATCCATTATATTCACCAAAGCTTGTTTATATTTCCTGGATAGAAGACGATGGAGGAAATAGAATGCGGGTAGTTTGGCCTAATAGGCTAGAAGATAGAAATTGGCCACTTTATCGAATAATGGATAAAGTTCTCTCTTATGATTATATAAGAGAAACTAATAGTAAACTTTATCATTACAGTAAAAAATATCCAAAGCTTTTCAATAGAGTATTTAGAAATTTACGTATAAGAGACATGGATCTTAAAGAAGATGGAGAGTTGACTAAAGAATGCAGGGAAAGTATTAATCCTTATGAAACAGGATGGAGACCATCCCAGTATGTGGTTATGAATGTTATTGATAGAGCCATGTACGATTGGCACAGAAAAAATAAGCATACAGTAATTCTTTCAAAGAAGTCAACTTTAAGAACTCGTTTAGATGGATCCCAGTATTTTATATATGAGCCGGGAGTACCTAGGACAGTATATGATCTGCTAATGAGTGATGAAATTGCAGGAGCGTATGGATACTTTAAAAAGTATGATATTATTATTAAAAAGCTTAATGGGGATCCTTGGTATAAAATGTATCACCCAGAAGAAGAGAAAAAGTTTATGGGGTCTTTTAACTCAAAGCAAGAATTTCTAGAAGAATATCCTTTTTATAATCCAGAAGTGCATCTTGGAGATTTAACAGATGAAGAATTGAGTTGGGAAAAATACAATTTCGATAAAATTTATAAAGTTACTTCGTATCAGAAAATCCTAAATAGATTAGGAAATTTTATAAAAGATTATGATAGGAAATTCAACGATAGGTTATACGAAGAATTGGAATATCTTGCAGAAGAGGAAAGAAAGAATTACAAGGAAGAACAAGATGAAGATAAAGAAAATGTTAATGTTTATGAAGGCCCTAGTGAGAGGTCTTCTTCTCAACCTGTAGGAGAAAATCCTCTTCCTGTAAGAGAAAGATCAAGCAGTGAACGAGCTAGAGAAGAAAAGTTTGATGTGGAACTTTTTAAAGAAAAAGGATTTAAAGGAATCGATGCATTGACTAGTGATGAGAAAAAAATAATTGTAGGATATGACGAGGAAAGAGAAACTTTTATTTATAGTACAGATGAAGATTTATTTGCATGTATAAATTCTAAAGATGAGAATGATCCATGTCCAATGATAACTCCTGAGAGTTTTTCAGTTTGCCCGAGGTGTGGGGCTAAATTTTAGATTAAAAAAAAGTTTTTTTAAATATTATTTGATTTAAAATGGTCGTCTACAGAATGATGAAAAAAAATTGTGGGCGATCATTTTTTTACTAAGTTTTTATGGATGTTAAAGAAAAAAATAAATATAGACAGAGCAGGCAATGGAAAGAATTTAGAAAAAGAATTTTAAAAGATAGAGATTATACCTGTGAAGTTTGCAAAATAAAAAAGAAAAAAGGACTGCATATTCATCACTTTGATGAATCTGCCTATGGAAGGGAAAAAGAATCAGATGTTGTTCTTCTCTGTTCTGTTTGTCACAGGCTTGTTGAGTGGATATTATCAAGAACTAAGAATAAAATAGATATAGATGATTTCTGCAACAATTTAAAGAGGGTATGCTATAGAGATTAAAAAAATTTTTCTACAGCTTTTGTATTACTAACATATTGTGATGAAACAAAAAGAATTATTGCCACATGAAAAGGCAATTATTAAAAGTAAAAGCAGGAGGAAGGACGGGAAAATATTATATAAGAATACGTGTGCCTATTGTGGTAACATTGTGGAATATTTCCACGGGGGGAGGCCTGAGATTTGTCCTGCATGTGGTGAAGATGATTATATAAAACCAGTTACGGAGACAAGGCTTTTTTTACTTCAGAGAGAATATTTTGATAGAAATAGAGACCCTGAAGTTTTAAGTAGCTTATATATTTTAATGGTGGAGTATGCCAAATCTCTTGTTAAGAAAACATTACCCAAAACATTCACTTATCATTTTGATAGAGTTGAAGAAAAGGCGGCGGATGCCGCCAGTCTTATAATAAGTCTTTATTTAGAAAAACCTGATTTCAAGATAGAAAAATCTTTTGCTGGATTCTTAAAGACTAAGATAAAACAGGTGCTCTGGAATAAAAAATTACAAAATGAAGAGGATCATGAATCTATTTACGATACTGTTAATGATGATATTGATAAAGAGATCTTACAACTTCCAAATGTATTAAAATTTGAGACAATTTTTCCTCATTATTCAGATTATAGACAAAGAGAGCATGAGAAGGAGGAGCTTTTAAAAGGGATTCGAAGTATAATTGAAAAAATATCGGAGACGGTAGAAAAAGAATATAATAAATATTATATGCTTCTTACACTTATAGGAATTTATCAATATATAATAAATCAGGGAAATATAGAAAAGTTTTATACATGCTTTGGCTCATTATATTCGAAAGAATTAATTGAAAAAAGTATGGCTATTATTTATGAATTTTTGAAGGATCATTAGAATTATGGATAATGTATATGCTAACACCTGGGAATATAAAATAAAGCGAGCTTTTAGAAAAAAAGAAAAATTTGATAAGATAGATATATTGTGGGAAATAGTTTCTTTAATTCTTTATCAAGAGTCTAACTCTACAATACTTATTGAAGTTTATAAGTTGTTTAAAGATAAGAAAGATGATTTTATCCGGCTTATATCTCTTTTAGACGGCAGGAAATTCGTTCCCCCTACCAAACGAGAGTTGGAAGAAGCTTTGTTATTAGCAGTGTTATATTATGAAAAGGAAATCGAAGGTAAAGATTGGACACAGATAAAAAATGAATTTGATTTTGATTTTTCAAGTGTAAAATATGGAATCCGAATTAAAAATCTCGATAATTGGATTAAGCAAAAAATACAGGAAATAATACGAAGGGAGGGCTTTTTATAATGGATGATAAAACTAAAAAAGAACTGGGAGAGCTATTTACTCATATAAATGATAAAGATATTGAGAGAGAAACTAATCTTATAAATATTGCTGAAAGCGATCCATTGTTTTCGTTAAAAAACGTTCTTTTCCGATTTTTTCAGAAGCGACTTGATGTTATACAAGAAGAAGAGAAGTTTAAATCAGAAATAAAAAATGCTATTAGAGAGAAAATAAATAACGACGAATTATCGTCAGCACAACTTATTAGTTTGTATCAAAAAGTTTGTGAACAGGGAGTTTATTCTACAAATGCTATACTTGATGTGTTTAAACCAAGTAAAGAGGGGGCAATTAGCCCTTTAGTGCAGCCCCATCCTAAGGAGGATATAAATTCTGCGGGAACAACAGAAGAGCTCCCCCCTGCACAAAGCGAAGCTCTTATAAAACTTGCCGAACTTGTAGAAAAGCTTAATAAAGAAAAAGAAAGTACAAAATAATTTAAAATTTTTTTGATTATATCGTATATTATAAATACATGATGTTATCATATAAAGAATTTGTTAATTATTATTATCGTAACGGGAAGTGTATAAATCAGCTTTTAAAGCCGAATCATCAGTTGAGCAATCAAGAATTGCAATCAAATTATAATAAATATGTTAGAAGAGAGCAAAAAATGAGAGAAAAAAGAAAGGAACAAATTGACAAATATTTAATAGAAAATGAGGAGAAAAACGAAGTTGTTGATTTAAAGCTGGAGGAAGTATATAATAAAGTCAATTTAAGAGATAAAGGGAAATGCCAACTTATGCAAAAATTATCACCTACCGATTATAATATGCTATGTAATATTGTATGGAAAGAGATGCTAAACATAATTGATCATGCTCATATTTTCGGTAAAGGTGCCTATCCAGAATTAAAGTACGATAAAGATAATATTGTATTACTTAATAGATACTCACATTCGATGCTTGATCGGTATAGGCATCCGATAACAGGGGAGCAAATAACTGACAGTGAAGTTAAACAGTGGTGGATATTTATTGTGGGTAAAGAAAGATATAATAGTTTAAAAAGCAAAATTACGGAAAGGATAAGATCATGAATGAGAAAGAAGCAAAAGAAAAACTCAACTCTTTTTTTAAGGATATGGAAAAAAGATATGGAAAAGGAACCGTATCGACCCCCGATACGATAGATAAGTTAAAAAGAACTGTTCCTCGTTGGCCAGTGACTTCACCTGTTATTTCTTATTCACTAGGTGGAGGAATCCCCAAAGGTAGAATTATTGAGTTGTATGGCGTAGAATCAGGCGGAAAAACATCTATTGCTTCATATTTAGGTGGATGTGTGCAACAAAATCTCGAACCAAACGAAAAAGTAATGGTTATTGACGTAGAGAACTCTTATGATCTGGATTATATGAAAACCATGGGACTTGATACAAATGATATTATCTTCTCTCAACCGTCTTCCGGTGAAGATGCCCTACAGATTGCTGAAGAGGCTATTGAAACAGGATTAGTTAAGTTTATTATAATCGATTCAGTAGCTGCGCTTACTCCAAAAGCCGAAATAGAGGGAGAAATGGGAGATCAGCAAATGGGATTACAAGCTCGTATGATGAGCAAAGCATGCCGGAAACTTTCAAGTATATTGAATCGATATCAAGCTACTGTTATCTTTATAAATCAAATTAGAGAGAAGATAGGAGTTTTTGGAGGTAATCCAGAAGTTACTCCCGGGGGGAGAGCTTTAAAATTTTTTACTTCAATTAGGATAGAAATACGTAAAGTTGATTTCTTGAAGAATGGTACACAAGATATTCCGTACGGATTAAAAACAAGAATTAAGGTTACCAAAAATAAGACGGCTCCTCCCTTCAGAAAAGGAGAAGTGGAAATTGTTTTTGGAAAAGGATTACAATTGGAGAAGGAATATGTAGTGTTTGCTATTGAATATGGAATTATAGAAAAAGCTGGTAGTTGGTTTTCTTATGGAAAAGAGTTTAGAGTACAGGGTATGGATAATGTGATAAATTATTTAAAAGACCATTCAGAGATATTTGAAGAAATAAAAGAAAAAGTAAATAAAATTTTAAATTAAAACATAAGGAGTAGAATAATGAAAAATTGTTTGTTGTACTTATTTTTATTAGTTTGGCCCATTGGTGTTGTACTAGGCATTATTTTTAGAAAGAGAATTGGGGAGCAACAGCAGAGAGAAAGAAGTTTAATTGGTATAGACTTCCACAATAGAGATGAAATTTTAAAAGAACAATTTTTAGCGGAAAGGAGAAGTTAAGAATGAAAAAAATAATATTGACTCTGGGTTTGTTTCTAATTGTTATGTTTAATCTATGGGCAGATGAGGTACCTCTTTTAAATGAGGAGCAGCAGGAAGAGGTGCGAAAAAGGATTGAGTCTTGGGATATAGATGTTCCAGAAGTTTTTTGGGATTCTGAGCTTAGAATAAAAGGCGGAACAAGTGAAACTTATAAAAAAAGGCCTTCTGTAAAAGATGTCTTTAGAGATGTTGTCTTTTTCAAGGAAGAAAATCTGGACGGCAGTATTACTTTCGCTACTATTGAGCCTATACAAGTAAAAGGAAACGAGGTAATATTATCATTTGAAATTTTTAGAGAATTTAATAATGGCAGAAAAATAGTTGATAATGCGATTTATTTTTATTTTCAATATTATAAAGATGAGAATTATAGCTATCTATATAAAATTTATTTGCCAAGCATCATGATGTCTAGTACTAACGGTTATGAAATTGTATTTGCTATTGTAGCGTATGCTTCTCATGTTAAAGCAATGGGCATTGAATAGTTAAAAAAGGAATATCAATGGGCGATTTTTTCAAACAAGATATATCAAAAAGAATTTTTGAGATGAAATATATGATACATGGAGAAAAAGATGAGGATCAGGTCTTTAAAGAAATAGCAGAAGAAATTGGAAATAATGAAGAAGAAATAAATATCTTTTATAGTGAAATAAAACAGGGGAGATTGATTCCAGGCGGAAGAATACTTGCTAATGCTCGCCCTTATTCAAAATTGAAAAATTATATTAACTGTTTTGTAATTGATATTGAAGATTCGATGGAGTCTATTACAAATGCTCTTTCTGAATATATGAAAATTTTAAAACAAGGAGGGGGTGTTGGCTTTAATATTTCTAAGTTAAGACCAAAAGGAGCAGAGCTATCTGTAGGTGGAAAAAGCAGCGGACCTTTATCTTTTTTAGAAGTATTCGATCAAGCGAGTAAAACAATTGAGGTGGGAGGGGCCCGCCGAGGTGCAAGTATTTGTATTTTAGATGTTTCGCATCCTGATATTGAGGAATTTATTGAATTTAAACAAGGCGATGATAATAAAAAACTTACGCAATTCAACATTAGTGTGGGAGTTACTGACGAGTTTATGAACGCTGTTTCCAGTAATATGGATTGGGATTTAAGATGGAACGGTAGAGTGTTTAAGACAGTTAAAGCAAAAATACTATATGATAAAATAATGAGAAATGCTTATTTGTATAATGAGCCTGGTATATTTAATTTTTCTATCGTAAATAAGTATAATAACGGGTATTATTTGTATGAGATAAAATCTCCAAATCCATGCGGCGAGATCCCTTTATCCCCTTATGGAGTCTGTTGCCTCTCATCTATTAATCTTACACAATTTGTGGTAAAATCTTTTGAAAGCGATGCGAGTATTGATTGGTCGTTATTAAAAAAATCTATAATGACTGGGATACGATTTTTAGATAATGTGGTTGATAAAAGTGAATACCCTTTTAAAAAAATTGAAAATCGTGCTAAAGGAGATAGAAGAATAGGTTTAGGGGTTACTGGATTGGGAGACGCACTTGCAATGCTTAGATTATCTTATGATAGTAAAGATGCCGAAAAATTTATTGCAAGATTATTTCAATTTTTCAGAGATGTATCTTATAAAGCTTCGATTGAATTAGCTAAAGAAAGAGGTACTTTTCCGAATTATGATAAAAAATTTTTAGAATCAGAATTTATTAAAAATCTTCCAGTTGATGTTAGGGCAGATATTAGGAAATATGGAATTCGAAATATTTGTCTAAATTCAAATGCTCCAACAGGAACAATTTCTCTTACGGTAGGTCAAAATTGTAGTAGTGGTATAGAGCCTATTTTTTCACTTGAATATGATAGAATTGTACAAGTAGATAATGAAGATAAAATTGAAAGAATTTATGATTACGCTTGGCTCCTCTATAGGGAGAAGTTTGGGGGGGAGGAAATTCCTGATTTTTTTAAAACAGCTCTTCAGATAGATCCTTATAGACATGTTGATATTCAAGCTGTAATTCAAAAATATGTTGATAATAGTATTTCAAAGACAATAAATATTCCTGAGAACTATTCTAGGAAAGACTACTCCAATTTATTTTATTATGCTTATAAAAAAGAAGTTAAGGGGGTAACTAGTTTTCGTGTGGGCTCAATGAAAGGAGTGCTCAATGTAATAAATGGAAAGGATGGTAATAGGCCTTTATATATATGTAGAACTTATGCTCCAAAGAGACCTCCAGAACTTCCGTGCGATATATATGAAATAAGTGTAGATAAAATAAGGCATATTGTATTAGTGGGGAAGCTTCATGGTACGCTTTATGAAATTTTTGTCACAAATGATCCAGAAAATAAAATAGAAAAAATTGGAAAGAAGACAGGTATAATAAGAAAAGTAAAAAAAAATCACTATCAACTTTCAATCGATAACGGAAATGAAAAAATTTGTATTGATAATATAGGAAAGGAGTTTGATGAAGAATATTCATCACTTAGTAGATTTATTTCAATGTCATTACGACATGGAGTACCTCTACAATTTATTGTTGATCAACTTCAAAAAGATAAGAATTTTGTAGGTTTTGAAAGGTCTGTAGCTCGGATTCTTAAAAAATATATTAAAGAGGGGGAAAAGGTTTTGACTGATAAATGTAGGGAATGTGGAAAAGACCTTGTGTATAAAGAGGGATGCGTACAATGTGTATCCTGTGGATGGAGTAAATGTAGTTAAATTTTTAAACAAAAAAATATATATTAAAAAATGAAACAATTGAGAAGGAGGATAGTTTATGTATTTAAGAAAAATTTCAAAGGAAATAGAAAATGTGGATGAAAGACAAATTGATATACGGGGTAAATGTGATCAGAAATTAGAAGAATGGGTATCCATGTTTAAGGGGTATGGTAAAACTTGTAAATTACTCTTTAATAATATAATTGTAAAAAGTATGAAAGGGGAATAGTTAATGAACCGTTTTGTTAGAAAAATAGAGGGGGGTTGAGAATTATTTTGTTAAAACACCCATTTGAAATGTCGAAATAAAACAATTGGAAAGGAGAATAATTTATGAGTATAAGAGAAATTTTAAAAAAAGTAAAAAATGAGAGAAAAAAACAAATTGGTATGCTGGGTAATCGTAGGCGGACACTAATAAAGTGGGTGTCCATATTAGGTAAAGAGTATGGTAATGCTTGTGAGTTCGCTCTTGAATATAATTGTGAAAAATATGAAAAGGCACTTATTAAAGTAATGGCAATAGCATTGATGTCTTTAAAAGATTTAACTTCATATTAATTAAAAAAAATAGGGGCCGATGTATGAGGGGCATCCTGTTAAGATATTCCCCTCTTATACAAACTTTGCCTCTTTATTTAATAAATTCAAAAAAAAAATATTAACAAAAATGCTTGAGAGTAAGGAGTAAATAGATGAAAGACAAAATTATTAAAAGAATTATCAGGAAAAAGATAATAGATTGGGTAAAAAGTATAGAGGATGAAAAGTTAAGAGAAGATATATACCAGGATTGCATTGTTACTGGAGGGGCTATAGTCTCTTTGATGTTGAATGAAAAACCGAAAGATTATGATGTTTATTTTAAAACTAGAGAAACAGTTAAAAAAGTAGCGAAGTATTATATAAAGAAATTCAATGAAAAAAAGAAGGGTAGTTTAGCGTTTCTCGAAGAAAGAGGGGATGATAAGAGATTATCTATACTAGTAGAGGATGAAGTCGTAGAAAATATTGTAGAAAGATCTGATGACATTCCCGAGGAAATTGTAGAAGATATTGTAGAGAGAGCTGATGACATTCCAGAAGAAGAGCTAGAGGGGGATGTAAAAGAAGAAAATGAAAAATATGTGCCTGTTTTTCTTTCGCCCAATGCTATTACATTATCTAATGGAATACAAGTAGTGATACGTTTTTATGGTACTCCGAGAGAAATACATAAAACTTTCGATTTCGTACACTGTACAGCTTGGTATCGTTATAGAGATAATAAACTCGATTACACTAAGAAATGTATTCGTTCTATTTTAAACAAGGAACTTATTTATATAGGAAGTCAATATCCTATTTGTTCTGTTATGAGAACGAGAAAATTTATAAAAAGAGGGTGGAAAATTAATGCCGGGCAGTATTTGAAGATGTTATTCCAAGTAAGTGAACTAAATCTTAAAGATATAAATGTTCTTAAAGAACAGCTAATTGGTGTAGATACTACTTATTTCATGATGCTAATAAATGCATTAGAAAAGAAGATAGAAGATGATAATGCTTTTGAAGTTGACACTGAGTATATTTGTAGTATTATAGACAAGATTTTTTAGGTTGATTTCGGGCCGTGATTGTAGGGTTATCTTGTTGCGGAGATTCCCCCTACAATATTTATTTGCCCTATTATTTTGGGAAATTGAGTGGGTTAGAGCTCGAGGTTTGTCATAAGTTAACAATTATTGACTTAGCTACCTCGGGCAGAACCTAATCCGTTATAAATTTACAGAGGGATGCTTGATGTAGTGGGGTTTGATATAGTAACCCCGCAAATAATGCATGATTTTATTCTACAATAAGATTGGAGGGCAGAATATGGAAATACGTTGTTATAAGTGTGAGAGTTGCGGTAAAGTAGTATATGATCTCTATGAAGAAGGGGGATGGATTTTTTGGGATGATAATGGATTTCGTATTACTTTTGGTCGACAAGACGATGGTATTGCTAGATTGTTTAGATATATAAGTGATATAAAATTACAGAATAACCGTATTGACTTTTGTAGTATAAGCTGTATGTTGAAATTCTTATTTATACAAGGGTCTCATTATAATCGTCCAGAAAGTATATCATTGACCTTTGAGGAGCAAAAATATAAAGAATTACTTGAGGATCTGATAGCATTTAGTAGTGAGCTTTTTAGCGATGGTATAGTAAAGAAAAAATGCTCAAGGAAAGAATAAAACTTTAAGTCTAAGAGATTTATGTTTTGTATCAAAATATTAGAAGAAATTTCAGATGATGTGAAAGAGACTTGTAATGATAATAAACAAAATTAATTATAGTATAATAACGGCAAAGGATTTATAATATTAGATGATAAGAGATGACATAATGAGTAATAATAGCCAATCCACATTGACTTTATTTCCTGAATTAGATGTGCCATGTAGTAAAAAGAAACACGATACCACAGAAAAACTTACACGATTGGATTTAGATGGTACTTTAAAAGAAAAAGTACAGCCTTTTTGCCGACTTAAGTATAGTGAAATTTGGGAAGATCCGATAAAAGGGCATAGGGTGGGTGTATTAGACGCAACAAATTATGAAGATGTAAAAAAAATAATGGGAGGCGAAAAGGCAGAGCTAATCGTCAATGATCCGCCATACAATGTCGTAGTTGGTAATAATAATACCAAAAATCTTTTTAAGAAAACTTTAGCTGACTATATGATTTTTTCTCAAAAATGGACAAAGAATGCCACCGCTATTATGGCAGGAGACGCACATTTGTATATATGGCTTGGCGCCGACCAAAAAGATGGTTTTCAACCGCTACCAGATTTTATGATTATGATGAGAGAACTCAAAGAGCTAAAAGCTAGAAATTTTATCACCTTGAGAAACCAAAGGGGATATGGAACGCAAAAAAATTGGATGTGGATAAGGCAAGAGTTGTTACATTATGTAAAAGGAAATCCTGAATTTAAAGTGGTGTATACTGATATACCGAAAGTATTAAAAGGATATTACAAAGTAATAAATGGTAAAAGAACTGAGAATATGGAGAGAAGTAAATCAGACACAATCAGGCCAGGAAATGTCTGGATAGATATTCAACAAGTATTTTACAGACTGGAAGAAAATGTCCCTGGTTGTTATGCTCAAAAACCTTTAAAAGCAATTGAAAGGATTCTTTCAACAAGCTCAACTGAAAAAGGTATTGTGGTTGATTTCTTTGCTCATTCTGGGACTACTTTATTGGCAGGTGAAAGGCTAAATCGTAAGGTTTGTACTTTTGACAATGACCCAATTTTTGCAGAGCTTACTATTAGGAGATTAGAGCGGTACAGGAAAACAGGAAAGACAGGATGGCAATGGAATAATCCCTTTCCCGAGGTTGATGGAGAACAGCAGAGATGGATTTAGGACAGTTAAAAGAATATGCAGTCAATTACAGTACAATACCAGAATACATGCAACTTAGTCTTAAGCGTTATATTGAAAATGGAATAAGACCTAGTGATTTTCTTTATGCCGTATTATGTAATGATCTCGTTGCAGCATATTTAAATGCTGACGATACAAATAGAAAGTATTTAGGCAATTATGCATGGTGGCTTATACAAAAATGCCCTATCGGTGCATGGGGGGACAAGAATACTGTTGAGAAGTGGATGGCTAATGGCGGTTTAGAAGGAATTGAAAAGGAAATTAAAAGTAATTTTTAATATATTGATAGAAGTAATTGAGTATTAACTTCATTGGAGAAAAGGTTCAAACGTCTGTAGAAGGAGAAAAAAATGGATAAGTATAATATTGATTATAGCTTAATACCGGAACACATGAGATCTAGCCTTCGGCACTATGTTGAAAATGGAACAAATCCAGGCGATTTTCTTTTCGCTGTGTTATGCAACGATCTTATTGCTGCATGTTTAAATGCTGACTACATAAGCAGGGAGAAATTAGTTAATTTTGCACGCTGGCTTATACGGGAATGTCCTATTGGAGCATGGGGAAATAGAGATATAGTCAAACTCTGGGAAATTAATGGGGGGCTAGAGGGGATAAGGACGCAGTCAGGTTGTATGAAATTAACGCAAAATTGGAAGGAAGTGAAAAAGAGTTGAAAACAAATTTCAGCTCGGTTGTTACAAAAGTATACAGAGAAAAATTATGAAGAATTCTGAAACGAAAAAGAAGTTATTGTTTTCAGTTACTAAAAAGGATTTAGTCATTACGTGGTTTTCTGGGAAAGGGCCCGGAGGACAACATAGGAATAAACACCAAAATTGTTGTAGAATTAAACATCCGGACAGCGGAGCTCTTGTTGTTTGTCAAGAAGAGAGAAGCAGAAAGGCTAACTTACGAAAAGCTTTTATTAGGCTTGTAAACAATAAGAAATTTAGAAACTGGATAAGGATTCAAGCTTCAAGAGAATATTTAAAAGATATTGAGTTAGAAAAGGAAATTTGGAATAAGGTTGAAGAATCTATGAAAGAAGAAAATTTAAAAATAGAGTATTTGTAAAATTTAAGTAGAAGAGAATGAATGCCTTGGCTCCGTTGGAGAAGGGGCATAAATAGATAAATAAAGTTGAGGGTATGGATGAGCAGCCGGTCGCTCTTGTGGCCGGCAATATTTTAATATAATATTTACTGAGGTTTGTAATGATAATTAATGTCGAAGTAATAACTATGCAGTTTCAACTGATAAAAGAAATAATTCGTTATGAAGATACTCTAGAAGAAACAAATACTCGAATATATGTTATTCACTATGTAGAGCAACCTGCTGCACCATATACTGTGCCTAAAACGACAGGATAACATGCGGAGGTGCTGTTATTTATTGAATTTCTTTTTTGATTGGTTTAGTATTAATAATCAATGTGATAAGATATCCCGGTTTTATTGGAGAAGGGGGATATTAACAGAAGTAAAGTTGAGAGTATGGATGAGCAACCAGTCATTTTCATAATTAGTAACATTTTAAAAACTATGATAAAGGGGTGAATAATGAATAATAAAATACCTTTGAGTTATTATGGTGGGAAGTATAGAATATCTGAGAATCTAATTAAATTATTTCCCCCTCACACAGCTTATTGTGAGCCTTTTTGTGGGGGAGCTTCTGTTTTCTGGTGTAAACCAAAAAGTAAAGTTGAAATATTAAACGATCATGATGAACGTCTGATAGCACTTTACAGATGTATGCAAGAAAAATCTGAAGAATTTTTAAGAAGAATTGAATACACTCCTTATAGTGAATCTGAACATAAAAAAGCGAATCAAATTTTAAAGAATCATAAACAATATACGCAAGTAGATGTTGCTTGGGCTGTTTTTGTAGGTATGAATCAAAGTTTTTCAGGTGTGGCAGGAGGGGGATGGGGGAGAGATAAATGGACAACTACATCACCAGTAAGGTATTTAAATAAAAAAAAGGTATTACAGCAGTTTTTTAAAAGATTAGAAAAAGTTTATATTAGTTGTTGTGATGCTATCAAATGCTTGGATTATTGGGACTCTGAGGATACACTTTTTTATCTAGATCCGCCCTATCCAGGATCAGATCAAGGTCATTATTCTGGATATACTGTAGAAGATTTTAATAGACTGTGTGAAAGGCTGGATACAATTGAGGGATCGTTTTTATTATCCTGTTATGAAAGAAGTGCATTTAAATAGAAAAGTAAGTAAGAAGGTGATGGAGCAGGGGTTATTGTTTACATAAATTAATAGAGAGAAGGCGGTAGATGAATAATAAAATACCTTTGAGTTATTATGGTGGGAAGTATAAAATATCTAAGAAACTAATTAAATTATTTCCTCCTCATATAACTTATTGTGAGCCTTTTTGTGGCGGCGCTTCTGTTTTCTGGAATAAATCAAAAAGTAAAATTGAGGTGCTTAACGATCATGATGAACGTCTGATAATTTTTTATAGATGTCTACAAGAAGGTTCTGAGGAGTTTTTAAGAAAAATTGAATATACTCCTTATAGTGAATCTGAACATAAAAAAGCGAATCAAATTTTAAAGAATCATAAACAATATACGCAAGTAGATGTGGCTTGGGCTGTTTTTGTAGGTATAAATCAAAGTTTCTCAGGTTTAGCAGGAGGGACATGGGGGAGAAGGATGAAAAGTGAATGTGGTACGTTAAATTTCTTAAATAAAAAAAAGGTATTACAACAGTTTTTTAAAAGATTAGAAAAAGTTTATATTAGTTGTTGTGATGCTATCAAATGCTTGGATTATTGGGACTCTGAGGATACACTTTTTTATCTAGACCCGCCTTATCCGGAAGCGGATCAAGGTCATTATTCTGGATATACTGTAGAAGATTTTAATAGACTGTGTGAAAGGCTGGATACAATTGAGGGATCGTTTTTATTATCCTGTTATGAAAGAAGTGCATTTAAA